CGTATGCACCGCCTTCCTCGCGATTTACTACTTTAAGAATAGCGTTTTTTTGCCCCGATGTCAAGGATTTTTAAACTATTTATCCAAAAATGTATGGCGCTGTTGAAAACATTTTATATAAGTCGTTATATCTTTATATATCTCGATGTTACGTCATGTTTTATCTTGCTGTCAAAGTACCGTTTTCACGTTCGCCTACGTATATTCACGTATTTCAATCAAAAATGGTGTAAGTTGTGGTGTAAGCAAAATACCTATTGCCATGCAAAAGTTCTTTTTTACGTATGATATTGTGTGCTCAGACTATACCGCATGGCTTAAATATACACAATTATTCGTTGCAGGCTTTCCGCTAATTTTTGCGAACTCCTCAAAAACATCCATCTTATTGACATGGGTGTAGATGTTAAGCGTCGTTTCTATTGATGCGTGTCCCATTACATATTGCACGCTTTTTAAGTTCATTCCTTTATTTATCAGCTCAGTACAAAAGGTGTGCCTAAAAATATGCGGGGTCAAATTAGGAAGCGGTTCTTTATCTTGGAACTTCTCATTGTAAGTTTTCATAATACGTGTGAGCGCAGGTCCAAGATTATATTTGCTTTTTACGCCATTTTTTGTTATAAAAATAAAATTTGTATAGCCATCGATTACAGGTTCTTTGTCCAGGTGTACTCGCGCCGCGATGACATTTTTAAAACACTGCACAACCTCGTCCGACATTGGAACATATCGTACACCGGATTCCGTTTTAGGTTTGTGGACTTCCTGAATAAAGCCGCCGTCGTATTTTCGATAAAAGACCAGCTGATGATTTACACTTATCCATTTATGCTCAAAGTCTACATCATCAAAAGTTAAACCGTATAGCTCTCCGATTCTAAGCCCGGTATAAAGAAGAATCTTAATTTCGTCCTCATGCTTTTTATAGCACGTGTTGCTATGGACATAGTCAAGCAATGCGGCAATTTGTGTACTTGTCAGCGCTTCTTTTTTGTGCTTTTCATATGGAATCACCTTTGACAGTGTAAAGGTAAACGGGTTTTTGTAAATTATATCTTCCTCGCAGGCAAGATCAAAAAGGCTTTTCATGTGGCCTTTTACATTTTGCACCGTGGAAAAACCAGCTCCATTTTTGAAAATATCGATTACAAAATTCTTGGCGTTTGTTATTTTGACGTTCTTTATTGGCATTTCACCAAGACCGTATTTTTTTAAATAGAGAAATATGACTTCATAATTTGACCTTGTTGTTGATTTAATGTTCTTCTTTTGGTCTAAATATGATTTGAAATAGGCACTAACTGTAATTTTGTCTTTACTGAGGTCTATATTGTTGATAATATCTTTTTGGATTTTCTCCTCCTTTTCGCGCAATGTTTTCAAATCAGGCGCATAGACGGTGTGACGTATACCTTTGGCGTCACTATACCGATACATATAGCTGCCGTTCTTGCGTTGGCTTTCGCCGTTCTTTAAAACTCTGCCTTTGTTGTCTTTTCTACGTTGTACGGACATTGTGTGCCCTCCTTTAAAAGCTAAAAGAGAGCCTTAGTATGACACCCTTATTATATCACACCAAGGCTCTCTTTGTCTTATGATTTTGTGAAAGTCGATTTATCAGATACTGAAACTTTGTTCAATATATTGGTCAAAACGCTTACGCTTGATAAGACGTTTACTGCCAACCCAAAGAACGAAGGGGCAACTGCCGTCTTTTGTCATTTCGTAGAGTCTGTTGACGCCAATGCCAGAGTAGGCAGCTGCCTCTTCAAGTGTCAGGTTTTGCTTTTCCCAAATGGGGACTTCCTTCATAGGCGGTCACTCCTTAAAAGCATATCCCAGCTCGTAGTAGTTGCGGCATACATCGATCCGCTTACTATCATGGTAGTGATAGCCGATAACCAACGTGTCGCCGGTTGAAACAAATACCGGGCTGAAATCTTTTGGATCATCGTGTTCCTGCTTCTTCAGCATCTTTTTGACAGCCTGGACATGCTGGTCGATTTCTTTATCGGTCAGGTGTGTACCATGGCCAAAGTAGTAAAAGTCATTCGGAAATTTCTTCATCATCTACCACCATATACTTTTTGAAGAATTCGGCCAGCGTCATGCCGTTGAGCTTGGCAAGGCCGGTACAGACAGCATCGACATTTTTAGGGGTGGAGGCACCGATTTCCATGGTGCAGTATTCCAGCGGGTTCAGGTATTCATAGCCCCAATCTGTGAATATCCACTGGCCGTTATCGTACACGACCGCAATGACATGATCGGCATTTGTATCAGCCCATGCCTTGACAGGTTTGCCGTGGAAAGTAAAATCATGTACCTCATAGTCGGGGTTATCCGCGATATTCGTGCCCTCAGCATAGCGCCACCAGAGGCCGAAGAATTTGTCGTCCCATGCTTCGTCCACGATGTCATCGTTGAGGATGTTGAATTCCCATTCAGTGAATTCCCATACAGCAAAACTGTCGGCCCAAGGAGAATCCTCAGTAGGAGTGTACAAGTAGGTGCGTTTGGCGTTTTTCAGGCCAAGTGCTTCGACGACTTTCTCAAAATCACCGCTTGTCATAATTTCAATCATTTGTGTTTTGTCTCCTTATTCATAAGGTTGATCACATTCTGGTTATCGTCCATGTTCATGGTGGCAGCAGTAACAGCAGAACCAAAATAGTCACTTACAATACCAGAAAGCCATCCATCAAGATCATCAATGAAGACTTTATCTGTCGGGAGGAGCTTACCCCTTGTATCCTGTTTACTGCGGAAAACGATGGGTTCCGGGATTGTAAGGCCAAGCTGGTCAGCCATCGTCTGGATATATTTTTTACTGCATCTGCTTCTGGTCATGATTGGATAGCCGCTCAGATGGCTAAGTTGGACCAATGTATATGTTTTGCCGGACCCCCTACCACCTTGGATAATTTTCATGTTGCGCTGACCCTCCAGACCTCGCTTTTATCCCACTCGATCAGCTGGTCGATGGTCTTGGGGGTATAATCGTGCAGCATGCAGCCTACATTGATGATATTGCCGCGATTATTGGCAATGCTGTAGATATTGTCGCGGAGTTCGCCTTTCCACTCATTGAGCCAGGCATTTTCGCGGGTGTTATGTACGTGGCCGCAGAGCATCCAGCAATGCGGGGAGTAGCTATGGTTGTAAAACATAATGGGGTAGTGGCACAGAATGAGATTATTTCCATTGTCATTGATTTCAGCATAACCGCTGATGCTCGAAAAGTAGTGCATCATATCTGACGTGATCTTATCGTGGTTGCCCTTAATAAGGTGGATGCGGCCTTTAAGCATTTGGAGGATCATGGGAGCGTCGTCCGTATTCCAGAACATATCGCCCAGTACATAGACATCATCGCGTTCAGTTATAACGTCGTTCCAGCGATTGACCAGATCATTGTTCATCTGCTCGATGGTCTGATAGGGACGCTTATCAAACTGGATAATGTTCTGATGGGAAAAGTGCAGGTCTGCGATATAATAATTCACTTGGATTCCTCCTTTTTGTCGGCGTAAAAACTCTGATAATCAAACCAACGGTCTTTAATGATGTTTCCGATGATTTTGACGGTATCGCCCCATTTTTTAGTAGCAACGCGGACGTACTTACCCTTCATGTCCTCCAGACGTGACACACCTACGATATCCATGATACGCATAATGACTTCCATGCCAGCCGCAGATCCTTCATAAGAGTCATTGTCGTAACTGTCAGGGTAGATATTGCCAAGACAATAACCGCCGTACACACAGCCCCATCCATCACCCTTCAGCGTAATATCAAGCGTCAGGCAGCAGTAGTCACCGGACGACAGCGAAACATTTGTGATAAGAGCGTTGTCGAGTTTATAACCTTCTGCGATAAGTTCTTTTGCCGTATATTTTTTCATAAATACCTCCTTAATCATCCAGCAGAGCTGCAAATTTATCCAGCTCCAGTTCAGTCTTTTTGTCAGCAGAAAGCAGACTATTGAGACGTGTTTCGGCAGCTTTAAGTTCTGCAGCCTGCTTGCGGGTCTGCTCGACTGCACGCAGTTCTTTAATGTCATGCATCCAATCGGCGAGATAAAAGCCGTCCAGCATAATTGTAGATGGGTCAATCTGTAGGTCATAAGCCGACATGCGCAAAGCGTTAAGCTTGAGATACAAAAGTGTAAGCGTATCACCGCCTGTGTGCAGATTGTATTTGATACCGTCCATGGTCAGCTGGCAGTTTGTGATAAGACGGGGCCGGGTGTTCGCGCCTTTTAAGGCAGTACGTTTATCTTCAATCTTCTGTTTAAGAAGAATAATACGATCATCATTCGTCAAAGTCGTAGTTGTCATTGAAAAACTCCTTTTTATAAAACTCCCCGTTAGTAAGATAGGTATAGTGCCACACCGGAGTAAAATGGTTAAGTAATTCTGTCAAAGTTACAGGTCGTTCTTTATAGCCCCAAACTTTCTTGGTTTGCCAGCTATAAACTGGATTGGTGTAAAGTGTCTCGAAAGTGTCCGCAACAAAATCATCAATATTTAGAGCCGGAGTATAGTCATAGTCTCCGTTCGTCACATAATAAATAGGAGCATCTGGGTTTTTCCACTCTGGAAATTGGGTAGATGTATCAGCCTTAGTGATATATCGTAAACAGACATGGGTAATTGTGCCATCGTTGCGTCTTACAAACATCCTTAGGAGATTATGCAAAGGGTAGCGATAAGAAGGATTCCAAGGGCATTCTTTAAACAACAGACCCATGATTTCATTAACTGCGAAAGGCACAAATTTGTCCTTTGATATATCTTCCGGTGAAAAGTGCGGATTTTTCTTCATAAGAGAAACATAGTCCGCATATTGGTCAGACATTATATCGCTCGTTTCTTCAGTTACCAGACGAGTCACGGACTTTGGAATAGAAATTTGTGGAACAACTGTATTATGCGGACCAGAACCTTCATATCCAAAGAAAAAACGCTTTCCGATTTTTGCGTTGATTCTACCAAATCGTCCACTGTCAGGGTCCCGAACACTGTCGTAAAAATCATATTTACCTAGGTAGACATATTGTTCGCTGTTGGTGAATTTATAGGTGTGACCGACAATAAGGTCTTTGCCCTTAATGAAGGTTTTGGAAAATTTTGCGATGCTGATCTTTTGACTTTCTTTATATTCAGGAGAGTCCACAGGGACAAGCAGAAGTTCTGCACCGTCCCAACCATAAACAAACTCACCAGCCAAACCCTTGCCCTTGATACAATCGCTGTTTTCAAGGATCCAGAGAAGATTGGGAACAGTGATTTCAAACTCAAAGCCACGTGGGTCATAGACGCGAACATAGGTCTGGCGTGGGTCATAATGATAGCAATAACCGCCAACCTTTTTATTCAGGACAAAACCTGTTGTTGGTTCATTAACAAGTTCTTGTGGATCAATATTTCTGTCACGCCAGTTTTGCCAGCTGTGTTCTTTGCGAAGCTTACCTTTTTCATCATAATAGATTACATAGGCAAGTTTACCGGTGAAGGTATCTTTGCGGTTCTGAAATCCAACCATGAGTTGTTCTGGAATAAAAATTATAGAATTCATGATTACATCTCCTGTGCGAGAGCAGCGATACGGGAACGGTAGATGTTTTGCAGCTTGACCTCGCCGTAGAAATCGCTGCCGCGGAATACCTCACTGAGGCGGCGCATACCATTGTTGGAGCCGGAGTAAGCGGCCATATCGACCTGTGCCTCATAGTCACCGTCAATGATGGCGATACAGTCCTCGCCGATACGCTGGAGGGCCAGACGCATCATCTCGATGTCGAGGTTCTGAGCCTCTGTGATATAAACGGCGCAGTTCATGCCGGTGGTATCAAAGCCACGGATATCGGAGAAGGGGAGAAGCTGGATCTTATTTTCATTGAGCATACGTTCCAGCATCATCTTGTCACCGAGCTTTGCGCCGAGCATATTGCCGATCTGGCTGTCGAGCAGTTTTTCATCGCGGGTGCCGGGGTAGAAACCGAGCTTGGCTGCGCCGGTGGTAGCGCATGGGTTAGTGAACACGATGATCTTATCGATCTTATGGGATTCCAACAGCTTGAACATGTAGGCCATGGCGATATAGCTCTTGCCTGTCCCGGCGGGGCCGTGGAGCATCGTGATCTTATTATTGGCGAGACTGTCGAAGGCAAGCTTCTGGTAGACATCACCGTTTTTGGCCTTGACGGTATCAAACATCATGCTCTTGAAGCTCTTGTAATCGACCTTGACATGGGTTTCTCCCGTCCAGCGGAACATATCGGTGACATTGCTGTCCTTGTCATAGAGGATGATGTACTGGTTTGGGAGCAGATCATAGATATTGGCTGTTGGATTCTCATACAGGGCGGCATGCTCTGCATCGTCGAGAACTGTAACCTCCTTATAACCGGTGTAGTCATCGTTGCGGAGGATGTCTGATGTGGAGCAGACGGGGAGGTTGAAATAGCCGGATGCGATGAGTTTACAGCAGATATCATCGGTGCAGAATGTAAAGTCGTCCTTATATCTGTCATAGACTTGCTTTGCGATTGCGCAGATTTCAGAATCCACAGTGTCCGGGACAGCGGGCGTGGAGACAGTGACGGAGTTTGTGTCAATCTTGATCTGCGGGGTGGCATCGAAACATTTCCATTCAAGTGTATAGCTGCCGTCTGTGCGGTGCTGGTCCAGCAACTTTGCCATCTGACGAGCTTTGTAGCGGACAGAGTCGTCCTTATTGTGATTGGTCTTGATGTTCTCAAGCTCATTCAGCGTACAAACGGAGATGTAAAACGGTTCATCGAAAGCAGCCTCGCCCATATTAAGCAAGGCGCAGGTATCATAGAAGTACAGAATAGATCACCTCATTTGAATTTCATATTGCAGTTTATTTAACGGTGTGATATAGTTAAATCAAAATTATTGAAGGAGGAACACACCATGCCGAGAACCAAGGGAAGCAAGAACAAATCTAAAACCGTTGCTGTTGATTATGCAGCACAAATTGCCGAAGAACAGGCTGCTAAGGACGCGGCGATTGCTGAATTGGCCAATGCCGAAACTGCTGTAGATGATCTGATGGCACAGTTGGCTGATTTGAAAGAGGCAGTAAAGGCAAAAAAGGCAAATATCAAAATCATTGATAAGGCTATTGCAAAGCTGGAGGCCAAGAAAGCTAAAGCAGATGCAGCTGCCGAGGCCGAAGCTAAGAAAGCCGAAGCCCAGGAAATGGTGGGCAAGCTTCTGGCTGAGGGCATGAGCGTTGACGAGATCCTTGAAAAATTGAAGTAACTTATTGGCCGTGCAGGGTGACTTGCGCGGCTTTTTTATTCGTCGATGCAAAGGTAAATGGTGTTGTCGCCGACATATTGAGAATCCACTGCGGCAATGTTGTAGTCGCCGTTGGCGGTCTCGATAACGACACGAGTGTCAAGTTCGCCATTGTCGAGAAGCTCGTGAATAAGTTCGCGTACTGTCATGGTTTCGTTGTTCTCCTTTTGACTTTTCCGTCTGCGATGGACCGCAGCGAATAATCACCGGCGTCAAGCAGGCAGCCAAAGCTGTCCGATGACAGGATGAGGCCAATGTCAGGTTTGTTACTGTCACATACTGTTACATGACGGCCATCCATATCGAAATCAAGATTTACATAGTCAAATCCTTCGTTCAGCTTATACTTGGCAAAGCGGCGTTCCATATCAGACGGGGCCTCTGCCTCCAAGTGCCAGCTGCTGGGGATGTTATCACTTATAAGACATCCACCGTCAATCATAGAAAAGCAGCAGGAGCTGCACCCTGATTTCAGATTGCAATATTCCTTTAGTTTTATGGCCGCTTCTCTGGCCTCTCGTGTTAGCCTTGCGTTGCGGACTTCTTTGTTTGAAATCATATAAATAAATACCCCATACCCACCCGCGCTGATGCGCTGCCATTATGTAGTTATTCTGCGAGATCAGACTCTTGCTTTGGCTCTGTGGGCGTCAGGATAAAAATGCTGTTCAGCGTTGTGATGCAAAGCTCTGTATCGCAGTTGTTGGATTCTTCTGTGATCTCTACACCCTGCACCATACTGGTCTGCAGGTAGCCGTTTTTGCGGTCACCCTTATTGTCATACAGGTAAAACAGAGCAGCGCTTTTGCCGATACCGGGCACGATGACCTGCCAGAAGGTTGAGCCGATGCGCTTGGGATAACGGCCATCCGTGCGCTGCTTATTGGTGTTTACATCCAGGACATCCTTGAGATACCAGCACCGGCTGATGTTCTGGATAGCGGTCGTGAAATCGTTGTTCATATTATTGCTCCATTGCGGTGTTAAAAAGTATGGTTTTATAGTATGTGCCGTATCGTTCCTGCAGGAAGGTCATGAAATCATCCATGGACAGGTTCTTTTTAAAGAAGTCGAAGCTGTTATCTTTTGTAGAACACTCTTTGTAGGTGGTCTGAATAAGGACTGGGGCTTTGAAGTTCTTCTCTGTGATGTTGTAGTCAAAACGGACACCATGGATTGTCACGAATGGCTTGCCGAATAGCGATGTACCGTAGGTGTAGTTGCTGTTTGGAAAAGCACATGCCAATGGATACTTATGTGATGAAACAGCGTCGAAGAAATCTTGGAACGTGTTGAAAGTGTCAACTTGTGTAGACGGTTCTTCTTCTGTGAATATACTTCCGTCAGCGAATATATCTGGGGTGATGTCACTGCTGATGATGGTGTAAGTTACGTCATACAGTTTGTGCATTATTTACCCTCTTTCATGATTACCCACATATCTTTCCAAGGTGGGTTTCCGCCGGAGACTATGGCGTATTGTGGCGTTACTGTGTACCTTGGGCGAAAATCTAAAGACATACGAGATAAGCTATTTTTGTAGGAATCGTTGGCGTGTTGGCACATGGTATGATATGCCTTTTCGTAGCTATCCTCGAAGTATTCACAGGTGACAATGGGCTTGTCTCCGTAACCGCTGCTTTGCAGTTCTACAACCTTATAGGGCCATAATTCATCGTTTTTACTTTTTGCCGGAGGAACCAAAGCCGCCAACGCCGCGATCAGTTTCATCAAGTTCTTCCACCTCCACAGGCGTACACAGAGAAATGGGCTGGATGACGAGTTGGGCGATGCGGTCACCGACATCGACGATATAAGGTTCATTGCTATAATTATGCAAAGCCACCTTGACCTCGCCGCGATAGTCGGAGTCCACAATACCTACACAGTTGGCGGGAGCGAGACCGTGTTTAGATGCAAGACCGCTGCGTGCATAAATGCAACCCATATAACCAGTTGGAACGGCGACTGCAATGCCTGTTGGCACCATTACAGTTTCGTGCGGAAAAATAAAGATGCCTTTTGCAAATGTCTGTTCCCAATCAGAATCAGTCGCAGCCCAAAGAAGATCAAATGCCGTTGCCGATTGTAACAACGCTTTTGCGGCCAGTTTGTTTTTAATGTCGCTCTTTTCCTTATCCGTATACTCGACAGGCAGCGCGTACAGATCCATACCGGCGTCAGTGTCGTGAGCGCGGGTGGGAACATGAGCATCGGGGTGGAGCTTTTTAATTTTCAAGGTTTCCATTTTCATTCTCCTTTAAGAGTGGCTTCGGTGGCACCGGATGCCGTGCAGATGATGGATTTATCAAGGCAATCTACGATGCCGGTAGTTTGAACGTTCGTAATAGTAGGCTTGGCAATCGGATTATAGGGGCTGTAAGGGTTATACATTCCATTATAGTTGACAGGATCTTCCTCAATGGTAGTTTTCTTGATGAGCTTTCCAGCATTGTCATATTCTTCGATGATAGTTTTCTTCATTAGTAACCACCTTTCATACTATCTACTAACTCCTTGTAACTGATACCGCTGGTGAGTCCCGGCGATTCGTCACTGTCCGTGCCGCGAAAGGCTGCACCCGAAACACTGGGATACATGAACTCAATCATGGCAAAGTTGGCAATATCGATCAGCCACTCAGTATTTCCGGTTTCGAGATATTTTTTGAGACGCGGTTCAATCTCCTTGACGGCCTGAGCCAGTTCGGGGTATGTATTTTTCATCCAGCCGTATTTGTAGTGGGAAACAAGAATACGGTTTTGCATTTTCTTGATGAAATCTGCACTCCAGTCACGAACGAGAATATCGTTTTGTGTGTCCATTTAGTCACTCCTTGTAATACAGTCCACAGTGGCAGAGGCCGGAATCTTGCTCTCGGAACTCTTTGCACATACATTTGGTTTCAGGCGTCTTGGTGAGACGACAGGGGCAGTAGCCCTCGTTTGCTTTGACGGATGCGCGGAACTCCTGCACCTCGTCATCTGTCCATGCTGGGTTGGTTTTGATTTTCATTTGTGCTCCTTTTGAAATAGGATTGTTTTATCAATCGGTACATTTCCTCTAAGTTCATAAAAACGCTGGTTCGTTTTTGGATCGTCAAGACCGCCGAATTCAGAAACATACGGGCCAACCTTGATAAAATTGAAGTATACGCCGTAATTGCGCGGTCCACCGTCATACATCAGGTGACGAAAACTTGGGTAATCAAGACCTGTGTAAAGGCATGTTTTCAAATTGTACCGATGTACGATTTCGCATGCTTTCAGTAGTTCGATTTTGTTCTGGTCGCCGCCCATAAAACACACACAGGTGATCATGGACCAATATTTGTTGATAACCGATGAAAGATTCTCCAGCAATGGGGTGCCGCTATACTCCCATAAGAATTTAGAGTGACAGTCAGGGCAGTGATGCGGACAGCCTGTAATATCAAACACAAGACTTATCTCGCCGGGGACTTCTTGGAATGTCACATCATAGTGACTATACAGAAGCGGCTTGCAATCAGTCTGCATAATAGCGCTTTGCAGCCTCCTTCTGACGGGCCTCGGAGAAGCTGGATACGCGCTTGAGATAACCAATGACACGGGTTGCATAGTCCAGATTTTCACTGCCGCACTTGGGACATTTATGCAAGTGGTGCTTAGAAATGTGTCCGCAGTCATTGCAGATGGTATTCGGCACATTCACCGTCCAATAGGGACACCCAGTCTTGATAGCCACATTCATCAGTTTGCGGTACTGCTCCTTATCCAGATGTTCCTCCAGATTCAGATGCAGGGCGCTGCCGCCGTCCAGATACTGCGTCATTTTAGAGCCGTGGAGCATAAATTTATCAAGCGGTTTGGTAGGATCCTCGACAATATAGAAGTAGCTGTTGTAGCAGTCACGCGGAAATACGAAGCCATCCTGCTTATCCCACTTTGCGTTCTTGACACCAAGGTTTTCAGCGGGGACATATTCTGTGTTAAACATAATGCCATCAGAGCGATCTGCTTTGTTCTCGTCATAGATGACCTTGAGCACTTTGTTTGTAAAATCAACATAGTTTTGGTCGTCCGGGGAGATGGTATAGCCAAGGAATTCACAGCCTTCAACAAAGCCGTTAATGCCAATGGTCAGGAACTGCTTATCCAAAGAGATATATCCGGCATCGTAGATAGGGAGCAGCTTCGCATTGAACTCGTCCTTCAAAATTGCGTTCCATGCCTTGAGGTAAACATGGATATCTTTGACCTGTTCACGAACGGCCTCGCAAATATCACGGCCATTGGCAACAGCAGTCTGGATCAGGCGATTCATATTGATGGTGATAACACCCTTAGAGCCAGTAGCTACGCCGCCAGCACCAAGTGTATAACTGAAGGTATTGTCGCTCATTTCATTGCGTAGACGGCAGCAGGAGGCAAGGGAGTCCACACTATTTGAACGATAGATAAAGAAGCTGTGGCCCTTAGAAAGCATTTCGGCAGCGTTGTCAGCCCATTCCTTATCAACATAATCAGTACCATCATCCAGCAGGTTCAGAGTCTCGACAGGGAAGGTGAGGATCTTCTTCAGACGCTCCTGATTCAGCCATTCCATAAAGCGCTTTTGCAGCCAAGATACGGACTTCCACTGCATTTCTGTGCCATCAGGAAATACGAAATCAGAGAACATACCCTCAAAATACGGCTTGTCGAAGTATGCGCAATTCCAGAAGATGGACTGGAAATTACGAGCAGCGGCAGGCTGGTTCAGAGAATAGACGACCTGCTCAAACTGGTCAGTAATAACCTTGTCGATGGTGCGATGACGGCTGGAAAGATCGACTACTTTATCAGCGTGCAGGTAATAATCGTCGCCATAGTCCTTGCGGATAAAGTAATCAAGATAAGGGATAAACTCAGGGGTGGCAACTGCACCGGCAAACTGAGATGCAATGGCAAAGCACAGGTTGATAAATTCACCGCAGAAGGAATCAAGGTTGTGAGGAGCAGATGAACCGCCGCCGATACTTTCCAGACCATTGAACAGGAACGGATACATGGTAATCGAGACGCAGTACGGCAGGCATGGGTTCGTTTCGTCATGGCGGTAAATAAAATGGTGGTCAAGCTGGTAAATGTATTTGTCAGCATACTCCTGGCCGTACATCTCTTTGATTTTTTGCCACATGCGCAGACGGTTGATGCCGATCCCATCTTTTTTATAAAGCTCACCAGTCAAAGTTGTGACATTCTTGCATTCCACATTCGCGTTTGCATCGACCTTACTGCCAGTGGCTGCGTTGCTGGATGCGGCATACTCCTTGATAAAGTCAAGATACGGCTGATATTTTTCATACTGTTCGATAGCCATTACATACCTCCTACGATTTTGATTGCTTCTTTAAATCCATACTGCTTTTTGCCAACCTGCAGAACAGGCATCATATCCATGCCCATTTCGAGCATTTTCTGTACATCTGTAAACTCCGTATAGTGGATGCCTTTTTCCTGCAGTTTGTTTGCAAGAATCAGACATCGCGGGCAATGCGTTGTGTAGAGAATTACATTTTCCATAGCTCCTCCTTACTTCGTCCCGGCGGATACGGTATCGGTTACCATTGCATCGGATACATCAATGACCTGGTTCTGCTTTTCCAGAAGTTCAATTTCACGATTCAAATAAAACAGTGCCTTTTTAAGATCCTGTGTAGCAGAATTGCCGTCCTTTTTACCGGCGCGGCTGATGTACTTGACAGTGTTGCCGAGGTGGAAGCCGAGATTCCAAGCCTCGATTACCTTGATGGCCTCATACGGGTCATCGGCACCGCCGTAATAAATGGGGTGTTGAACGTTTTGATCAACATCATTAGAAAGTGTTTTTGCCATAAAGACCTCCTTTTTTCTGTTGCTACTTGGCGGCTGTTTTTATTTCAAAAGCGATCCTCCGCCTTTTCCTTATCAAGCTCCATGACGGTGAGGATGCAGTAATTGGCCATATCCAGCAGCGTGTCGCGGACGCTCTCATCAACCCAGGGCTGCGCGCCCTTGGTCAGGTTGAGCAGGCGATGGTATTTGTGGCTGATCTTGGCTAAGGCGGTGACAAGGCCAAGGCTGCCGAACTCCTGCCAGGTAGTGGAAAAGCTGTTACCGTAGTCGTGATTCTTTTTGCGGAATGTGTCGTACATGGTACAGACGATCTGCTTGAACTGTTCGCTATCGGTCATGTAAAAACCTCCTTACAGGTACAAAAAACAGCTGAGAAACCAGCCGATGATAAGATAGAGAGCTGATACAATAACGGTTTCTAGGATCGTGAGCAGGATGATCATAACCTCGTCGGGAATGTCATAATCGTTATACACAGTGCAGGTGCCGTCTATGATGCTTTTGATCGTCTTTGTTGTCTCGGTTTCGCTTTTACTGCCAAAGAGTGCCTTAACGGCGAAAAGCAAGCAGTACGCTTGCAGCCATGTGAGAGTGGGCAAACCGATAATGGGCATAAACCAGTTCCAGATGGTTGAGATACAAAAGCCCTGAACAGGAATCATTGCGATAGTAGCCATGAGCCAGACGAGACTAAGTTGGAGCTGACGGCTGTGGGAGTTTCGTTTGGTCATGCGGCCACCTCTTTGCCGGTAATCAGTTCGGAATAGGGAAGCGTTTCGATCCAATCACAGAACCTGCGCCATTCGTCGAGTTTATGACCGCGGCGAGATTTATAGATGTTGGCAAGAACTTCATAATTGACCATGAACGTGCGGCGTTGATTATAACTGGACGGGAGAAGCTGGATAAGCTGCCACCAGGCGTCCTTATCTTTCGGCTCAAAAATACGATCAGTACCATCATAATTATTAACTTGACCGCCTTTCAGATAAATACTTCGCCAGAAGTTGAGCTGAATAATGATATCATCTAAAACTTCTCTGGAGTATAGCACTAGATGCTCGTAGCTGAAATCGTCAACCGTAAATTCTTTATCAGCGACTTTATGCATGGTGCTACACGAGTTTGCTACTGTGCCAACTTTGTAAGTATCAGCTTCTTTCCACCAATACAGCGGGGCTGTCACATCAAGCCAAACAACGATCATGCGTAAGTATTTTCTATGGTCAGTACCGGCATTGCGCAGGCGTGTAGCAAGGTCGTGGTCGTTGGGACCCATACAATACTGTTGGTGCCCTGCGCAGATAACATGGTCGTCATATGTATGGCCGCAGTTTTCACAAAGAAGTAGACCATCTTCCTCTTTATTCCAGTTCTTACGATGTGTGCAGCCAAAGCCGCTGTCACTTTTGGCCCAGCTGTTTTTTGGATTTCGCATACCGCGCAATGCAGGCTTGAGGCCGCCGACTTCTACGTTTTCAATTTTTATCAATTTTCGATCTCCTCTTTTCTGGGTTTGTAGTAGGCACAAGTTACAGGGCGGTTGTAAGTATCGCCCCATAGTGGGCAGTCTGTTGTGACTTTCATATTTCCGTTGGTGACGATGGCCTCGCAATATTCACATGTCATACACATATCATTTTTGTCTTTTGTCTCTGCTTCGTCTTTTGACTCTGCAATGAAATATCCGACAGAAAAGCTGATGATACAGGCGATTACGGTCAAGACATACCCCATGATTATTTCACCACCAGATAATTTTTTGCAGGCTCCCGGCGGGCGAAGGCACGCTGTTGAGCGGGTGAAAGGTCGTTATAGTTAAAGGTGCAGACAGGCGCACACTTGGAATCATAACTGGCGCACATCATATTCAGTTCTTTGACGCCGCGCTCCTTACGGTTTTGTTCACGATGGTTTGTAAAATTCATGTGAAAGTAAATCACTCCTTTGTGGTTTGATAGACTGTATAGTCGTAGCCCTTTAGCTCGATAGGCAGGAAGATGAGGCGACCGGCCAACAGGACGAAGTACCCGATTTGCAGATGAACACATACCTCGTAGTCGTGATTCTTGAGCAGGAAGCTGCTTTGCTCCGGGTAGTCCGACAGCATGTGGACCATGTCAACGACCTTTACATTCGGGTTCATAAAGACGGCCACACCTCCTTATCAAAGTCAGGTTCTGATTTTGTCAGCTTCTTTTTCCACGTCCTACCGTCTGGTAGGAATAGAGAGAAGGAGCCGGGGATAATGGTTTCAGTGACGATGGCGATAGGCTCTTTCTCGCCGTAGCGGTTTGTTTGTATGTATTGCAGGCAGACACGCTGGCCTTTAGGCGGCTTGAAGGGTGTGCTCATAGATTGATCAGAGCTTCTTTCATTTCGCGGTAAAGAATATCGTATATTAACTGCCCTGATGTTTCTGCGTTACACATGACGATGGGGGTGTCATAGCGTGCCATCCATGTAGTCATACTGGCAACAAGAGCCTGAGGTTTCATCTGACTGCGGTAGTAACCATGGTAGGCTTTTTCCCATGAGGCTTGCTCGATAAGCAGGTAAACCTTAGCGTCCTTGGCACGGGCACGCTCGAACTCGCGCTTAAAGCGATCACGGCTGGTAGTCCAACAAGAAGCGCATTCATCTATGGACATTTTACGCTCTATCGTTACTTTATCAGCCAAACTGAAAGTGACACCGCTGGGCAGGATGACCTGTGCAGAATAGTCACCGAAATCAAGCTTGGTGCGCAGAACAGAGCAGCTGAACCGAGCCACCCGCTGATGATACTTGAGCGTGTCCTGTTCACGCGAGTCCACGAGGATCGTGAAGGTATCCAACGTGGACTTTACAAAATTTGCTTCGATAAAATCACCTCCGTCAAATGATGGGCTGAAGGTTCTCCAGCTGATAGCACCTGATAAACAGCAAGAACAGCAGGTAACTGAGCATGCTGATCTCTACATATTTGCTTTCAGTCCGGAAACTGACCAGCATAGCGATGGGGATGGAGAAAAATTCCAAGATAAGTAAAATGGTATTTAAAATTTGAATCACCTCACATGGGAATATTTCGTAAGAAAGTCGTTGAAGTCTGTTTTTGACTGTATCCACTGGTCGCCATCTTTGCTCCATTTGCCCTCGGTGTGGGTGTCGAGCACCTTGATGATTTCGCCGGGTTCGATGTGGTTATCGTCGAGGGTGCGGGGACGGATTTTATAGGTCAGGGTCTCGCCGTCGCACAGGCGATAGAGGGTGATGTTTTTGTTTTTGTATTTGCCGTCGATGGAGAGGACGTAGTGGTAGGTGGTAGCGAGACGTGGGTTGGCGTACTGTAGGTAACCGAGATATTCTTTTTGCGCCTTGAGCTGTTGAGAAATTGTCAGTGGTTCATCCGGCAGACTATCCCAAATCTCTCTCAGAGCTTTATCGTAGTCAAAATCCTTATAGGTCTTGAGCTTGTCCGTAGTTGTGGAGCACTTTTTTATGTATTCGATATACGGAGAGTCGGTATCCTTGGGGAATTGCGTGCGCTCATACAAGGCATCGCAGGCTGCGATAAATTTAAGGATTTTATTGCCACCAGCGAATGGCTTGAAATAGTCCAGCAGCACCAGCGTTTCAATCTTGGCAGAGTTCAGACTGCGCGTATGGGACATATCCTTCCAGAGTGTGTAGAAATCATGATATTTGCCGGATTGGTACATGGCGTACAGGTCGTTAGCGCAGCCTTGGCTCAGACCCTTGATAGAAACCAGAGATGGATCAATGGCATGATGCTCTTTATCCGCAGTGAATTTGCGGTTGTCGTGTCCCCACTGGATAGGCCCCTCGTGAATATTGAAGCCGCGAAGCATTTCAGCCTTGAGAGCAGAGACTTTTTCCTTTTTGCCCTTGTTGGAGAAGTGTTGTAGACAGACCTCATAGAACTCGAATGGATGGGTGCTCTTTTGCCAAGCGTTATAGAGGGAATCATAAGCCATACAGCAGCTATGGCTGGCATTAAATGAATAGGCCGTCGCATCACTGATGATTTGCCAAATCTCAGCAGAAACATCTTCTGGTGTTCTACCTTGAGGACATTGACCGGCAAGGTTCTTACACATACCATCAATGAATTGACTTTTCAAAGGGCGAACTTTTTCTGGATGTTTTTTGGCAATATCTTTAATAATGCCGTAACAACGGTCCATGGGAAATCCTGCAAAATGAAGAACAGACATGAGCTGTTCCTGTGTTAAAATGAAGCTGTAGGGAAATTCTTCTGTTTGCAATATGTTGTCCAATGCTGGAATGCCATAAGAAAACGGCTTTCGACTTTCAAACTTGGAGTACATAGATTTAAAGCCGGGACGAATAGCTGCAATAAAATTTGCAAGCTCTGAGACATTTTTAGGTTTATACCTCATCAGTTTTTGCGTAGTAGATGCGCGTTCGCACTGATTGACACCGCAAGTAAGACCTTTTGCATAGATGTCCCAAACCTGTTGATTGTCTTTAACGGATTCTGATAATTCATCGACAGTCAAAGGTTCCATACCGATACGTTTGAAAACTGCATCTGTAAGAGCTACTGTGTCAACAATAAGCCAGTCGTTTTTTAGGAACTTGTATTTTTCAGCCACAGCGCCATCAACTACGGTCGTGATGTACTCTTTTTTCGTCGTATCACTTTTGCATTTGATGAGGCCAATTTGACGCCTGATACTGCCCTGATAAAGCATGTATGCACATGGAGCTTTCGATTTTGAAGAAATAAGCCCCCAATAAACTTCGCTCTTTTTGACGTAGTCTTGATATTCACGGTCTACAAAATCGTAAATGTTGATTTCGTCTTTTTCATCGTCATCTGCATATTTCAGCGCCATATCGTACTTGTCGATTTGGTCGCTGATTTTATTGGCAATATTGAAGTCTAATTTTTTTGCTCTAGCATAGAGCTTAAATGCAGCTTTTTTCTTCAATGTGCCAAAAGCAATCATAGGATACGCATGATCCTCACCAAGAATTTCGCGCTGTGCCCGTTCAAAAGGCTCTTGCCGGTCGATGTTTTGATCGATGTCAGGCAGGGAGTTGGTTTGAATAATGCGAGTTGTGGACAAAAAACGCTCTGGATAAAGTTTAATGGGAGACTTGAAACGATCAACTTTACTGAAGCCACAAAGAGTATTTGTAAAGTAGCTGACAGCAGAACCACGGCCTGTGTTGGTAATAATGCCACCATACTGAATACCACGCTTGACGATCTCGTAATCCATCAGAGGATAATCAATCATGCCGGTGTCTTTGTAGGTGTAAACCTCCATTTTGACACCATCGTAGTATCGCTGATAATCCTCTGGCGGGACATGCTTCATATACTCTTTGAACTTTTGACTGATAAGATGATTATAGATTTTGAATTTTTCTTCCGGCGTCTTATCAGGATAAATAGAAGGCAGCTTACGGTTAGTTTCAAAGACTTCGCTCTGATAGTCCTCAAAATCGCAAATCAGATCTGTGTTCCGCATTGCCTTTTCGACTTCATCTGCGGGGATAACACCCTGTTCCGCAAAGCGCTGACGAATAGTGTCGTCGTCTGGGTAATCCATATACCAGCCATCTTCGTCATCGTAATGTGTACCGCTGGCAGCAAGAAGTTCGTCGCGTTCAACGGACTGCTCAGGATATATGTAGTGACTGTCAAGACCAACGATCATCTGAATACTGTACTTTTTGGAAAGCTCCAGTATACGAGCGTTCAGTTGCTTTTGCTTATCGGTATTATGTGCCTGGATTTCAAGCATGAAGTTGTCTTTGAAATAGTCATGCAGCTTGCAAACCAGTTGTTCGACATATTCCGGCTCATAATGCCAGAAAGCAACACAGGCAGATGTGACAAATACATCGTCAGGAGGCAAAGAGAACAGAAGTTCTTCATCCAGACGCGGGCGGTAGTAATAGCCATCCTCGTTTGCGGTGGACAGAACTTCATTGATCCATTCACGGCCGTTCTCGTTTTTAGCAAGCAGGACGATGTGACAGTTGGTACGGTCTTTCTCATGTCTATCCTTTACCCAGTATGCTTCTGTGCCGAAGATGAATTTGAGGCCATACTTGATAGCGATTTCTCGGCACTCGTGATATTTACCTTGCCAACCATGCTCCAAAGAACAGAGGATTTTGTGACCAAGTTCAACGGCGCGTTTGGCGTATTGTTCGTAGGTGGCAGGAGAGTCCGGTGTATAGATGTTGGAACAGCAGGTGTGTTTATGGTAGTTTTGAATAGAATTCACCTCCATCTTGAAACGGCCAGCTGTGGCGAAAGTCCTGGATGTAGCCGTTGGCGATTTTGCCGATGAACGGATGGTAGGTACGTCCGTCAATCATGCTGCGTTGGATGGCATATTCTATAACTTCCTCAACGCAAAGCCTCAGATACATGGAATCCACTAACTCCTGTAAATTACTTGGATCATTACGCTCGGCGTAATCCTCAATCATGTCCATGAGTTCTTGACAAGAGATACATTCTTTGACCTTAGCCATCAGTTTGCTCGGCCTCTTTCTTATTCAACTCGTCCGCTTTTACCTGAGCTTCGGCTTCGGTTCTGAAAATAAGGCTTACGTCCGACAATCCGCCACAATCTTGCAGATAGACGTATGTAGGCTCAAGATCAGAAAAGCGTGTTTGCATTGCTGTTACATGGTTTTTATCAAAGCGAAGTTTTAAATCCACTGTCTCAATGACATCTTTTTTGACGAAATAGTAACAATGACTATCATTCTTATACCCATTACACTTAGGGCATGTGATGATGGTTGACTTCCCGTTAATGGATGCCTCTACTTTACCAGTACCGTTGCAGGTAGGACATTTGCTTGACTTGTACGAGTGGTCTACCACATATACTTCATCTCCGGGAGCGTAGGAGCCTGTATACTTTTTGACGAAGTTATTGATGTATGTTTCTGGAATTTGATTTGTCTTGGCATTTTCAGCATCGCGCTTGGCCGCTTCAATATCATCCTCAATACGCTGCTTTTCCCAGTTGAGGCGGGCAATGTCGCTTTCCAGATTATCTTTTTCGCGCAGGGCTTTGTTGTATGCATCGATCACGCACTTAACGTCATCCTTGATGAGGTCACGGAGGCTGTCTGTGGCTTCGTCGATGATACTATCGGCCTCACTTGGGTTGGTGAAATACATTTCGTCCATATCACTGAACATCAGAACAGATCCTCCTCGTCCTTTTTGGATTGTGTGGCACCGGCCATGGTGCGTTCGTTATAATCCTTGATGTAGGGGCAGGTTTTGCGGTGATTACAGAGGGTATTGCAGAAAAATTGGTTCTCCTTCGTGATCTCGCACGGCTCCCACGGGTGGTCTTTGTCTTGCGGAAGGCTCTCATAGAGGTCGGCAGTCTTATTGATGTAATCCAGTGCCTCAGCCTGAAGTTCCTTGGTGTATGGATATTCCCGCACGTATGGCTTGATGGAGAACTTTGCCTTGACCTCAGCCGGAAACAGGTCGTCCAGAATGTTCGTCTTGGCGAAATCCATCATGGCGACTTCGATATCCATTTCGTCCATGCCAGCCTCATGGCAAGCGGCTTCGACAGCGTCCTTGATAGTGTCATAGATCTTGGAGCGATTGACGATGCGGGTGAGTGGTGTCTTGTTTTTGCTGCGCCGTGTAGCGTACCAGTCGTACTTGATGACGACATACTTGAGCATGATCCATGCGGTGGATTTGACCTTGTACCCGGCCTGCTCCAGCGCCATGCCGTAGATCGTAAGCTGACGGCCATGATCGAGGAGGTCTTTCTGGGCGTAGTCGGAACTGGTTTTGAGGTCTAGCACCGTAGCTGAGCCATCGTTGTTCCAACGCAGCAGGTCGGAATAACCCTGCATGGCACGGGTGGGGCTGACGCGCAGGATCAGAAGTTCCTCAATCGTGAATTTGCCTTTCGGCATAGTAAAGGTCTGGAAGCAGTTTTCCATGTCTTTTATGTATTTCGTTTTGATGCTGTCCGTTCCACGAAAGTCTCTCGGAAAGTCATATCCGACAAGTTCGCATTGAACAAGAGCATCACGGAAGGTCTGAAGCATTTCGCTACTATTTGATTTGCCTTCGATGAAATTTTCCAGAGCATCATGGCTGGCTGATCCTAAATCGGTATACACGCTTCCAAGGCCGCGGTCATGTAATATGTAAGTGCGCCACGCTCCGTATAAACAATTATTGATGGTTCCAAGCTTGGAAAAGCTATAGACATTGACTCCTTCGTCATACAGGGCTTGCAGGCGGGAGTCTTTTACACGTTCGGCTATGTCAGCCACCTCACTTTCGTTCTCATGATTTGTTTGTAAGCGTCTACGCCGAGGTCTGCTGCGTTGAGCTTGCTGCCTTTGGGGATGATGTCGCTATCGGCGTCCCAGACATAACCGACCTTGGTTTTGACGATGATGTTATCCTGCACAAGTTTTTTAGCCTCCTCGCGCACGGCTTCTTCCTCCAAGCCTTCATCCAGAGCCAGCACCACATTTTTGGGCTGCATGGAAGCGATCATGGTGGCTTGCGCATGGGAGACATGACAGCCACAGAGGCCGAGCGCCAGCCTGCATCCAAATGACCGTGCCTGCATGGGGGCTTTTTCGCTCTCGAACAGGAAGATATTGCCGCGGTCGATGATGTTGTGATAGTTCTGCTGCAAGCCGAACAGTGTCTTGCTGCGAGAGCAGGGGACAAGGGGCAGCCAGCGTTCCTCGTGTTTACAAGTGGGGTCGTTGCTGCGACCCATAATGCCGACAAGGTTGCCGTTAAAGTCCCGCTCCGGAATCGTGATGCGGCTGGATTCTTCATCGTAGCCGACTTGAAACAATTCCTGTGTTTTATAGTCGATACCATCCTGAAAGAACATCGTGTTGAATTTGCCTAAGTAAGGGTCAAGTGTGTTTTCCGGGATCGTGGGCATGGTAAAATCATCGTCACGGTCTGGTAGGAGTTTACGATAGAAGCCATGGAAGGGATAAGTGATCTGGACATTAAAATCAGTGGTGTCCAGGTCCAGGATATTTGCTACGAATTGCAGACTTTGCGGGAATGTACAATGGATACGATCCATAATGAGGGTGAACAGATTGCCTTTGCCGTTGGTGGAAAAGCAGTAGTAACGCAGGGTGTTGACATCCAGCATCATACTGGTGGGGTTGGAATCTTCCAGGCGGGAAAAGCGGAACTGCGTTTTTGCGTTATTGAGATTGATGTGCTGAAATTCCAGCGTTTCCAGGATGCTGAAAAGAGCATCGGAATTGCCAGAGAGATGCTGCTGCAGAAGTGCCGCGTTCATAGTGGCAGCACCCCCTTTAGCGTGTGGTTTGAACGTGTTCGTTGCGGATCGTGCAGAAACCCACCTCGCGCCAGTTATTCCAAGTAAGATTAGCCTCGTACAAAACCTGCTGCTTATCTTCATCATTGCGGGTCTTATCGAGAAAGGCGACGATATACTTTTTGGTTTTGTCAAGTGTGATGGGAGTGGTAAACTTTTCCCAGCTGCCATCGGCATTTTTGCCGCGGGTGTAGGCTTTACAGTCATAGCGTTCGCCGGTATACTCGTCTTCCCAGAGGGGGCGGATATATATCATCTCGGAAAAGACTTCCTTGATTTGTTTACCGTTGGACAGGCAGTTGGCATCCAGATATCGCTGATTCAAGAGGTAGAGAGCTAGCTGGTAAGTACACACAACCGCAACATTCTCGCGGCTGGCAGCCTGGAACACCTTGCGTGAAGCAACGAGCAGCTGGCGGTACATTTCCATACTGACGTCATCATCGGATTTCATCGTGTCCCAGAGGAACATCTGGAACCCCAGCTTAGAATACTTGCGGATGGTTTTAACAACACGGGAAGTATCGTTATCAAACATCTTGACGAACTTGATGTTCTTATACTTTTCCTGGCTGATTTTGGCAGCCTTGCGCAGCATTTCGTTTTGTTCGTCGGTGAAATTGCCGGTCTTTAGGTGCTTGCGGGTGATTTTCCAATAGTCCAGATCCTTGGTAAGAATATGTACAGCCAACAACTGCTTATAGGCGCGGACTTGCATCTCATTGGAGATAATGCAGCACTTGATGCCAGCCTCGGCCATGACAAGAATCATGTTTTCAAATACAAAGCTGGTCTTGCCTGTGCCGGAGAAGCCGCCGAGCATGGTGAGGTCGCCCAGCGGGACACCCAGGGTCAGGTAATTGAGACGCGGGCAGTTTTTGCCGTAGTTGAGGCCGACCGCTTCGCCCTTATTGAGTTCATCGACAAAAGCATCATCGAACCAGACGTCTTCCACCTTCATGTCCTTAGCGGTGTTGATGGAAATGGTGTTGAGCTGATAGTCAAAGAAGTCATAGACTTCGGCGTTTGACATCTTATCGAACCGCGACGTATTGGAGAAATTTTTGAAGAACTGGCGGGCGAGGTCTGACAGCAGGTTCAGCTTGACGACCTTATCAAAATAGCCATCGACGTTATCCGGGTTGATGAGCGATTTGAGCGCTTCGACTTCACGATAGCCGCCACGTTTATCAAACTCTTTGCGGGTTTCATCCTTATCCTTGAGGTAAGCGTTAAGCGTGATCGCATCGAAGTTGCGATAGCCCTGCTCATACAGAGCGCGGCCAAGAGCAAAGTAGAATTTAGAATCATCGGTTTGGATGGTTTCATCCGTACCAGTATTGACGCGGTCGTACTCGTCATAAAGGTAGGGGTCCTTCCAGAGGCAGAATACAAACGGGGCTTCGACCTGTTCACGATCTGCATTGATTTTATGTAAAATTTCTTGTAATTCGATAGAAAATCACCTCATTCCTGCTCATCGTCAAACAGGAAGTCTGAAATATCCCTGTGTGCGTGGTGATCCTGCGTATTTTCCCCAAAACCGAGATCCTGCAAAATGGGGACCTGCTGCGCTTTTGCTTCCTGCTTGTGCTGTACGGCGGCGTTGGATTTTGCCGCCTTATAGACATCATTGATATGATTTTTGATAATGGCCATGACATAAGCGGCGCGGCCGTACTCGCTTGAGAAATCTTTGGTGCGCATGGCGTACCCGATCTTATCCCGGCATTGCTCAATCGTTGCGAGAATGATTTCATCGTCATAGAAGCTGAGTTCCTTGAGCTTTTTGGGGATGATGGTAGGGAACGCCATTGATGGATCGAACATCATAACATCGGCGAGTGCGGCGATGACCTGTTTATGCATGGCAGTTTTATGAAGCTTGTCCTGATAGGTTGCTTCGTCCTGATACCAGTGGCCGTCAGGGGCTTTATAGTAGGTGAGGGTCGTGCCCCATACACCGGTGGCCTGACACTTGACGCGGCGGCCTTTGGGTGCGGTTGTTTTTGCCATGCGCTGCCTGCCTTATGCGAAGAGAGAGGCAATCTTTTTGAGGGTGGCAATAGGCACATTAGGATCAGAGAACTTTGCGTAGCCGGATTCATTCAGCATGGACTTTGCCTGAGCCTTGACATCATCAGACGCACTGGAGAATTTAGCCGCGATAGTGGCGATATAAGTTTCGCGATTTCCCTCATCGGCTTCGTCCTGACGGTCAGCTTTGAATTTATCAATGCGTGCCTGATGTACTTTTTCCTCGGCCTTGGCTTCTGCGGCCTGCTTTTTGAGATCGTCCTCATAGCTGGTGGAACCTTTATCGTGTTCCTTCTTGATGGCGTCCGTGATGGCCTTAATGAATTCATCAACATCAAGCGGAACACGATCTACAATGTCAGCAAAACGGCTCTTGGAATCCACCGAGAAATTATCATCACGGAAGCAGACAACACGCTTTTCGCCTGTGATCTTGCCCTTGACTTCCTCCTTATTGGTGACAATGTTCTTACGGCCAGTCTTATACTTAACAATGTCGCGGTCGATATAACAAACCCCGAGGAAATGAACTTTATTTTTCATGGCGTTAAAATAACGCTTGTCCATATTGGTTGTGAGGATGGAATATGTCTCGCCAGAAACAGGATCCGCGATGTCGCTTTTCTTAGTATGGCCGATGGTGATAAAGGAAACACCGACACGCTTCAATTCCCACAGGCGATCAAAGACGATTTCGATTGCTTTGTCAGTAGGACCATTAAAGCCTTGGAAAGTGGCCTTAAAGAACTTTGTCTTTTTGTCCGGGTTGTCGCGGTTCCAAATACGAAGGACCTCACCCTCTGCAAGGTTCATCAGTTCATCAAAAGTGTCTACAACAACGACTTTGAGGTCTTTATAATCTGTATAGCGGTTTTCGACAATATCAGTAATGACATCATCAAATTTTTCCCAATCCCAGACAGGTTCTGCGACAATGCCGTTGATAGCATCAGACCCATCCTCTTTGCCAACATCGAGGAACATATAACCATCTTCGCCAGCAAGGCGTTCACAATACTGCTTAATGAGAGTTGTTTTGCCGATTCCTCCCTCGCCGATCAGGCAGAGATTATACTTGAGAGGATCAAGCTTGATTTCGTTTTTTCTTCCGAACTTTCTTGCCATAAGCTATGTACTCCTTTAAAAAAATTATCAGAACAGCTCCAGATCGTCTTCAAACGAGGGCTTGGTGGAATCTGGCTTGGCGGCAGACTTTTCCATATCGGCAACGGTTTCATCCTTAGCGGGGACGGCAATTTTATCCTCGAACTCGGAGAGTTTATAGCCGGTGTCAAACATACCATCGGCGAAATCGTCACGCAGCATAGGCTTGTTCAGGCGTAGCTCTGTGACTTTACTGCCGTAAATCTGACCGCGGGGGCGGAAATCATCCAACGTGGCATCGCCAAGTTCGATCTGCATCTTCTGCAAATCGGTCAGCTGGCTTTCGTCAAAATCGACTTCCTCGGCACCGTTGACGACGCGGACATCCCACATCATGGTGGCGGGTGTCTTTTCCTTGACATCAATAAACTTCATCTTGAAGTCATACAGAGCCTTGTGCTTGGGAATCTCCATGTTATACTTAGTGGTATCGAATACGACACAGAAGGGCAGAAACTTGTCGCCCTCCTCCTTGGTGGCGTACTGCGAGACATAACCGTTGATAAAGATTTTGCCGGATTCCTTGAGGTCGGACTTATCAATGCAATCCTTCCAGTAGGTGAGGGGAACGGACATAGCCAGCTGCGGCTTTTCAGTGTCGCGGCGATACCAGACGGCCTGAATATCCAAATTGCGACGCAGGATACCCTTGCTGTCATAGCGAACCTTGCAGGTGCCCGTGACGGTCAGGTCCTTATCGTTGCCGGGAAGAACATCCGCAAGATACTTGATGAAATCATAGCCGGAGATAAAGCTCTTGATCTTGCCATCCTCACAGCCGACATTGGTGCGATACAGGCGGGAGCGAGCAACCTTGGCGAGAACATCCGGGTCCTCACGGTCAGCCCAGGCAACCTCGAAAGAATTAAAGTCTGCATCCACAGGCTTGAGGGTATCGCGGGGATAATCCAGCAGACCGACAAACTCCGTGCTTGTGTCTACCTTGATGCCGAAGTGCAGGCGGTACATCTTGCCGCCTGTGCGCTTGGAATCAATCTCGTCCAGAATGCCATCTTTGGCGATGACAGGAGCGCCGATAAAAGAAAAGCGGATCGTATTGTTTTTGGCCATAGAAAAACTCCTTTACAGAATACTTGAAATATGTGTTGTGCAAGTTAAGAAAAAATATTTGCATCGCCGTCAGAATCATCATCAGGCTCTGCGAAATCATCACCGTAAAGCGCATCGTAGTCTACACAGACGATGGGGTTGACCGCACAGATCTTAGATACAGCATCCGCAATGTCGTCCGCGCATTCATTACATACGGTCAGGTCAAACAAATCGCCGTCGCGCTTGGAGCCGTAACCGAACGTGTACTGGATGCGCATACCATAGCCATCGAGATCAGGAAACACTTTTTTACACTTGTTGCAAATAAACATTATGTACCTCCGAAATTTATTTCAACTGAAGAGCGTTGCGCAGGGCAAAAAGCTCCTCTGCTGTGGACGTGATAATGCGAACCTTGCGCGAATAGTCAAGGCTCATAAGGCTGAGCAGGCTTTTGGCATTGGCCTGACTTCCGTTGCAATCAATTACGATGACATCTGCACATTCCTGTGCGACTGCCTGCAGGCACTGGCACTGCATAAAGTTGTTGATGCGGATAGAAAAGTCATAGTTGCCGCTCATTGTGTGCCCTCCTGACTTGACAAAAACTCTTTACGCAGGGAGATGATGTCATAGCCGTTTTCATTGTGCCGGTCGCGGAACGCTTCATCGCTGGCGTACTTGTCGCGTAGGAAACCATAGAATAGGTTGGACTGTGCGTCGGTAAGCTGACCGGTGCTCTTGATAGACCCGAAACGACGGACTCCGTCTGCGACACTGCGCATGTGCTTCCAGAAAGAGTAGTAGTCGGTTTTCAGCTTGGTCATGAAACCGGCAGAATCCTCAAAGACGAAGCCCTCAATAAAGTGACCATCGTACACATAGCCTGGAGCGGAGGCTTTGATATAGAAATCATAGAACTTCTGCCAATCCATAAACTGGTTGACATATTTTTTGAGGTTCAGGTCAAACCGCTGGCTGATACCGATAAGGTCATCGCCTTCAATGGCGCTGTAGGGCAGCTTTTTGAACGCGATTTCATTGTAGACAACATCCAGCAGAACAAGATGAGGGTCTGCATACTCGATGATATGCGGGTCAAACTGCTGGTCGATGACTTCAAACAGCATGGTGCAGTTGTTCTCTTTAAGGTATTGCTTGATTTCATTCCAGCGTGTGGAGCCGGTTTCGCAGACATTCTTTTGGAACAGCTGCTTGAAATGGTCAGCATAGTCGCCGCTGATACTGCCCTTGGTGCAAAAGCGCAGATCGTCAATTTCGGGGTCGTAACAGAGCAGACCGAGATAGCCGTTTTCCTTGAGGTAGACATTCACCGGGAATTTGAGCTTGTCCTTGAGATAGTCAAGATTACTGTGCGGATAATGGTAGACGCGGGCCAATTCATCTATGCGGAAGAACTTCTCATAGCCGCGGGCGACGATGGTATGATCCTCTGTATTGATAAAGAGACCACGGGCGACAGTGGTCAATTCATTCCAGCTGCTGCGGCGGAAAGCCTCCGAGGTGAAATTGAATGCGGACAGACAGCCGAATCTTTTCTCCTTGACATTGCGCTCACGGCGCAGGTCCTTGACGAGCTGATAAACGGAATCTTCCTTTGTCTCAACGATTGGCTGTTCCTCCGGCTTATAGAACTTATGATTCTTTACGCTGTGAGAAATAAGATTGCCATCAGAATCGATTTCGATCGCACGAAGGGATCCGCCGAATTCTACGCGGCCTTCAAGATTGACATAGTTAGAATGAGGCGTGAGGATGTTATAGTTTTGAATATTGCGATGACCTGCGATCTGTACCATGCCGGTTTTATTCCAGGATTCCACGACATCAGGCAGGTCATTATAGCCGCCGACACCGTGGATCATCTGAAAGGTGGGAATCGTAATGAGGCCAAGCTGCTGGTCCTGCTGCATTCCGGCGATGCCGCCATGGCAGATAAAATACATTGCACCGCGGAAAGAGAAGTAGGAACACTGGTTCAGACGCTGATACAGGCGGCGGACCTCCTTTTTGTCAAGACCGGAATCATCCAGCTGACGGCTGGTGCGCAGTTCAAATTCCTTGCTGGGAGTCTTTTTATCATGGCTCCAGCAGTACAACCAGCGCTCATGGTTGCCTTCAAGCAGGACAATGTTGGGCTTATCCTTGACAGAGAGCAGGAATTTGACGACATCCGCATTTTCCATACCGCGGTCAATATAATCGCCGCAGAAGATATACAGACAGTCATTCTGCAGGCCGCCAAGCTCCCCGAGCATGTCCTGTAACGCTGTGTAACAACCGTGAATATCGCCGACAGCGTAGACCTTGCGATACGAATTCATGTCAGAGGGCTTATAGCTGATTTCCGCCAGCGCGTTTTCCGGCTTGAGCACCTTGATGCCGCCCGGCACCTTCTGTGTCTTAAAACGGGCATACATCTTATCAATGGCTTCCTCCGGTACCTGTTTGAGCGGGGCACGGCTGGCGTTGCGGCGTTTACATTCCTCGATAGGAAGGTCCGTCATATCGATCAGATAGATACGATAGCGGTACTGCTTGGCCAGTGCTTTATACCTGTTCATTTCCTCTGTCTTGGAATTGGTCGCGTCGATCACGGTAAAGCAGCCGGACTGCATACGGAGTTCCAGCATCTGAAACAGCAGATTCCAGACAACGGAATCATTTTTTGCGCTGATCTGTACAGAGCCATCCTTTGTCTGAATGGGGGAGGAATACTGCATACGGATGGTATCTGCGCTGAGGGTATAGCTGTCCAACCCGTTTTCATGTATGTAGGTGGATTTGCCGCAGCCAGGTGCGCCACGGAAAAGGAGAAGAACACGCATGAGTCAGTCCTCCATATTTTTGTTCTTGATGAAATCCGGGATGGGTTTGCCGAGTGCTTTGGCGAGGGAGACGCATTTGCCGACCCAAACATTATATTCATTCGAATGATGCGGCGCGGCATAACCATAAAGACAGCTGTCTGCTTTAAGAGACTTATAGACGATAGCTTCCAAACCGTCCTCCGGCTGGATCTGCCAGTACAGGTCTCCGCCGTTATGGATGACGTTATAAGCCCAATTCGAGACGAGGTCACGTGCGAATTCGATTTCATACTCCGTCCAAGGGGCATTTTGTGGTTTATCTTTAGCGGTGGCAGCATCCTGATATGCCTTTTTAACCATGGCGTGGACAATGCGGTGGGCTTCCTTTTTGTCGTTCAGCTGGATATCGACACTGATGGTGACTGTGTCATCGTGGCAGGTGCAGGTTGAGCAATCATGCTTGCAGGTGCCGGACTTGACGAGTTCGAGTTCATCATCAAAGAAGATATAATCATCGGTTTCTGCGACATCGTAAAAATCTGGACTGGAAGTCATCGCATGCACCATTGTAATGGTGATTATGTCGCCAACGTTGAAGCCACCCTTATAGTGGCGTTCTTTGCCATGCTTGAATGCTGTGATGCGGACTTTGTCGCCGGTTTGAAATTTTGCCAATAAAATCACTCCTTCAAATAGTAGTCGTTCAAATTTACTTTATTCACAAAGACGAATCTGTCAGTGTCGGCAGGTCTTGGTGTGCGATAGATTTTAGCGCCGACGGGCGGTTCAGGATATTCAAGATGAAAAATGAAACTACCCTTTAACGGCAGAATATTTTTGTCGTGCAACGGCCCAAGCTTGCCACAAATGGTACATACACCAGTGGGATTGATGCGCAGGATTTGTTTTTGCTGTGTGTAACTGTACTGCCAATCCTCATACCAGGCATCAACGTAGGTATGCTTGTGGTCTGACTTTTTCTTGTGCGGCTTCTTCTTGCGGCGGCGGTTGAGCGTCTGTTCGTTATACTCGGAATCAATGACAGAATCCTGCGTGACGGGCAAGGGAGTAGACAGTGTTTTCATCTCAGAGCGTTACCTCCAAACCATGTTGAGTGTATGATGGCATATAACAGTTTCAGTCCTTGCCGCTTGACATAATTGCGCAGATGAAAAAGCCGAAGCAGGCGGAGGCGGCAAGACTAAGCAGAAAAACAGGAATGGAAAGCACGATCATGTTACTCACCCTGCTGCAGAATATCGCTGGTATCCACGATAACAGAGGAATCATTCCCGGCCTGAACTGTCGGCAGCTTACCGTCCCACTTGTCATACATCTGCTGACGAATCAGCTCCGGCGTGAGGGACTGGGAAATCAGACGGTTGGCATCGGCCTGGGCCTGAGCTTCGATCAGCTTTGCCTCGGCATTGATCTGCGCAGTCTCTTTTTCCTGATTGGCCTTGGTGATGGCAACCTCCTTTTCCTTTTCAGCGTTGACGTTGGCAGTCTGCTGCTCAATCTTGGCAAGCTCCAGATCCTGCTGGGCGTTGACCTTTTTCTGAACGGCAGAGCGGGTCTCCTCATCGGGGTCAATATTGATAAGGGAAACGGATTCGATCACGATACCGTAAGGCTCGAACTTCTGTTTGAGATAGTCTGTCAGCTCACTATTGAGGGTGGCACGCTTATCGCCGAGCAGGTCGATGACGGAATACTTGGCCGTGACTTCCTTAGTCCAAGACATGATATTGGGCTTGATGAAAGAATTCTTTACATCCTTGCCGGACTGACCCTTGAAACGGGTAAAGGTATCGGCTACTCTGTCTGCATCATAGCGATAGGTAAAGGTCATATCGACAGTCAGACCCTTGCCGTCATTGGAGGGGACCTCGAAGCTTTCATCATCGTTGGAGTCACCGTCTTTGCTGGCTGTCAGGTAGGACTGCTCAATGCCGATGGAATAGGTAGTCACGTTCTGCGTGGGAGAGATGACATGGAACCCCTGGGTAAGCGTTCTGTCCGAGATGCCGCCGTTCATGTTATAGACAACGCCGACATAACCGGCAGGGATCCGTACCGTGCATACAAACAGCACAATGACGACAAGCGCGATAATAACTGCGGTTGCGATACCGCCGAGAGATTTTTTCATTTTCGATTCTCCTTAAACTGTGTAAAAAAGTCGATGATCTTCTGGCCGATCTCATCAAAATGGGTACTGGATTCACACCAGAACAGAAACATGGCCAGGCCGATCAGAATCAGGAAAGCAGGCGGAAACATTTCAGGTCACTCCCATCTTTTTCATCATGAAAACACTCCAATCTTGATAAAATATCTATTCAAAACGGCCTGCTAACGGGAAAGCAGAACCGGGGTGTTGGGAAAAATGGGCACAAAAAATACACCCTTCCGGAGGCGGTGCTCCGGCAGTTTACAGGGTGTATAAGTGTCAAAGATATAGGTGTAAAATCAAATCGTTTCGTAAAGCGATTCTGTATAAGTGCGATAGTCTGTTATATCGCCGACCTCGCGTTTGTAGTCATCCGGGTATGTGTGTTGGAACCAGAGGCGCTTTTCTTCGATCTGCTGCCAGATGGGGGCGGTATCGTAACCGCTGTACCGCTCTGCCATGTACAGGAATTTTGGGATATTGAAGCCCCAGACATATTCATCGTAAGGTTCCTCTGCGTTGAATATTTTTCGGCGTTTTGACGGTGAATTATACGAAATGTATAAAAAGTCATCCTTGAACATGTGGTTGAAGCATAGATTTGAATTGTAGACCAGCTTGGAGACATTTTTTGTGTTGAGAAAGCCATCTGCATAGCCGTAGTATAAACCGCGCATATACCACGGAGGCATATCATGGGCTGTCAGCTTTGTCTTGTAGCGGCCTTCGCTGTACAAAACGGATTCGTCCGCAGGTGCTGGTGTTGCAAATCGGTACTTGCCGCAGGAGTAATAGTTGGCGTGCAGACGGCTCATTCAGCGTCCAGAGCGGCGAGCTGGGCCTGAATCTCTGCCTCCGACATATCATAGAGTGCCTGATTCTGTTTCTTGGCGAGGACTTCGAGCAACTGCTGGCGGCGCTCGGCGTTCTCACGGGCGGTCTGGGCCTTAGCCTTATCTGCCAGTTTGACAGAGACGATGTGCTTGACGATCTCGATCTTGTTGGAAAGTTCGTTCTGCTCGGTGGTCTTAGTGCCCAGCAGAGATTCCTCGCCGGTGGTCTTGAATTCTTTATTGAGGGTCTTAAAGATGCTGTCAAGGTTCTGAACGCTCAGATCCCAGAGATCCTCGGTGCTGATCCAGCCCTTGAAGGGAAAACGGTACTTATATCGGCTTGCGATTTCAAACAGTTCCATAGTGGTTACCTCATTTCTGTGTTTAAATTACGACCTTGAGCACGCGCTCGGTCTGGCCTTTTACTTTGACGATAAAGGAATCGTGACGGGTGGAGGAGAAACCTACGCCGGAGAGTTGGTCTTCGACAGGCTGTACGGACATCTGAGAGCCGAGGGCTTCAAAGACGCGCTTGTGGGTCAACAGCTCCTGCTTGATAAATTCATTGTAGAAGCCGTTGAGCTTGTCCGGGTTCTGGCAGCCCTTGAGCATGAAGAAATAGTGGCGGTTGCCGATACCGGTCTGTTCGTCCCAATAGTTGGGGGAGTACATGGCAACGTTGACTGGGACAAACTGATTCGTGCTGATGTTCCAAATGTTGCGGCTGGAGATGGCGGACTTGAGTTCATCCTTGATAGTGAACTTGCCGTCCTTGAGAGTGACGGTGGCCACAGAGACAATCGTGCTGGAAGAAATTGGGTGGCGGTATTCATACTGATGGACCTCACCGTTAGCTTCGATCTCAGCGATAAAGCCGTTGTTTCCGGAGTCACATCTGTAGCAATGAACGTAAAACTTATACTGGCCGTCTTTCATTCTGGAAAGATCAGGCCATGTGATATTTTCGACTGCAGGTTTACCATGGTTGGGATTGATAATATCGACATCCAGATTGCCGCCGTCTGCAAAGCCACGCTTTTCACTAAACCAGATATGACCGCAAGGGCCTTTGCAGTGCGCGTCCTCGTCAGACTTATCCCATTTGCCGGGTTCATCGTTCCACTGAATAGAGAAGCGGAGCACACCATCGACCTTGCCGCCCGCATGCTTGACGTTCTCACGGATATCGGAATCAGCCAGATTGCCCGTGTAAGCCCATGCGAAAGCGTTATCCCATTTGAACATCGTTTTGGCGTCGGGATTGACAGGGGCGGTCAACGAGACCATGTTCTTGGAAAAGCGGTTTTCCATGAATAACTCCAGCTCCTTGGCAATGGGCAGGACATCCGAGATGAATTTATCAATACCGATCTCCTCGACATGAGAGAATCGTTTTGGATCAATGGCAACCTGCTGTTCCATAGCGGCAAAGGGATCTGCGGCTGCACCGTTCATACGGGACACGGCGTCACGGTTGGCAAAGAGGATATTGTTGACGCTGATGTCATCGAGACGGGCAAAGCGGCGGGGCAGGGAATCCATATAGCCGAGTTCCATGACGGTTTTCTTTGCGTCGTCCAGCATACGCTTGGTGAAAATCGCCTTAGGACGCTTATAGTTGGCGGGAGCGACCACGCGCTCGTAGGAGGTGACGGCGGTGTTGACATCCTTGCCTTCCGACAGGTCGATGAGCAATGTGCCGATGCTGGTATTACGGATGCGGGAGATGGCCGGGTCCATACCGATGACGGTTTGCCAGGAGCGGAGAGACTGCTGTTCCGGATTCATTTTGGCGTAGTCTTTCTGATAGGTCAGCAGCTTTGCCAGTTTATCTTTCCACTCGGCACCACGGTAGAGACTGTTCTGTGCAATGAGTTCAAGGACGGTCTGCGTAGCGTCGAGCGTCAGTTCACTCATGGAGCGCAGGAATACATTGCGGTCATCCCGGATACGGGCGGTCTCCGCGTTGATGTCGCCGGTGGTGTAAGCACAGCGCGGCGTATTGACGAAGAAATGATCCCATGTCAGAACCTTGTTGCCGTTTTCATCCCGCTCATAGCTGCGGGCAGTGCCGATGGTAGGCTCATGCGTCAGGAAAACATCCTTGATAGGCTTAGACTTGACATAGGCGGAAAGAGCATCGACAACAGGCTGATAACATTCCGGTGAGGTGGTGTCAAAGTCCCAGATGGTTTCGATTTCGTTGCCGTTAATGGCGACCACACCGCCAATCGTTTTGATAAAATGGCGGCAGCAGGAGCAGTCAAATTCGCGCCGGACACGATAAACGGGGTTTGTACCGGCAGGGAAGGAATCGAGGTAAAGGTTCCAAAGTTCATCCGGGTCGAAATCGACACGGTAAAGTGCGGCGGCGTTCTTGGTCATAGAGTTGAAATGAGCCAGGAACTTTTTGTGAAAGTCATGGAATGGCATGATAGTCATAAGCGGTCTCCTTTTAAAAATTGGGTAGTTTATAATACTCTTGGGTAATAGCGTCGATTTTCATGGTGTTTGGATACATCGCGCATTTTACCGAGAGCTTCTTGCAGCTGGTGAACGCAGCGTTTGTTTTGGCCGTCTTGCATGAAGTCCATAAGAGGCTGCATAAGTTCGATTTCGTCCTTCATCATACGGCGCGTCTGGCGACATTCTTTGAGTTGTTTGGCGAGTTGGACGAGCTGAACGGCGTTGTTCTGTTCAAGCTCTAACTTATGTAAAAGGTCTTGTGTGATTAGGTCTTGCTCATGCACGCCGGAAAAGTTTGCCTGATAGCGCATTTCCAGATTTTGCATGATGGAGAGCGTACCGGAAAGCGTTTTCATATTAGGGTCATCCAAGGGTTGCGTCAGTCCTTTCTGTGTGGATTTAAAAATGGGTACAAAAAATGGTGCTGGATGCAGGTTACAATCCCGCCTTACCGGAGTACAAAACCGGGGTTCTACCAAATGAACTAATCCAGCATGATAAAAGCAATAATGTGGTAGCTATGACTGAGTTTCACAGTGACTTTATAGACGCACGTCCTGCGGTCGTTACCCGCCCCTTGGAGTCCTGCGTCAGACCATCTTATGATGGGAAGTATACCTTGCGTATCATTCGGTTTTCCCGACTTAGTTTCGCGTGACGGTTTTCTTACCTTCCGCTGCACTACCTGTTGGCCTTTCGATGCCAACCCCGACCCGTCCTGTCATTTTCATGACGCAACTGCCGTTAGCCATTATTGCTGAGTAGCCCCGGTGGAAGTCGAATCCACAAAGAAACAGAGTTTGAATCTGCCGCGTCTGCCAGTTCCGCCACAGGGCCATATAAATATCCGAGGCGGGGATTGAACCCGCACGACGTTGCCGCCAACAGGGTTTAAGCCTGTTTTGTCTGCCTATTCCAACACTTGGACATGGCATGGAGTTTTATACTGGTTATCTCCATTTACCCAAAGAAACGACCTTTGGCAGCCAGTCGCATGTTGCCGTTACACAACTGCTTTTCTGCTTGTACTTTCAGAAATCATTTCATAATTCAAACAATGCGCCAATCTATGCTATGTACACTTACATAAATCATTGCAAAGAATCCAGTATGACGATATTTCTTATCATAGGGCTGCAGTACCCCTGGCGGCGAAACTGGGATTCGGACCCAGGGACAACATTACGTTGCCTACGGTTTTCAAGACCGCTGCATTCAACCACTCTGCCACTACGCCATAATAATGAGTTTCCTGTGCCGCAAAAATCGTTTGCTCGTTTTGTGTCTTACGCCAGAAAGGCTGCCCTTAGTAAGGGATTGTCTGCTACGACGGTATGCCGTTTCGGAAACTCAAATGGAACGAGAGGGGATCGAACCCAAAAATCATAATCTCGGTTATGAGCCGAGCGCACTGACCAGTTGTGCTATCGTTCCATAAAATTGGTTCCGTTTATCTTATGCCAAAACGGTTTCCGTAAACAGCATGGGTCATGACTCCCACTGGTCACCACGGCTGGGTATGAGCCAGCGACCTCCCATTCATCATACTTATATGGGCACTCTGCACTGAGCTACATGGTGATAAGAATCGTTCCGTCAATTATCCTGTGACGGTTTCGGAAGCAGATAGGATACTGAATAGGAGAAATGCGGGTATGTCAAACCCGGTGGTCGAACAGGCGAAATTCGAATTCGCGGCCTCTTGCTCCCAAAGCAAGCGTTCTGCCAACTGAACTACTGCTCGATAATAAGAGAGAACCTACCCCTGGGTGACTCGAACCCACCCTCTTCAACCTACGTTGCTATCATATCCAATAGACGAAGAGGCAAGTTCTCTCTTGAAAAGATGAAAAGTGTTCTACTTCTTGGCTCCCACGATTATGGCCAGGATTCAGACAGAAGCTAACTGTCACATGGGTGTTGGTGTATCTGCATTGGCTACGTACTCTAAGCAGGCCACATGCGAGTGGCGAAACCTTTGTCGGTGCCGGTTATCTGCAACCGCGCTCTTTTCATCTTTAGATGTGTACGGCCATAACCGCAGCCGCTGACGGACATATTTGATGACGGAGTTTATGTAGACTCCGTGCGGGGCACTGTCCCCATCCTTTTGGCGGGATCTGGATCTTGCGGCCAGTCCCGAAAACGGAACATGAATTCATTGAACTTCACACCACGATACCTAATAAATAGACACCGAGAATGTTCCTCGCTCACCGCGCTTTTGTTCCGTTACTCCACACACTTGACGCACGACTGATCAGGTCGCTGCCGAAGAAGTGGAGCTGGAGGAGTGTGCCGGTACCGATCCGGCGCTATCTGCTTGGAAGACAGAGGTACTGCCATTATACGAACACTCCGTAATAGGGCGGATTGTATTTACGTGCTACCGCCTTCGCACGTTGCCCATACACCAGCCTTGCGGTGAGCGAAACGCCGACATGACCATGCGTATGACCTTGCGCCAAGGATTTGTGAGAAGATTTGCGCTTTGAACCTTGAGCGATAAACTTTGATCAATATAAACTTTGAAGCTTCAGATTTAAGATTTGAGCGTTGAGCGTTCAGCTTTTCGGCTTTGGGTCTCTACCCGAATATCTTTATAAATAGCAGACAAATCATCTTTGCGTCCGCGTATATAAAGATCAAACTTATCTCTATAATTTTATAATGAGGCGGATTCCTGTTTATGGTTTTAGTTCTGTCATGATACCGCCGAAGAAGACAGAACGGTCAATGGTTGATCGCTTTCAGTGCATGGGCAGGATCTATTCAAAAGAGTGTAAAACTCAGGAAATATCAGTAGTCGATTTCGATGGCAGTGGTCGCGTTGCTGACCGAGAGAGCGGCATCGAGATCGTTCTGGAACTTGACGATATCATCCTGCATAGCCTTGATAATATCAGCCGTGCCCTTCTTGTTGGTTTTGAGGCCGTCAACCAGCTCAAAGGTCTGTGCGTTGGCGTAAGCCTCGCGTGCCTTATTGACCTCCTCGGCATCTGCTGCCTTGGCCGCAGCGTTGGAGCCGTAGATGCTGGCGATGTAGGCGTCCGTGCGCTTTTCAAGCGTGGCGTTTTTATCCTCGACCTCATGGATGGCCTCGGAATACTGAATGTTGAGCGCGTTGAGCAGCTTCTGGCGCAGCGGGATCAGGTTCTGCTTAAGGCTGATGGCTTCGGCCACGGTCATCTCCTGCTCGTTTACCTTGATTTTGGTCTTGGCGTTACTGACGGGAATTGCCGCCTTGATGGCTGCTGCGCGGTTGATAAGACCCGTGATGGAATCGAAATCACTCTGCGCCTGACGATAGAACTCCTCGGCTGGCTGGCCGAACAGCTTTTTCGTGTTGACCTTGGCGCTGGTGCAGAAGGATGCGTTGTCGATCACCTTGGCGATGCGCTTGTCGATGGTTTTAAGCTCCACCATAGCGCGGTGGACGGTCATGCTTTCTTTAGTCATGGGGATTGCCTCCTTAAAATTTAAACTTGAATTATGTGTTGTGAAAGCCTTTAGGAAATGGGGGCGGTTACACCCCCGGGAATCGGAAAACCAAATCACTCTGCCAGCACAAGCTCTTTTACTTGGAGCCATTGTTGATAGACAGGATGACGATAGGCATTGGTCAATATTTTTGCACCTGTGCCCTGCGAATTATTGATAAATTCATTCGAGTTTGTGATAGAACGAAGGGTTACGAGGTCTTTTTGCTTAAAGGGATTATCGTAAGTGAGCTTTTTGCATTGGTTGGTAATAAACCTAGATATATTCTGAACAGAGGAACAATAAATGCGATCACCTGTTACGGGGTCAAATCGTTTCTTAGTGACACGAGCACCTGTAACAGTAGCACGGATCAGGAAATCATCGTCCTCTGGATTATAATTTAATTGTCTGAGTCCGTCACAAGCACCATTGTACACGGTTTCTTGATCGCTCTTTGCAGCTCGTTCGATATCTGATATAAATCGTTTTGGGATAAGAAGTTGTTTCATGCCGTCCTTGGCAAGGAACTCAACATAAGCGAAAGAATGGTCACTGCTTTGGTGGTAGTCCTTCTTTTTTACATTGAGGATCTGACCTTTATCCAACCCGACCCAGGCTAAAATCATAATGGCGCGGCTCATCGAGTAGGAGACACCGGGACAAAGTGCATCCAGATAATCGGCAAATTCCTGTTCAGAGAAAAAGAACTTGCGAAGAATTTTATCATCGGATACTTCTGCGTAGGTTCGCTTGATCTCTTTATCATCGTTACAGACAACAAAGAAGAAGGGGTGGGTCGCGTGTTGCTGCGGCGTGATGACATTTTTCTTTAAAAGATAATCAAGATAACCTTTGATCTCGGTAAGTTTACCGCGGTTGAGATAGTAATTATCGGCCTGAAGTCGTTTTACAAGATCATTGACCGTATCGACTTTCCAATCCTGAAAGCTGACACCAGTTTCCTGCTCTAGCTGCTGGACAGTGAACATTGCGGATGAGGATTTCAGGGTGGATTTATATTCGGCGACATAAGAGTGAGACATAGTAAGCCTGCCTTTCTAGTGGTTTTATTGTACACTATGTAGACAGGCTTTTGCAAGCCCTTACGCCAAAACTTGTTCCGATTTCATATTGATCGGCTGCATATAGCGCAAAATGGGATTTTGACGGAGAATAGCCGGGACAGCCTTTTGCCAGTTTTCTGTGGTAAAAGTACCGATGGGATCAGAAAAATGAATATTGCGGGCTGTGATGCGGCTCTCAACTGCAAGAGTAGACGGCATATTCAGACCTTCGACCTCGCCGATTTGAAAATCCACGTGAACCGGATTGTGTTTTTCAAATCGTTTTGTGGTGAAGGCAATCGCTTCGCATTGGCCGCTGACTTGATTATAGCGGTCATTGCTGATGATGAGATACGGATGGACACCGACATACTTGTGAACGTCGCTGGGGAAGACGGTATCGGTCGTAAAATACCCCCAGCGGATCTCCCCGAATTTGGGAGTGGTTTTACTGGGTGTAAACATGGTGTGGGTTCAACTCCTTTTTTGATATTCAGCAGTCGTGTTGTTTCGCGGTATTCTTTTGCTGTGACTATACTATACCACATCGCAACACACATTTCAAGAGCAAAACCGAAATGTTAATAATTTATTCACAAAGAACGATTTTATACTGAAAACCGGCGCTTGACAGGGTAAAAGAGCAGGAATCCCTGGAAAAAACTGGTGCGGAAACCTTGACGGATGCTGCCTGTAGGACAAAGCCAGAACCACCGGAACACAGCAAACAAGGGACATTTGTAGCGTTATTAAAAAGGCTAATTGCTTTAACGGGAATGGTAGCACAGAGACCGGTTGATTCATCCCCGGAGAACAGAGAGATAAAGGCTTCTTTATACGGCTGCATCATTGCATACAGCTCTTGCAAAGAAATCGTTTTAGAAATATCGTTTGCCATTTTTTCTCCTTTTTAAATTCAAAGTCCAAATTATAGGACATATCTTATGCTACAATAAAAGTACAGACCTAGAAAGCACGCACATCTTTATGTTGTTGAAATAATTATATGACACCATTGGGTTGTATTCAAGTCTACAAATGTCACCATAGGAGCGGTTTCAGATGGATATTTTAATCAAACGCATAAAACAGTGGCGCTATGATCATTATGTAACCCAGCAGCAGCTTGCCGATAGAATTGGTTGCCCGCGTAACACCTTACAGTGCTGGGAGACAGGCAGACGGTCACCCGGATGTGAGGCGTTAGCGGAATTGTGCCGAGCGATGAATGTGTCAGCTGACTGGCTGTTGGGACTGACGGACACACAGATCATCGGTCAGGCGCTGGCTTCCTCAAGGGCGGAGACGGCCTCCGACACGGATTCATTCAGAGCGGTTGCGGCTTCGTCCAAAGAGTCCATGGCGGACTGCAGGGATTCGATTGCGGATTCCATAGCCGAGTAACGTTCGGAGCCTTCCATGCTTTCCGGCATGTTGTCAAGGGCTTCCTGTTCATCGTCCTGCACTGCTTCGATTTCATAGCGCAGCTCGTCCACGCTGGCGGAGAATTTTTCGTTCAGGTCAGTGATACTGTGAATGATGGTGCTGATGGCTTTTACGGCGGGCGTTGTTCATGGTGATTTCTCCTTTGTTTTTTATGAATTTCTACCTTATTATATAGTGTGGTTATTTACGCCACGGTTCCTTGCCCTGATTTTTGATTTCGATCTGGCAGAGCTGCATAGCGGCAAGCGCGGTATCATGGGACTGCGGGGTAACGCAGGCACAGCAGGAAGCGTCAACGGAGATCGTAGCTTCCGGGAAGCGAGCTTTGGCGAGAATAGCGTTGGAGAGGACGCAGATGCCGGTACATAGACCGACAAATTCGATCTCGATATTATCGCCTGTATCGTACATATAGTCAGTAATATTATCTGCATATCGCAGAATATATTGAGCAAGTCGCTCTGTTACAACATCATCCCCAAAGGTGGCTTTTTCAATAGGGAAAACATCAGCTGGGTCATATTTATCCCATACTTTACAAATTGCTTCCCAAACAGAGGATTCAATTTGCCATCCCGGTTCGCCACGAAGGCAGTGATAAACAGGAAGGTGTCTGCCTTCATTGGTGTTGATATAATCATTATGGTGAGTATCCTGTGTGCAAGCGATAAATGTACCAGCTTCAGCTTCTTGTTTAATCTTAGCGACGACATTTGGCACGATGGCTTGTGCTTCCTTAGTGCCAAGAGAGCCGGTGATGAAATCGTTTTGCATATCGACAACGACGAGAATTTTATACATGGTATTCCTCCATATAATCTTTAGCGGCAGAGATAAGTGTGGTGCGCGTATTGGTAAGATTTCCGTTGACGACTTCATCGAGGAGATAATTCAGACAGCGCTTGAAATCTGGCCCAGGCGTATAACCACAGTGGATCAAATCTACACCGCTGATGGCAAGGTCTTTGAGAGAAAATTTCCGATCCTCAAATACAGCCGCAGCAAGATACAGGTATGTAACCTGAGCCTTTCGAAGCGGATTCATTTCGCCAAACTGAGAATAGTCCACACCGTGCGCGTAAAGATCGGCAAAGCGGACGATCGTAAGCAGTTGGGCGTTTTCTGCGCCGAGTTTGGCAATCAGACGATTGGCGCAGCGAGCGCTTGGTTCAAACTGGTAATCGTGATACTCGATCAGGGTTACAATGCGCTCCCGCTCCGCATTGGAAAACTTGAGACGGCGGAGAATACTGTCGGCCATATCAGCGCTAACCTTGGCGTGACCGTAAAAATGACCGATGCCATTTTCATCCTGTGTGAAGCACTGCGGTTTGCCAATGTCGTGTAGAAGCATCGTCATGCAGAGTTCAAACCAGTGGGCATGTGCAGTTGCGGCAAATTCCGATTCATATGAAACTGCGTCACAAAGTTTGTCAACAGCTTTGAAGATGTGGTCGCAAACTGTATAGGCGTGATAGGATGAGTGCTGATTGAAATCAATGCAAGATTTCAGCTCCGGGATGATTTGACAGAACACTGGACGATATGCATGAAGTGTACAGTACAACATGTGTAGGTTGCTTTCACCGGCAAGAAATATCTTACGGAGTTCATCCTGAATGCGTTCGGCTGAGATATTGACAAGCGATGGAGCCATCTGGTTAATAAGCATTTCGGTTTCAATGCCAATATGGAACTTTAACTGGACACTGAAGCGGATTGCGCGGAGCAGGCGAAGAGGGTCTTCTTGAAAGCGGGTTTTGGCATCTCCGACGCAAACAATAGCCTTGCGCTTGATGTCGCGGCGACCGTTGAAGGGGTCGACCAAAGACAGGTTGACAGCATCCTTGTCGCCGGAACCAACCTTAGCGGCGATGGCATTCATGGTGAAGTCGCGGCGGGAGAGATCCTTTTCAATGTCAGAGGTGAAGACTACGGAGTCTGGGTGGCGGCTGTCGGAGTATGTACCGTCTGTACGCATCGTCGTGACTTCATACTGACTGCTGGACATAACGACCGTGACTGTACCGTGTTGGATGCCGGTGTCTATGGTCTTGGGAAAAAGCTCCTTAACTTGCTCCGGTGTTGCTTGCGTGGTGACATCGTAATCGTGCGGCGTTTTGCCAAGAAGGATGTCACGCACGCAGCCACCAACCAAATAGGATTCATAGCCGCGTGCATTGAGAACGTCCATAAGAACGATGAGGTCAGGCGGCAGAGTTATGCGTGACAAGATAGCAGGCATCTGTATTCACCTCCATGACAAATTCTTCGATGCGCTTATAGTCCGGGTTGGGCGGCAGGGAAGTGTTTTTCTTATCATATTCAAGCCGCTTTTCATAGTCGTTGATGAGGTCGAAAAACTCATGATAATATGTGCCGTCCGGCTTTTGGAATTTACCGCCACGAATCTCCAACAAAAAGTCACGGTCGTCCTCACGGTAGGTATTGATTTCACCCTTTTCGAGGATGTCAAAGCACATGAGGTAGAGCCGGACGAGGTGCATAGCATGTTTATTGAGATGCATATCGTCCTTTTTGGAGTTGCGCTTGCCAAGCTTTGCGTACTGACCGATGACCGTGCCGAGATCAGAATTCATCTGCTTGAAGCTGCGCAGTGGATAATGCTTGAGATCGCAGTCGATGAAAATTTCAGTATCCATGCCATCTGTAACACCTTTGTCGATATACAAGTGGACTGCATCGCCCGGAATATCCTTGTGCTGAAGGCGGAAATCCTCAAAAACAGATTTGCAGGTACCGAGAATATGCTTTTCCTTTTCATCCTGCGAATAGTGATCGTGTGCCAAAGCGTTTTGTAGGCGGCGAAGCTGTTGATTGGCATAGCCGCCGAAAGCGTGAACGGCACGTTGAGATAGGAAAAGATTTTTATTGTCAATCAAACGCTGACCGACGGCATTGATGTAAAAATAGTGTTCCGGCTTACAACCAAGCAGCTCAATCGTGTTTGGGTTGCAACCGATGAGGAGCGAGATCAATTTGTTAAAACTATAGACCGTGGTATCTGTTGCTTCATCGACGCGCTGCTCGAAGTGGGAAAGGCCAAGAATTTCATTGGGGGAGTTCAGGGCACAGCCACGAATGTCGACATCCGAGCCTTCGATGTTCGTTCCGTAAGCGTGGGAACCGCCAAGAGTGAGGAAAATGATGCGCTCGCCGAGATGCGGGTCTGTATAAAGAAATTCATAGGGCTTTGTGTTGATAAGGTCGTAGAGTTCGTTTTGGGTCATAAAGCCTCCTTAAAAACGGTAAGGATCTTCCGGGTAATAATCAAAGTGCGGCATGGGAGCAAGCTTGAATTTGTTGCGATTATGCATAGAATCGATCTTTGCAGCAGTGGCGGTGTCGATGCCATAGTAGCCGGTGCGGATATAGCTATCAAGGAAATCATAGGTAAAACCGAAATTATCCTCATCACTCTTATCGGTCAGGCCATCGGCGGGAGCCTTATGAACGAGATTTTCAGGAAGATTTAAGATTTCCGCAATCTTGATAATTTCAGTGGCAGTGAGTTTAGCGAGAGGGGCGAACTGACCGGCACTGTCACCGAACAGGGTGTTCCAGCCCAAAAAATCCTCCGAAAAATTGCACGTATTAGCGACCCTTCCGTTGCAGGTCTGCGCTACCGCAAAAAGAGTTGCCATGCGGATGCGGGGAGGTAGATTCGTTTTGGTCTGGACAGAAGGAACTAAGCCACAGGCACCCATAGCGACCCTGATTGCCGCAGTCGCATTGCCGATATTGATTTCATAGCTTTTAATACCAAGGTGTTCACACAGCTGTTCGGCATCCCTAATATCCTTCTGATACCCGTCCGGCATGAGAACACCAATAACGCGATCCTCACCGAGCGCTTCGACACAGAGCGCAGCGACAACGCTGGAATCCTTGCCACCAGAGATGCCGATGACGGCGTTGCAATCGGGGCCATTCTGGCGGAAATACTCACGGATCCAGCCGATGATTTCGTTTTTGATTTTGACAGCGTCGAAAGTATATGGTTTGGGATTTACAGCGTTACTATTTTTTTGATTCATAATGGCCTCCTTAGCCTTTATCGAGACGCCAAAGTTCGACGGCTACATTTTTGAACGTCTTTTCGATCATGGAATACACTTCATCCCAGTTTGCACCGCCGCGCACACAGCCGATTTTGTAGGGCATGGCGATGGTGCATCCACAGAAATTGTTTTTACGAAACGGAGCGTTAGCAAGAATGGTAAAGCAGTTCTGCAATGCAAGAATATCTGTATAGCATTTGCCGTCATATCCATAGCTTTTTTGTGCGAACAAGTTTGCTATATACTGTCCGTTGTAGCCGATTACACCGGGTTCAATGCCGATGAAATTCGCATCAGTTGGGACAAACTGTGTGATACCAAGCATTTCTTTATTGATTTTGCGACATTCTTTGACCTTTCGCGCATATTCATCGTACACATGCGGGTAGCGCTGCCGAACTTCTTTGGCGACGCCGGAGTTCATTTTGCCTTGGCAGTTGACCTGATGGGCAATGATCCTGGCCTTGGAGTCAAAAAGATTACCGTCGATGATTTTAATAGACATATCAGATCCCCTCCAGATTCAGTCGGTTGCGGATGTCGGAAAGGGTCTGGCGGCGCATCATCTTGCCGTTGCGGAACACCGGCTGCAACATATCGACGCTGCGATAGAAGTTCTTTGTTTTCTGATCCATTTCATCCTGCACGCGGATGCGGCCATCCTGCTGATCGTCAAAGACAACACACAAACCCTTGAGGCTCTTTTTGAAATGGTCTGCATCGGTTTTCGGATCCTTGAAGATATTGACCTCCTTGCCGTCGATAACGCCATGCGTTGCCTTGACGGCCATGCCGAAGGTGTCGCGAGTGAACGGTTTCAAAATACCATCCTGTTCGATGCATTGCATGGAAAAGCTGCCGACGCCGAGCGCAACATTACAGGCGGCAAAGTCGTGGGCTTCCAGCTCCTTATAGATGGCCTCACAGCGCTGAATCGTGATGGAATCGCCATAGATAGCCTTGACGTGCGGATCGAGTACCTTGTAGCCCTTGGAGTTGACCGTGCCGCCGAACTGTTCCCACAGATGGTAAACGGTCTGGGTTACAATTTCGACTGGGTTGCCGGAATCACCGCGAATGAGCAGGCAGCCGTCATGTGCCATGATTTCATTGTGAAGCTGCGGCAGGATATTATCGACAAAATTCCAATAGTCGTAGGAGTCAGACACGACGGAGAAACTGGAATTGGGATACAGCTCGGTCAACAGGCGGCGTAGCATTGTGATTTCATCGTCATCTACAGCGAAGTTGGAACACATGACGCTGTGCTCTGTAGAGACAGAACCGTAAGCAACCGGCTCAAGACTCGCGTCGCAGTAGTAATTCTTTTCAAGGTAGGGAATGGCGGGGACAGTGGCCGTATTGAGAAAAGACAAACACCAACCGGCGCTGGACTTGATAGCGGATTGCAGACATTCCTGCCCACGGAAGGAGAAATCGCCAAGCGCTTTGCCGCGCGGGGCAGAATCATCGCAAGTTTTATCATAATATTCATCCACGATCTGACGGTAGAGATGGCCGACCGTGGCGGAGATCATTGGATGCCAAAGCTCGGCGCTGATAAGAGATTCCAGAAACTGCGGCACCCACGCAAAGTTCGGGTGGGTGTTTTTCATTTCGAGGAAGGGAACATGGATGGGACAAAGTGTGCCTTCCGGCAGGGCGTTGATCTCAACTGGCAGGTAGCCGAGGTGGTACAGGTCAACAAACTTTGTACTGTCGTAGTTCTTTTTTCCGATCGTATTATCGAGAACGGTTTCGATTTCATCTGTAACATCAGCCAAATTGCGCTGGAAGAAATGCTCGTCGAAATAGTCGATCAGATACTCCTGACAAAATGCTTGGACGCCGAAGACGACAATGCTGTTGATATCTGTCAAGCGGGACATGCGCGGGGTAAAGTAGCTGGTCAGCTCGGTCGTTCCCTTGGGAAATTGGCGGGAATGTGTGGTTTTGTAGAAATCACAGAGAAGCATAGGATTGATGCTCATTTATAGTCTCCTTTAAAATTCATAGATGATTTCAATACGGTCATCATGGCCGGTGAAGATACTATTGGTAGTATAGACCTTAGAGATAAGTCCGGGTTCTGAGAAGATTTTGCCGCGCTCCGGGTCAAGGATAGAGTTCTCGCAGTGGGAAACATACATCGCGGTATCGCCTGCGCCAAGCTCCTTCAGCTTTTTGGCGGAGTAGTACATCGTACCGCCGTAGGAGCAGATGTCATCGATCATGAGGATTCGTGCGTCTGGCTTAACATCGCCAACCACATCCAGACCAAGAATCGTGCTGGTGTTCCAGTCGCGGAGCTTGTTACCGTAGAGAACGGGAGTATCCTTTGGTACAAAATCAGCGTAGCGCTTGAGTGCGCCGACATCAGGGAAATAGAGCATATCAGGCTTAAACTGATAAATAGCCTTGTAAATAACTTGTTTTAGCTGCTGGCGCATTACACAGACATGGTTAAGCAGCGCAACAGATACATCGGAATGCGGGTCAAAAACATTAACCTCGGAAAAATTCATGGCGTTCAGCATTTGGCAGAAATACTTGAGGGTAAAAACCTCTCCATTCTTTGTCCTGTCCATACGGGCGTTGGGAATGTATGGCATAATAAGCATAGGAGACTTGCCCCTATTCTCAGAAATATTGGAGGCGATCATGGCGATGTCTGCAAATTCAGACATGGATTCATACAGCCATGTGATTGCATTTGGTGCTGTGTGCTGTTCGTCATGCATATCGAACTTGATGAGATGTGTACCATCAGGGAAATCGGTAATAGCGTAACGGGATCGGATCATAAGTTGCTCCTTTACTTGAAATAGTGTTTCGTTATAAGACTCAATACCTTGCACGGTTCCTTCCAATCAATAGTTGCAGAAGAAGGCAGTATAAACCTGAAGAATAAGTAAACCCCAAAAGATTACCTGAAGAATGATGCCGAGATCGCTGTTGTTGTTGTTACGCATGATAAATTCCTCCTTATTTTTGAGCCGCGTACTTAGCGGCAACTTCTTCACGGGTAAGACGAGTGCGACCGGGAAGCGTTTCGGTCTGATAGGTGGCCTGCTGCGTGGGGAATTGCTTTTCAAGTCTGGCCATCTGCTCTCGCTCATCGCTGGCACCGGTCAGGCGGTCAGCGTAGGCAATGTTCATTTTGATGCCCATATCCTGACAGTCCTCGAAAATCATATACATCTGGGCTTCTTTTTCGGTACAATTTTCACGCTTGCACATTTCTTCGGTGGTCGTACCGCGCAGATTTTTGCGGTGGAACTTTATGTATTGATAGGAATCCCAAACCTCCTGCTGCTTTTTGTAGCGGTCTGGCGTGGGGGCAATTTTTTCGGCTGTATCATCAATGGCCTTTTCAATAGGCGGCAAGATCATACAGCCGAGACCGAGACACGCACCACCAACTATAGCAACGATGATAAATACGAACGCGGCGCAAAAGAGAAGCTGTAATAAAATCATAGTGAAGATCCTTTCTTGGCGCGGCAGCGCATAAGTTGGATGGACATTACACTGCGTTGGATTTGTGTGGATAACTCCCGGTCAGGCATATTGTGCGCAAGAACCAGATCGATTTCATGCTGTGTCCATGAGCGGTATGGGTAGCCAGAAGTCTGGCGGTAATTTTTACGGCGATAGAGATTTCGCAAATCAGCATCTTTTGAATTTGGCAAGATTTGGATGACCTCCTTATTTTTAAAATACTCCTTTTGTGCGGAAAAACAAGCGGTAAATATTACCAGAAATTATATGCGTAGCACCGACGAGAACGAGATAAAATCGCCGCCAAAGTTGAAGCCGAAATCTGCTTCACCGGTGTTCAGAGAGTATACCTCACGGATTTTGTACCAATAAGGTCGATTGTTATTGATGCCAGCGAGAACGCGATCGTTGGTGTGGTCGATCTCGTAGATGTTCAGACTGGCGGTGTTGCAGATTGGGCATGAGCCGATGACAACGCGGTTCATTCTGCTGCCTCCCTTTCTGTTTCAACCGGGAGCGGATTCATGCGGTCAATGATGTCATCGATGTCGCGGCCAACAAGGGCAGAGAACATCTCGAAGATGTTGTTGCGCTGGTAGGCTTCACATACAAAAGCGGCGAGGTCTTCATCGGCTGTGCAGCAATCCTCAAGGGCCTGGTTGATGGCATTGCCAAACTCAATACGAAGGTCAAGGCTGCTGTAAATCGTTTTAATTTTTTCTGCAGTGGTTTGGTCTGTGTTGGGTTCGAGGTCTGCGGCGCAGCGATAGCAGATGGGCTGATAGGCAAGGCCGGTGCCGACATAGATTTGTTTTGTGCCGCAGTTGGGGCAGGTGAGGATAAATTTATCGTTGATGGTATTCATAAAATTCACTCCTTCATAATAAGGGCACAGGTTCCTACGCGGTTGACAAATTCTTTGCCGTGGATTTCATAAAGTTTTTCTAACTTTTCAGAATCGATATCGTAAACGACGTTGTCTATGCTGTCGAAAAAATTTTTGAGGGTGTCTGCAACTTCCCAATCGAGGTCTTCGTCACCTGTAAAAAGCTGTAAAAAATCATAGAAAGATTCCGGCATTTCCCTGAGCCAAAAATCATAATCGATGTAGTCGATAAATTCTCCGTCACTGTCAAAAACGCGGAGAATATCAGGCTCATCTTGATTGTTTGCAGTGATAAAATTATTAGAAAAATTCATGTAAATGCCCATTTTTATTTTGCCTCTCTTACTTTGTCGAGTACACACCACAGCCGTTTGAGTTCGTCTTCGATGGCGTCAGCGTCGGCAAGCAGGGCACGCAAGCCGGGAGCACCGCGCATACCATAGTTTTCGATAGCGTGCTGCTCCGGGTCGAAGTCTATGTAGGCATCATACAGCTGGGAGAGAAAATCATCGTCGTCTTCTACATCGAATGACAGGGAAAAATCTTCACCGGCGTCGGAATACCATTCAAGCTCGATGGAATTATTGTCGGTGTCGATATAAGGCTTCCAATTATTGTCAGCCAGAGCATCCAGCATTTTCTGAGAAATCATAGTGGTTCACTCCTTTAATTGGTTCAGTCTTTCAGAAAGTTTGAGAAGTTCCTTTTTGATGAAATTGGCGTCATCCAGAAGCTCCTGCAAAGTGTTTGGTACACCATCCTGACCGCGGACATCCAGAAAACTGGCGGCATGTATATCGGGATCAAAGTGGTCTGCCTCGTAGCGAACGTCATGGGCGAAATGTGCGATACGAGTGCAGAAGGTATAGCATTCATTGGCAGGTGTGTATTTTTCCAGTTCCATGACGGAGGCGCCTTCGCGGGAAAGCTTCCAGCCGAAGTCTTCACAGATACGTTCCTGCCAGGAAGTCAGGGCGAGTGATTTTATTTTATGTGGTTTTTCCGGCTTTTCCCATTCAATAGAGTCAAAGGGCGGATAGGAGACGGTGACCTCGCCGGGAGAACGTTTCACGCTGCCATTCCTAAAATAGTACCGGGTGTATTCGTTGGTGTCGCAGCAGCGGATGGTCAGCTCGAAAATCACGGTGGGAAAGTCATAGGAGGCTTCGCGGATATCGTTTTCAAGAGAGAACTCGACATCCTCGCCAGTGTCAAAGGAAAGGCTTGGCGTGGCATAGAACGGAGTATCGACAGCGAGTTCGCCGCACAATGGATAGCAGGAGATACCATCATATACATTACCAATGATTTCGTTGTCGTACAGGTAGCGGGTGACCTGCTCTACGGTTTCCTTATCCATATAGTATGGGGCAAGCGTTTCGTCGTTATAGACGCGAAGGCTGTGTTGATAGAACATGATTAAAACTCCTCTTCTGATGAAATCAGGTTCAAAACAAACTTGTTTTCTGCGTCATTCACGATCCTGACTTGAATTTCAGCAACAGGTTTATTATTGATGAGAAGCGGAATGTTCTTTTTGTCGGGAAGACCGTTGCAGAGTTGGTGAAGGTCCTGAGTGGTAAAATTCATGATCAAACATCCTCCTTACTGTGAAAGCATATAGCCGCGCTGAAACTCTACGCAGCGATTCCAGTCCATGACTTCAGAGATAGAATTATCGCCGACTTCATTTTCAAAGGCACATTCGGCAATGAGCTGACAATAGTCTGCGACCGTGAGCGCATTCTTGCCGGTGTCATGAAAGCCGCCGTAGCTTTCCACCATTTTAGACAGCGTTTGATAGTAGCTGCTGATATGGCCTGAGATTTCATCAAGAGTCATGTCGCCAACATCTTCAACGGATTGCGTGACGCAATAGGTTTTATCCGTGTCTTCTGTGGTGTCCAGCCAGACAATCTGGGTGAATTCATATCTGGTAGGGGAGAGCCTGCGGCAATACTGGGCGCAGTCGGAATCTGTCAGAAACCAGCTGCCGACATTGCTGGGAAGATCATGTACATTCATTGTGATTCTCCTTTTTCAAAGCCAGTTGACGAAATTGATGCAGGAACCGTAGCAGCAGACGAGGTAATCAAAGTCCGGTGTCCATTGATCCGGTTCCACAAACTCGATGACATCATAACCGAAATATTTTTCGACCTGTTCGCCGATTTCCTGCCAGTCCTGTTTGGTCATCTCACCAACCTCTGGGTCGTCATGCTCAACAAACCACATATCGTTTTCACTTTGCCAGCAGGATTCGATCCAATCTGCAAGGTGGGGATTCAGGTCTGACAGCTTCGGCAGAAAATGGTTGCCGTCCATGTCTTGGTGGATGATGTTGTCTGCGTATTTTGCGGCCATGTCCATACCGCTTTCAATAATGCGCAGATCGTAGAGATGTTTGATCTTATTGGGGTCATCATATTCATATGTAAACAGCGGTGCTTCATGGTAATAGATATCGACAAAATAGAACCAAGTACCGTTATCAAAGCTGGTCTCCTGCATGGGGGTGATCTTGACTTCATATTGGTCATAATTCTTTGACATGGCGCAGAGCCTCCTTATTTGAGCGTTTCGTTTACGAAAAAGATGTCGTTGTGTTCGTAGCACTTATGGCATGTTAGACAGTTGCACGCACCGCAGTTGATCTCGACATTATGCTGCTTGCTGTACGCCTTATCGTAGACGGTGAATACCTTATCGATCCAGCTGTAGTTGGAGAAATCCTGCGAGACCTGATTGAGGTGGTCGGAGCTGTATACGCAAATCAGATTGTCCGGCTTGCCAAGCTCCTTAATGGCCTTATCCATAAAGGCGGCGTTCTTTGTCCAGATAGCAATCGTACACCACGGATTCGCTCTGGCGATGCGGATGTAATTTTTGGCATGTGTCACATTGACAAGATCGCCGTGACTTTCAAACCGGGCAATACTGCTGTTCAAAACAGGCAGTTCGTAAACCTCAAGGTCATGACTGGAAAGGATCTTGGTGTTTTCTGCATAGCGGTTTCGTGCGGCGGGATAGATGGCCAGGCCACGCTTGGCATAGCAGTGTGCGCATACGCTGGTTTCATCCTTGGCACGCTGCTCACAAATGGGGTTGCAGAGCATACTGGTGGTGATGGTCGGAATGCCGTTCATTTTGCCTTGCGGGTGAGAGATAAAGATCTGTTCTATGACACGATCATTTTTCATTTTATGTATCCTTTCTTGGCAGCGCACAAGAGCGGATACAATATTCAGTTTTTATATCTCACCCTTGGCGGCTGGTATTACAGCATCAGTGCGGCGAAAAGTGGTTGTTTTGTTTTGCGGTCAACGATTTCGAGCAGGTCGCCGTCATCGTAGACAAGGATACGGTTTGGTGCGAAATGTACGCCGAGTTTATGAAGCTCCCGGACAAATTTGCGGGGGATATTGGTCGTGCTTGCAACGGTAAAGTCGCTCAGGTGAATGGATTCATTCCAGCACCAGCAGGATTCCTCGTCCTCATAGGCGTCAACCTGACGGATCTCGAACCGGAGTATGGATGTGGTAGTCATGGACGGTTCAGCTCCTTAGATAGGTTATTCATTGATTGGATATGCGCTTAGATTCCACGCATTACCAAGCTCGTAATAAAGGCCATATTTGCTGAACAGGTCCTGCAAAGCAAACATGTCATGATTGTTAAGGATGTCATACAAAGTGCCCTCGAAACTCATGCTCAAAATATTCGGCTCACGGACATATTCAAAGTAGTCACGCGGATTCATATTGTCTTCGATGAATGGCTTGCCGCCGTAACGATACACGGTTTTGCCGGTTTTATCCTTACCGCTCGTACCCATGCGCTTGCCGTTATAATAGATGTAGACATCCTGCCAGCAATCATTTTTGATACACCACGTATAAATGTCACGAGCGAGTGCCTCGGCGCGGTCTGCCCAATCTATATCAAAGCTCGGTGTCTTCATGTCATCAATTATGATTTCTCCTTGAAAAAACCCCAGTTGATCATGGTTGATTCAATACGGTCAGAAAGGTCACCATAATCACAGCCGTAGATGTTTGTATCTCCGCAGGCAGCATCCCCGATGGCATCCCTGTCGCGATCAGGATTGTCGATCTTGACACCCTTTTCATCGAGAAAATCCTCAAAGATGTCAATGATCTGGCCAATAAATTCGAGCTTGTCGTTGTTTGTCATATATATATTCTCCTGATTAGTTAAGTAAGTCCTTATCGATGGTTTGAAAATTGGCGCGGTGGATATAAAGCGCACGACCGTCGATCATGAGTTTGGTTGTCTTAGGCAGATTTTGACAGACTTCCCAATAGACGTTCTCGCCGCTGTAAGCGCAGATGGGATCACCGAGCTGACTTTGAATAACGACAACAACTGGCTTACCGAAAGCGTTTTTATAAGAATTGACGGTTTTGGCAATAATGGTGTTCTCACACAGACTGCCATCAGTCGTGCTGTGAATATCCTGAACCTGAAAGTCAACATCAGGTTCCAAGCCTTCCTCGGCAAAAATAACGGTGGAGCCGCAGTTATTGATCTGTTTGCCATCTACCGTAATGGTAACGACGGACGACATCGTTTTTGTGACGCCCCAGACGCCATCACTGGTGTAGGTATATTCCTTAACGACATTGGCGTTCATATCAATTTTTGAGCCGGTGACATCCATGAATTCTTCGCCGTCATTGGTATAGAACTGGCAATTATATGTATGGCCTGTGATGCTGCCATTCATATCGTGAACGCCGCTTTCTACATTGGCGCAGGAACATAGGGAGAGCGCGAAGATGATGGTAAGCAGGATGCTTAAAATAGATTTTGATTTCATTTAGTAAGAGCCTCCGTTACTTTTCTATTTGAATTTCGGTGATGAACCAATAGTCGGAAAAATTATAGCCAGTGACCCAATAGAGCAGGTTGGTGTCTGGGTCGTCCGGGTCATCGTTGCAATGGAAGACGGGGAGTGGTTTATCGTTAATCATGGCGTCATTCTGGTAGAATGCAAAGGATGCGCGGGCTTCTTTCTCGGCATTGTCGGCGGCGACTGAAAAGGATTTAAATTCCTTGGTGGAGGCAAGAACGGGTATAGCACCACGTTTACAGGATAAAAGCTGCAAGAGATATAAGTATTTCATCAGCAGCCTTTCTTTGTGTATCCGGTCACAGTGATTTCGACATCGACGGGGCGGACATATTCATCGAATCGGATTCCGACGTAATTCATACTGGACGGGTCCAGACAATCAAACTGTTCTTCAGCTTCTTTCCAGAAAAGCTTTTGATAAATGTTGTTATCGAATTCAAAGAACCCTCCATAATCCACCTCCCGCAAGCGAACAGGACCAATGGCCTTGATTTCATTATTAAGGGTGATCATTTGTGAAATCTCCTATCAGTAATTCATATATTGAAAGTCGTGAATAATCCCGAGCTTATTCAGAAGATCGATCAAGCCATCATGGACGCCTTCAATATAACCGGTATCATAACCAGTGTCAGAAAATTCAAGATTGTTGTCATTATCTTTGATAAGAGTGGTAACAGCATTGCGGATTTGTGACGACATATAGGCGTTTTCCATTTGTAAAAACCTCCGTTTTATTTACATTCGATAACCGACATGATGTCATAGCTGTCTGGGCCTGTATCTGTTTCTTCATCAAGACGACGCTTGAGTTCGACCTCAGCAAGGAGTTCACAGTCGGCTACAACGAGGTACCGGTCCCAGAATTTGCGATTTCGTTCATACACATAACAGGTATACTTTTTCATGGCGTATTTCCTTTATTGTTTAGACAGGCTTTCAAGTAGGAAGGTACATTCAGCTTCTGTTTTCTTGTACTTTTTTAGCAGTTCCTCATCGTGCATCGCGATACATGCGGTGTTTTCGACTGCTTCACGATAGAAAGACAAGGCATCTGTAACAAGCTGAATCTGAAGGCTGGTTAGTTCGACTTTTATAATACGTCACCTCAGATTCTGATTGTAGATAGGTTTCAGCTCCATGCACTGATTGCGGCAAGCGCTGCCCTTGTACTCGCAATAGTGGCATTCATCGAATATGCCGTCTTGGGCTTTGAGAATTGCGTCCTCGTAGGAATGGTCACAGCAACAATCAACCATGATATTCACCTCAATCTTTTGTTAAAAAAAGTTCTTTGCCAACAGTCAGTGAAAGCGGACAAGAATTATAATGATCTGTAACGCCCCAGCAGTTGTAATACTCGTTATCTTCATCCAGACCAACGCCCTCATTTACATCATCCAAAATATCTTGCATAGTTGGGAGTTCAGTTTCATTGGCAGTATCAATGCCCGCCTCCAAAACCTCTTTTCGCTTGGCAGCGCACTCTGCAATAAAGCGTTTAGCAGTCCGATAACCACTGACAGTAAAAACGTATCGCATATACAACCTCCGTCATTGGCAAATTTCCCAGCCTTCATCACGCAGATAACGTTCTCTAAGCTCATACCAAATCTGTCTTGAAATATCCTTGATCTCATGACGTATACAGATATGTTTCCAAATTTCTTTGGTTTCCTCGACTGTGCGTGGTTCGTAGATGTTGTTGATCCACTTTGTAATGGTTTCGTTGGCACCATTGGGGAATATAAAGCGCGGTTTGTTTTGGTCATCGGAAATGTAGAACCCAAACCACCAGTTGATGCTGCCTTTCGGCGCGGCCTTTTCGCGCTGTTCCAGATCCTTGGTTTTGACACCACCAAAGACGGCAGCGACTGCGCAGACTTCCTCGTCAAAGCGCGGATAGCTGGCGCTACCGGCATATTCATAACTCATTCCCATAGCAAATTCCTTTCTACCAATCAGTAAATCTGACACATCCCGGTATCATTTTTATCCATTTTGTACAATGTTGGTAAATGCCTATAATCAAGTTCAGCGCCGCAACGTGGGCACCTTATAGGTCTGTAACCGTTTTTATCGCAGTAAAGCTGACAACAACAGTGACCGCATCTAGCAGTGCCTTGTCTGTCAATATAAACAAGCCATTCCATGATTTGTGCTCCTGTCAAACCTCTACAATGCTCCACCAGTCAATGAAATCTGGCCCTTTTATATAGACACTACTGTTTGCAGTTTTCATTTCGATTTCATCTGCCCTGTATTTTTCAGCATATTCATTTACCCTTGCATCTTCAGCATCGTCTCTTGCCGCTTTCATCGCATCATAAAGGGTTGAAAAATCATCTACTGAGACAGCGTGTGGCAGTGTTTCATTGCTTTGATAGTTGTTTATGACAATATACATGGCATTTCATCCTTTCATCAAACATAAATTTTATGGATTTGTAATCGTCGTAGTATCGTTGTTATTCCTTTTCTACAACTTCTACAATTTTATAAAAGTCGCCATATTCCTTAAAGATGCGCTCCTGCTCTGCAGATGCTGCCTCAAAATCAAACCTTTTTGCAGCAGCTAGGCAAGCTGTATCTGCGCATTCGTCTAAAGAAATATAAAGGGGAACACGGGATGTACGGATGTTTCGCTTGAGAACATATTGAGGTTCATCGATGTTAATACTGAATACAGACCATGTTGTCACATCATTTTCTGGCGTATTCTCTTCGAGTGTGATTTTGAATGTCTGATGGTCACTTCTCATACAACAATGGATACCGTTTTCAATGCTATCGTTGTATTTTTTAGAGGCATCACGATCTGCTGCTTGAACGCACTCAACATCACTATCAAATGGACCGACCACAGTAATATCTGGATCAAAAGAGTATGTACACAAGTAATACCATTTGCACATAAGTTTCACCCCATCTTTCTCACAAAGTTTAGTTCAAAATTCTTCATGCCGTCATCGTTGTCATCTTCCGAGAATGAACAACCCCTTGCAGCACATTTGATAGCAGCTTCTTGACTCTTGGCGTAGATACTTTGTGAAAAGGTTCCAATCAGAGTCCCATCGTTTTCAAACCAGTTGTAGCTTACATAATACCAATGCATAGTAAAACCTCTCAGTCGTAGAAATCTCTCACGATAGTTTCGCACCATTCATCATCCGGAATGCCGTCATCGGCGCTATCGATGAAAGAGTTGGCAAGTGTTTCTGCGTCGCCTTCATCGATAGCACGCTGGATACGATCTTCGATTTCATCTGCGAGCCACTCGCAATCGTATTTATTTTGGAAGTATTCACGGATGTAATATTTGGCTTCTTCAGTAGCACGCTGCATGAGTTTGTCTTCATGGGTTTCTTCACAGAGTTCATCAAGATGTTCCACAATAAAAGCGAGCGCAGTGGCAAGACCTTTCTCAAAATAACCGCTGTTGTTGTTTTCATTGTGAAAATAGGTAACAGCTTTGTTTTCGTGTTCCTTAACCATTACTTCCAAATCTTTCTTGGTCATAAATGTTACCTCAATTCATAAAACGATTTCTTAGCGAATGGGGATATTCTTTCTGAGAGAAAAAACGTAAGCAAACTTAGGGTCAAGATCAAAAACGTGGTCTGTGCGGAACACTTCTTCGGCGTTGTTATGCAAAACTTGCTTTGCTTTTTCACTGGCTTCCTGTTTAGAATTGGCTGCAAGAATAACTTCTTCACCATAAATTCTTGCGCCGTCATCCATAACACCAACAACTTTGTACCAATTCATGTTGTCACCTCAATTCATAAAACCATTCTTTTATGCTCTTTCCAGCCATCTCACGGCGTCTTTTGTGTTGTAGAACTCTTCCACCCAGGCGTCGCCGGTGCTGTTGTCGCAGGCAACGATGACGATATCGGTTCCGTCAGATTCCAGAGACAGGTAAAGGCCGATGCTGTCGTGCGGTTTATAAATGATATTTGACATTTCTGCCGCAGATACGATTTTGATTTTGCTCATACAGATTCACCTTAACTTACTTTTTTACAGCATTCGACAAATGTTCATACAGTGAATTAAGTTCCTCTGCCATTTCATCCGCGTCATGAAGCAAGGTGCGGATACCCGGTGCCTCACGCATATCGACGCAGGAGAGAGCGTGTTCTTCGGGGTCGAAATCCTCAGCATATTCATACAGGCTATGTAAAATTTCGTCATCGTTGCTGCCATAAAGATAAACGAGGAAATCCTCACCGGCGGGAGAGCATGTTTCAAGTTCAAGACCAATGGGATTTGTATCGTTATCAAAATCGACACTATAAAGCCAACCTTTTCCTTGGATGGCATTAAGTAAAGCATTAGAAAACATTATGCACTCCTTTGTTGGTTGAAAATGAATTCTTTTGTACATTGGACGTTGAGGATATTCAGCATGAGGAAGATAGTATCAAGGACTCCCTTGCAGTATCCTGCATCAAATTGTGTGGACATATTGCGGAAGCTGGCATCGTAGTAATTCATCGCGGCGGATTTGATTTTGCTGTCGAACTGCTTTTTGATGTAGCGTTGATTTTTCATATTTCTGAAGTCGGAATCACTTTCCCGATTTTGTACAACTCGCAAGCGACAGCATCCTCACTGTTGGGATAAGTGACGTTGATCTCTGTATAGGTTTCCAAACGCCAGCCACAACCACCACCAGAGGTTTCTTTAATTTCATAGTGGTCTGCTTCATAGATGGAACGGAATTCATTAGAAAGCTTCGTAGCATAATCAACGGCAACTTTTGCGGATGTAAAAAAATCAACTTCACTGTAATCGCAACAATCTTCGTCCCAATGCTGGACAAGGACGTACCAGAGATCATTATTCATAGTAATTTACTCCTCGATAAAGTAGATGTGCCACCAGTCGTAGTAACAATATTCGTTACCAATCGGCGTAAGATAAAAGTCACTTTCATCCTCACTTGCGAAAGTTTCCCTGTGTTGATCATAAAGCTGCGTTTCTTTTTCATCGTTTACCATTTTTCTTACAGCAAGTTCTGCCTGTTTGTAACTCCCAAAGCAACGAGTTTCTATGATTTTGGGACTATAATCCCTTTCAAGATAGGTATGTACGACAAGGTATTTCATGCGACCCTGTCCTCCCAACTATACCGCTGGCCTTCAAGGATTTCGAGGTCATAGGCGATCTGTTCGATGACATAGTCGCAGATGATACTTTGGCCGGTGCCCTGGCGACCCCAGTAGGATTTACCCCAAGCGTCGATGACGACCTCGCCGTACTGACCAAGCTTTTCACCGAACCGATCGGAGACGGCATACCATTCATAGATTTCCGGCTGTGCCTTGTCCAGCTCACCGAAATCATATTCGCCGTAGATACGGCCGCAGTTGTTACAGCGTTTGCAATCCTCGTGGCTGCAGCACTCACGGGCTTCCTGCAGGGTTTTGTACTCCAAACCGCAGACAGGGCATGTATACACAGGTTCCTCTGGATCCCAGTCAACGCCATGGAAATCGGTTTCATCGGCGGTCAGTGGGTCATAGTCCTCGAAATCATCGCAGGCACCGCAGTCCTCACAGACATGTTCCATACCGTTCTCAATGGCAGCATCGTAGTCATTCACATCGAAGGGAGCACCGCTGTCATTTGCACCTTCAAGCAGGGCGTTAATAATGAATTCGATTTCCTGCGTCATGTTGCAGTAAACATTGTTGTTGACCAGCCGGTTCAGGATACGTTCGTTGGTAGGGGACATCATGCTGTATTCTTTTCCGTTCACTTTATAATCGTCGCTCATAAATATTGTTCAGCCTCGCTTTCTTCGATGATGCGATAGTTATTGTTGAAATAAGACGAGAACATTTCATCCTCGTCATTGGAGTAGAAGCCGCCGCAGGTATCATCCAGCGTCCACTCTTTGGTGACTTTATCGTATGAGTAGATAGAGTAGATATAGGTCTCGCCGGTGAGGAACTTGTCGTAGGTTTCAATTTCGCCTTCGATGATATCCTTGGCGTGCTGCTGCCAATCAGTGTCATTGCCAAAAGCCTCAACGACATGTTCTTTCGTGCAAATGGCGACGCCAAAGCAGCCGCTGTCCCATGGGTCACCAAAAGAACCGGTGCTGATCGTAATGCCACTATGAACATAGGCGTAAAGCGGAACGGAAACAAATTCAGTTCCGCGGTCTTTAAGTTCGGCAAGGTAATCATTGAGGTCGTCACTGTCGGCAAAATCCCTATCGTTATCATACTTGGAGCTGCCGAGGTAGCGGTTGCGGACATAGCAGATGGTGCAGTAGTTGCAATCTTCGCGGGGATCAAGAGGCATATTGTCCTGCTCTGCGGTCATGAAGAACAGGCTTTCTCCGTCTGTGACATAAATGCCATCGAGGTCGGTTTCAACGATGTTGGTTTCTCTCAATGTCAATGTAGACATAGGTCACACCTCTTTATCAGCGTAGTAGTTTTCGATAGCGGTATCGATCTGTTCATACTCAGGAATGTCAGCGTTATAGTGATCGAGGAAATCGCATGTAATGGCGTCGATGGTTCCATCCTGAGCAGCCGTTTTCAGCTTTTTCTCAACCTCTTCATCTTTCAGACAGAGTTCATAGGAATAGAAGCTAACAAGATGTTCCTTGACATCCTCGGCTCGGAGCTGTTCCTGAATGGCGTTATAAACCATAAGACCGATACTGGAATCATCCAGGATGGCATCAATCGCGGCCTTGGCACCGGAAAGCCAGCCGACGCAGAAGGTTGTGTAGGTGGTGGCCTGACTCGACGGAGTGTTTGTTTCCTGCATGATTTCATCATACTGCGGCAGATATTTTAAAATCGTTTCCGTTTTGGTTTTCATTTCTCATTCTCCATTCTCTGAATGAGGGTATCTGCGGTGTCGATGAACTTGGCGCAGATCGTATCAGACCGGCGCACCATTTCGGTCTTGTTGATGGGGTAGACACCAAACTTTGCGCGGTATTTTTCCTTGGCATTATTCCAGTCAAAGGACATGCGAGAGAAAATCATGCGGTAGACGACGGCGTGTTTGGGAGACTTATCGCCCTTGGCTTCGGCCAGGCGATTGACAGCATCCAGGATGGCAGCGCTGTTATCGACAATGGAATCCTGCTGAGGATGCGGAGCTTTGAACTCGACAAGGCCATTCTTGACGACAACGCCAGGTTCGTTTGCGGTATCGTTCTTGCGGACACAGTTCACGATGGAGCTGTTGTAGATATCGTTAAGGATGCTGTCAAAGATTTCACTCCATGTGGTGTTGTCCTCAATGATGGTGATGACAGCCGGGCTGGTCTGGCGGGGATGGCGGCGGATGTATTCGCGCTTTTCCTGGTCGATGACAAAGCCGTAGTCCGTGCGCATCTTTTCATAGATCGCGTTGAGGACGGTGGTGTTCTTCTGGTATTTGTCTGGCTGATTCGTTCTGATCTTATCGACCGTGTCATAGACATTGCGCCGCCATGTACTGGTGACGCCGTGGTGCTTAACGGATTTGGGCTGGGGAGTAGAGGCGGGCTTACGGGTGGTTTCGGAAATCATATCAGCCTGTGCAGTGGAATTCGTTTTGAGTTCCACCGGGGCGGAGACAGCGACGGGCTGGTTCTGCATTGTGAGAACGTGATTGGCAAGAGCAGCAATCGTCTCGGTCAGTTTGGTCATGTTAGAGGATGTGCTGTTGATGTACTGAGCCATGGTGGTCTGCGATTTCAAAAAGGAATCCATCATGAGCTGCATGGTCTGCGGGGCAAGGGCGGTCTGCTGGTCAGGCGTGGCAAGAACATTGCGTCCGGCGTACAGAGACTCCATGACATCCCAAACGAAGTCCATGAATTTGTCGGCTTTTGGCTGACGGCTGAGACGGCAGATTTCCATTGTACCGCGCAAATTGTAGACAAAGATGTTCTGTTGTCCCCCGGGGGTCGTCAAACTGACGACCCCTGACAAAGGATTCAAGCGATCAGGATTTCTTTCATGAATCTTTGCGATTGACTTTGCGGGGTCTTTGTATTCCAATGCCTGGCCAACCTGTTCACGGGTCATATAAAACTCACCGGAATCGTTCTTGTAAAAGTCGCAGGTCAGGCTGCCGAAGGGCTTCTGAGTGGCGAGTGTAAGAGCAGTAGTCATTTAAAATCATTTCCTTTCTTGATTGAATGTCAGTATTCGTCGGGGAAGAGAACGGTTGTCGCGGAGCGATCCCATTCTGTGATGATCCAGATGCGCCAGCCGGGGTGGTCGGCTGGTTCGTAAGCGGAAAAGATACGGTCATCGCCGGTGCGGACAGCTTCATCATTCTGACGCTTATCACTGTCGCAAAGGTCGCCCCAGTCACCGTTCTCGTGACGTGCAAGACTCACGGCTACGTAATGACAGAAATCCTTATCGGCATCCATCTTATTGGCAACATCTGCCGTGATGTTGATACAGCCAAGATCAAATTTACTCATGCGGGAACACATCCTTTCTTATTGCTCTGAAAGAAATCATCCTCATCGCAGAACGGCATGAACCAGCCGCCATGGAAAAGAAAAGCGCCTTTCGTATCGGGCAGACACTCATAGCAAACCTTGCCATCTATAAAGGCGAGGGTGTAAGTCATCGTTTTCATCGTTAGTCCTCCTTAGGGTCTCCTTTCAATCAATCGTTGAAGTATTCATGGTCTTCTTTGATACTGAGGCGGTCAAGGACGTCATAGAGAGATTCTGTCGAACCGTTGTAAAAGCCAACACCGTAGGGGTCTGTGCGGGAACCGTACTGTGTTTCATTTTCGGAGAGCAGATCAGTGATGGCTGCTTTGATATCGGATTCAGAATAGGTTTTCATGATATGTACCTCATCTCAAAATGGGTTCCGGGACATTGCCGGACGCTCTGAGCGGATGACCCAGAGCGCCGGAGAAAGGAAGATAATGACCAGATGGACATGGAATCACCACAAACCATGCCCGGTGGTCGGACGAACCGGCAAGAAAGGAAGAGACCAGAACGCCCGGCAATATCCCGGAACGGTTATGACTGACTAAACTAATTCGTCACGGATGGAAAGCAGTTCATTCCACGCTTCGCCGAGGGTGTCGGCAGAGCAGAGGAAAGTATTGCCGTAGTAGATTTCGTAGTGGCCGCTTTCGCCGCCGATGTGTTTTAAGTGGAAGATAGGAACCACTCCTTTGTATTAACTTGAAATGTGTGTTGTGGAAAAGGCTTAAAGCGCAATTCACGTCTTGAAATATGTTATGTGAACGTTGCTATGATTGTACTGCGTCGCCATGGTTCTGTCAATAGGTGGAAATCGTCATGACAATATATGTACTGTCTAGCTGCTGTCATTATAATTCATATTGACTCCTTATTGTTTACAGGTCAAACTTGATGTCGTAGCCCTGACGTTGCAGTTCGGCCAACTTTGTGACAATGGCGTAGTGGATGTACTGCTTGGTATGGGAGATGTCGGCTTCACAGCGTTTGAACGGATAGGCAACGATGAGTTCGCGGTCGCGGTTCTGGATTTCATACCAGTCTTTATCGCGATTGTATGTGACAAATACGATAGGCTTGCGGAGTGCCATGGGTTGCTCCTTTCTGGAATCAATCCTCATAGAATGTAATGGCGGCGTTATGCTCAAAGCTGTCGATGACAGACTTGATGTAACCGTCGTCAGCGGTGCGGTATACATGTTCGGCTTCCTTTTTGGTGGTGCCGAACATCCAGGAATAAGCGAACAGGAATCGCTTCTTTAACATGGGTGGAGACTCCTTTCATCACGCAATCGTACATTTCTTGCTGTCGCGGATCGGCAGCTCTTGCATGGTCTTGTCGAGTTCCTGTAAATATTCCTTTGTGTCGGTGTTCATCAGTTCTTTGTTCGCTCTGATGCAGTCGATGCTGTTGCGGGCATACAGGGCCAGCGCTTTCAGCATATCGATTTTGTCCTGGTGCTTGATTTGAACGGGGCGAATACTCTTTTCGGTCAGGCGGTGGATGGTGTAGGTCTGGCCGTCTCCGGTGAGTTTGCGCTTATGGATGAGGTACATCCTGACATTGCCCCACGAGTTGCGGACGGCATCTACGTATTCATCACAGTTTTCTTTCCCGATGACGGCAAGGTGCGTTCCCATGTCGCGAACCATCCAGATAAAGCGTGTGTCCGGTTCGGCCTCGGTGATGATGGAAACATCGATCATGATATCGGCCAGATAGAACTGAAGTACATCGGCTTCGTGTGCCATGGCCTGGAACAGGCGGTAGTCTTTCATGTAGGAGTCATCCCTGTCATCCAGCGGGGAGATGCGGAAGTCGTGGCGGAAGGTGTCGGTGTGGAAGGGTGTGAATGTGGTTTTCATTTTGAAGTTCCTTTCTTATGTACTAGATTGCTTCATCTGTTTCGTTTTCAGCATTGTACTGTTCCATAAATTTGTTCCAGTTGTACCAGACGTTGCGGGCGTCGCCGTAACCATATTCGACGTAGTAGTCAGATGACCAGCAGTTGAGGTAGTGGGGATAGAAGGCGATGTAACCACCGGGGAAGGCGGCAATAAAACCGTCGAGCAGAGTACCATCAAAGGAATCGATCTGTTCGCCGATCTGATTCTTTTCGCAGAACTCCTGCAAGCGGCTTGGGTCAAGATACAAGTGGCGGCATTTCATTTTCAAATCACCTCATTTTCCGGGTTGCCGAATACTTCAAGATATGCCTTGCAGGCAGCTGTGGTCATGTGGGTGTCATTGCAGTTGTACTGGTCATACCAGTCGCAGAGCTGTGCCGGAGTAAAGCAACAGCGCAGAACATCCCAAGACACACGGGTCAAAAGGTCATGATATTCATGTTTTGCTTTGACCTTTGCGAGGTAGGCGGGGCAGCTGTCCTTCGTTTTGTTCTTGAAATAGGTCATGCGGGCAACGATTTCCGGGTAGACCGGGTCAAGTTTCATCTTCATCGGTTTCTTCCTCCTCCTCGTCATCTTCGGTGTCGTCGTCATCTTCACCGGCGTTGTGGCGCTCAAGGGCTTCCCAGTTGCCAAAACCGAGCATATTGGCGATCAGGTCTTCATCAAACCAGAACAGGTTATTGATTTCGGTATCGCTGGGAATGTGGCCATCCGGGCTGTATTCGCCCCACTGCATCCATTCCTGGATGACATCATCGATCCGGTCAAGCTGTTCGATAGTGAGCTGCTCGGCGCGATAGCAAGCACCGGACCAGAAGTGAAATTCGGACAGGGGTTTCTTTACGGTATAAGTCATGGTATGGTTCTCCTTTACAAATTGACATTTGCACAATAGTCTGCGATTTCGTCCTGCTTCCAGATTTGCATGGCTTTGATGCTATTTTCTTTTATGGCGTGGTAGGCATTGATGCCGCGGAGTGCTGACTCACCGGAGTCAAGATAACAAAATTCTTCCAGAAATTCTTCCAGCGTGTAATTTTCAGCATCCTCACACTCATGAAGAACGCTGTCGATGGCGTTGAAGATGCACTCGGCGCGGCTGTAGTCAAGGGCAATTCCTGTATGGAATTCAAAATCGATTCCGTTTACCGTGACGGTATGGTTGCGATGCGGCCATTTATCATTCGTGACGAGTTCACCTTTGTGATAGTCGAGTTTGTTTATCCTTGCATAAATAGCGCGGACGGCGTCAGGGGATTCGATATAATCAGCGTATTCTTCCAGGAGTTTCGGGAGCTGAGAGAAACAGAATTCATTCGCGAGCTTGCCGGATTTGTTGTAGAATTTTTCCTCGAAAAAGTTGAGGCGCATATAATCCTGGTCGGTCTTGTTTTTCTTGGCCTTGAGGGTTTCGTAGTCGTCGATGGTCATTTTGAGTGGTTTGTGTGCGGTTGTCATTGGTCATGCTTCCTTCCCAAGTTTTTTCAAGGCATCCTTATAGTGCGTGGTGAAATATTCAAGGTCATACTGAACGCTGTCCAAAGACCAGTACGCTTTTTCGTCGATCTTGCGGCGAATGGAATTAGCACCGTGGAACATACAGCCAAGGTTGTAGGCGGTTCGTTCCACTTTGTGGCACTCCTCATAGGTCTGCATGGCATCGGCTGCGGCGACAAGTGCTTGTTTGATCTCTTTCGTTTTGGAATCAAGGTCGTGCAGTGCGGCCGTGAAGTCGGATTGTAAGACAAGCTGGCGAGCATTGTTCTTTTTATAGTCACGCAGACGCTCATGTAGCTCATGGCGATATGAAATAGCATAATAGCCGGACTTGTCCACGTAACTGAAAGCGTTTTCACCAGCGGCATCGAGTTCATCCGGGTAAAAGAATTTGTCTGTGCGAATGAAAAACGTTTCACCGTCGCTCTTTCTTGCCAAGACAAGAGAGCCAAGACACACATGATTGTATCCAAACTGTGCCAGTGTGTGTCGTTCAATTTTATATCGGGCATCGTAATCAAACTGCTTTTCATGCCACGGTTTGCTGTAGGATTTTGACTGGGTCACGATGTAATAGTGGTCAGTCTCGTTCTTACGGACTTCCTCAAAGCTGCGCTGCGTATTGAATTCATTTACGTTGTAGTAGTAGGTGTTCCGCAGACCGGACTCTGTAGGTTTGAAGCCGGAGTTTCCCACAGGAACGTAATATAATTGCGGCAGATAGCGGTTGTTCACTTTGACGAACAGCGCTACATTGACAGGGCCTTTGATGACGGAGGACACCTGGGCCATGACCCTATTGAAAGTGAATCGTCCCGTGCCACTGGAGACATGGAATGGGGAATTAAAATCAAACCCGGAGGCATAGTGCAGGAATTGCAGGGCCTTGGTATTCTCATGCAGCAGGGTTTGGGTAACGGCATTGAATTTCATACTCATGTTCCTTTCTAAGCGGTGTAGCAGCCGGGGCGGTGAGTGCTCATCCAATCATTGCAGGATTCGATCTGTGCGGGGCTGGTGGCGTAGACGGTGAGCCAGAGTTTATCCATATCCACATCAAAGCGATGGGAAATGCCTTCGTTCTCGGCCCAGGTGTGGAAGGCTTCGGCCTCGGTGATATTTGCGGTGATGCGGGAATCGCCCCAGAGGACGATCTGCTTATTAAACGGTGCTGTTGGCATTTATTTCAGCTCCTTCCACATGATGTAGACGACAAAAACGAACAGCGGCAGCGCTGCCCAGATAGGCATATAGGTCGCGGCCAACAGTGTGATGTTGATAAAAGCCAGGAACAGGACGCAGGGAATGAAGCCGAGCAGGATTTTTACAAGGAGTTTCGTTTTCATTTCAAATTCACCTCATGAAGTATTTATTGATTGTATTGGCAAATAAAAAAGCACCCGGCGCGATGAGGCGCTGGGATGCTTGACGGGTGTATTCAGTTGTGGTCAGCTAAACAGGTCGTAGGCCATCTTGACGAAATCATTTGCGGCGCTGGGATCGTTCAGTGCCATGTCTAGGAACTCAACACAGCGGTCCATGAATTCCTGCGGGGCATACTTGCGCACCTTATCGGGATTCATTCTATAAGCCCAGGCGACGTCGATACCGCCGTTTGCATTGTCGCAGGATTCCTCATAGTCACCGCCGCCGTTCGTTGTGAACCAGCGGCTTCTATCGAGCCATGACCAGTTTTCGGTATCCTTGGCAAACTTGAGACAGGCGTTGAGGTATTCGTCGTATGTCATTACAATCACTGAGCCTTTCGTTTTCAAATCGTGCTGCATCTGCTGTTAGTATAGCACAGCGGCAGGGAAAATCAACGCTGATTCGGAATCAATGCAGGATTTCAGCGCTGGCGACGGTTGCGGCATAATATCCCATGAGGTAGGCATATCCATTTGCGATGTTTTGAACAATCGACAGGATAGCTTCTCCGAGGTTCGTATGCCAGCTGCCGATTTCATTGAGCAGGGCGTATGCTTTTGTTTCGGTCATCGTGACGGTGAAGCAGAACTCGGCGATTTCGGAATCGTTTTTCATCTGGATGGTGATGAGGACTTTCTCAAACTCATTCATGGCGGCTCACTCTCCAATCACATATTCGTCGGTCTGGCCGAACACGGTCAGGTAAACGGTATCGCGGGCAACTTCCACCTGGATATTCTGCATTGTGGTGCGGTAGGTGAGGTACGCGGTGGCGAGAACTGTGGCAGTGACGATGGCGAGGGTGGCGATAGTACGGATGATGGTCTTTTTCATGGTGGTGCTTCCTTTCTTGGATAGACAAACCGGATTCGTTCTGAAGCCGGATGGATACAAAAATTGCCGCCACGATTGCGGCGGCGGGTGGGGTCAGATTGTGTCGATGGTGAAACAATACAGCCTTTCGTCAAACCCTTTCGAGTTCATCACGGACTGCATGATTTCAATCCATTCGACAGCTTGGGCTTTTGTGCCCGGTTCGGACTGCGTCACGAGTTTCTTTTGCGCACCGATGCCGGACAAAAAACGTGCTACATAAACCATAGTAAAAACCTCCTTGCTATGTATACAGTGGGTGGTGCAAGTGGTTTCGTTCTGGCATGAGTCTGACCCACAAACAGACGCACTTCTTGCGAGATGCGCCGGGTTTCTGGGTCAGAGTGGGCTGTGGTCAGTCATCGAAGCTGTCATCATCGACTTCGACCGGGCTGAGAGACCCGATCATCATGCAGTCGATTTCCTGAGCTTCTGGGTACAGGCGCTCGGCGGTGTCAGCGTCACGGCCATCGACTTGGAACGCAAGGCAACGGACACAGCGGTCGCCGAGTACATCCAGAACCTTGTTCTCAGCCCCGCCGTTGGAGTATGCCCACACGGTGGTCTTGAAGTTGGAACCATCGGTCAGACTGAAACGGACGGGGAAGGGGCACAGATCAGAGTAGGTCACAGGGCTGTAAGCACCGGCGACAGCGCGTTTGACACTATCACAGAAGTCGGCCTCGGAACAAAGGCCACGGCGCAGGACACGGACAAGCTTGAACAGCTTCTCGGTGGCATCAGGGTTGGCTACGACTTCGGGGTCGCTGATGGAGTCGGCGAACAGGTACAGGGTGGATTCAGAGATAGAGTTGGACATGGTGGTACTTCCTTTCTTCGGTCAGAGTGGTGGCTCTGATGGTTGGTGGTTTCTGACATGGTGGTAGGATGCTTCCTTCCCCCGGCCTACCAACTCCGGGCATAGTCTGCCTGTTAGGCGGCAGTCTTCTCGGCCTTGGGCGCAGTCTCGCCGGACAGCATGGCGATGATAGCAGCCTTCTCGGCGTCAGTGGCATGGCTCGTTTTGATGGCCTCGATGGCCTGGGCGATGATGGTGGCAGTCTGGTCGATAGCCTTGACCTGATCTTCCAGCTCGGCAATACGGGCAGTCTGGTCCTCGATGGTCTGGGCCTGTTCTTCGGCCTTGGTGGTGTTCTCGGCCTTGGTGGCCTGAGCCTTCTTCGCCTTCGCCTGGTTAAAGCTACGACGGGCAGCCTTGAAGTCGGCAGAGGACAGGCGCTCTAAGGGTTTGCCTGCAATCAGACGGCCAGTGGACAGCATGAGGTAGTCGAGGAACCAGTCTTCGACCTTCTTCCAGTCGGTGCCGTCTTCGGTGGCAGAGGCTTCCCGGGCAAGGGCGCAGTTCTCGCCGATGATGACGAAGTCGGCAGCGGTGCAAGAGTACAGAGGGCGGGAAGACTCGGACGCTTTACGGCCAGGGCGAGAGCCGAAGGCTTTGAACCAGCCATTGCAGGCTTTACGGGCGGTACTCTCGGCAATCATGAGGGCAGACTTGTCCACATCGATACCCTGGGCTTCGCGCAGGTGGGCAAGGTGAGAGACGGCAAGGTACACTTCTCGGGCAGAAGAGCGGAGACCTTCGACAGTCTCGGTGACGCCAGCGTCGGCAAGGGCCTTCTTGCTAATGGTGGCGGTGAGGGTTTCGGGGTCAGCAAATGCGCGGGCGAATTCGCCCAGCTTGGACAGAGTTGCGGACATAGTAGTGGTCTTAGACATAGTGGTACTTCCTTTCAGTGAGGCCCAGTTAGGGCGGTTGTGGTGGTTCTGTCAATCGACAGTGGTGGCGGTTACTTCGACCCAGTGGGTCGCCCGGTACCGCCAATCGGCCGGGGTATGTACCTAGTTTTTGCCTTTTCAGACTTTTGGAAGCGCGCTACCACCTAACACACAGCCATCAGCGGATGAAAACGACACACCACGCCCGTACTGTGAAGGGACGGCTTCTCTATGCTTTTTCGAACCGGGTAGCTTCCGGGTACCGACACTTGCAGCTCTGACTATGCAAGGTCGCCGCGCCTGTAAATAAGCGCTATGTTATGACGTTGCAGTACTAACTTTCCCGCCCCGGTCACTGTACACTCAATTTTCAGCGGTGAAACCATAGGTTTCGGTGCCTACACACATCATGCAGAATTCAGTGGCTAGATTTTCAAGGTTCTTGTGTCTTTCGACACCTACATACTAGCACACCAAATGTACAAAAATTTTTTTGCATATTTTACGCCACAAACACCGCGCACATATGCCCGGCTATATAAAGGTAGGCAGAAACGCCACAGTGACTGTATGGTTGATATTTTCCACAAAAAAGGCCCACAAAAGGCGTAGTTATGCGGGTTTACAGCACTATGCAACCTTCCCGGAAAAGGTTACATAGGGGGCCGGATAAAAAAGAAAATAGCGTTTCTACGCCGTTTTTTGCCCACAGTCATCCATTCACACTCTCGGCCCATATTCCTCCCATACCCCTCCCATTCACCACCTACCTTCCACCATCACATTCGCAACAATTTTCCATCCCTCTTACCCTCATCTCACCCCTATCCAGCCCTCGGACTACCCCTTCGAGCAAACCGCATACCTGCGCTGTTTTCCGCACTCTCGCAACGCATCAATATCGTGCTATTTTATAACAATAATGTCACTTTATTACTGCGAAATGCCTTATTTCCGCTCAATTTCATTCAAAAGCATCGAATTATCGTTCAATTTCAAGAAATTTAACCACACACACGCCGAAACATCCGCATTTTAGCCACTGACCGTCATTTTTATAGGCGATCGAGCATTTTTTTGTCATTAACTGCTTGAAATATGTGTTATGAAGTGTTATAATACTAGTAAAGAACCACTCAGACACCAAAATCACCCATCATCCAAAGGAGACACCACCATGAAACGCCAAAACACTACTCTCACGACCACCAACCCGCAGGACGCCCTCGTAACAGCCCTCGCCAAGGCAATCGTCAATGCCAAAGCCGCAGACGGCACCAACCCCATCATGGAGGCCCTTGCCAAGGCAACCGGTTATCAGGTAGTCCCAGCAGTTCCTGCAACCCCAAAGCCACACAAAAAACATAACTGCTATACTGACACATCCAAGTTCACCAGTGATGGTCGCCACAAGCCAACAGCCGCTGATCCGCTCCGCAGTGCTGATGACATCCACGCTATCGGAAATTATCTCTTGACACATGGCAACATCCGCAACCGCCAGCGTAACTATACCTTATATATATGTGGCATTACACTGGGGCTTCGTGTTGGCGATATCGTCAAGCTGAAAATTGGCGATGTATATGATGTGACCACCGGTGCTGTCCGCAAGCACGCCAATGTCGTCAACGAGAAAACCCTGAAAAACACCACTGACCTTATCACACCGCACGCAGCGCAGGCGATCGATGACCTTGTCAACGTGATCCGTGCCCAGCAGTCTGGCGTACTTGACCCTGAGTGGCCGTTGTTCCAGACGCAGAAGTGGGTAAGAGCTGGCGGTATGACAAATCACCTAACCAAAACTCAGGTATATCGTATGCTCACAGAGGCAGCAAAAGCCTGCGGAATTCAGGGCAATATCAGTACACATACCATGCGTAAGACATACGGTTACATGGCGAACAAGGCATTGATTGAATCCGGTCTGCCAACGAACCAAGTCATGGAGATTATGCAGGCTAAGTACCACCATGATAGCCAGGCAACCACCATGCATTACCTTGGCCTACAGCAAGATCAGATTGATGCCGCCGCTCTGTGCGTTGACGCCGCTATCAGCTAAGTCCAGCAGTCCAAACAGAAGCCGCCCAGGGAATTTTTTACAGTTTCATAACACACATTTCAAGCCACAAGGAGGACACCAATGGGAACTAATTTTTACTTTTACACACGCAACAAAGCCGTAGCCAAGATGATGGGGCCACGTGCGGAACCGACAGACCGACACAAAGATGCCTGGGAGCTACACATCGCCAAGACCAGCTGTGGGTGGAAACCTGTATTTGAGGAACACGAGCAAATTCACAGCGTGCGTGATCTTGACAGATTTTATCATGACAACATGCACTACCTGACCATATTTGACGAGTACGGACAAAAGTACAGCTGGCCGGAGTTTGAGGAGCGCGTCATCAAGTTCGAAACGCCTAAGGTATTCGACCCAGAGATCGGGATGTACACCGGGAACTGGCGGTGCGAGAGCGACAACGACTGCGAACCCTACAACCACTGGGACGGCGAGTACGCAGACGCTGACGGATACCGTTTTAGCACACGGGAGTTCTGTTGAGCGCTACCAGCACACCTACCTACCTTTATATATAGCATTAAGTATTAAGGAGTCACCCATGGACAAGACACCCACTATGACCGCCCCCGCATCTGACAGCGCCAAGCGTGATGTGATTATGATCTACTCGCCGCGCATGGCGGGCTACCTGATGATGCGGGGTTTCTACCTGATCCGGATTGAACAAAACAAAAAGCGGCCTGGCAAGAACTGCTTTGCGTTTTTTGACACGCCAGTCCTCAAGGCCGCTATGAGCGATTACATAGACCGCAAGTTTACCATTTGAGGGTATTTACGAAATTTGGTGATTTGAATAAAATTACTTCATCTCATAAATATCACAGGCACATGGATGTTTGTTGCGCCTATCGATTTTCCCAGTTGATAGCTCCGCATGAGTTGTACTGCCTCGTGTAATATTGCTCACAGCAAACACCCAGCCAAGGGAAACACAACCTCCTGCTTCTGCGGGGGAGACTTATCGTAAAGGAGGTGGCGTATATGTCCACTGTATATGTGCTTAATAAAGATGGTAAACCTTTAATGCCTACGACTCGCTGTGGGCATGTACGCCATCTGCTTAAAGAACAAAAAGCACGAGTCGTAACATCAAAACCGTTTACCATTCAACTGTTGTATGAAACCGACGATGTAGTGCAGCCACTTTATCTGGGCATTGACCCAGGCAGAACCAATATCGGTGTTGCTGTTGTTGAAGCAGACGGTTCGGCAGTCTTTACCGCGCATCTGGAAACTCGCAATAAGGAAATTCCTAAATTGATGAAAAAGCGCAAGGAATCTCGCCGCGCAAGACGCACCAACGGCAGACGCTGCCGCCGTCAGCGTAGAGCCAAAGCAAATGGAACCATTTCTAAAAAGTGCGTAAAGCAGGATACTGCTCAAAATGGTGGCGCGAGCAAGCGTGCTAAAGAAATTGGTGTCATCAAGCGTCATCTTCCGGGTTGTGAGAAAGAAATTCTTTGCATCGGCATCAAGAACAAAGAAGCAAAATTCAACAATCGCGCAAGACCGGAAGGCTGGCTTACGCCTACCGCAAATCAGTTACTGCAAACGCACATCAACTTGGTGAAGAAAATTCAACAATTCCTTCCCCTCAGTAATGTTGTGTTGGAGGTCAATAAATTTGCGTTTATGCAGTTGGATAATCCCAACATTCAGAAATGGCAGTATCAGCAAGGCCCGCTCTATCAAAAAGAGAATCTTGAAAATGCCGTCTCTGAAATGCAGGAACATCATTGCTTGTTTTGCAAGAAGCCCATTGCCCATTACCATCATGTAGTGCCACAATCCGAAAACGGCAGCAATACTATTGGCAACATCGTTGGGCTATGCACAAAGCATCACGACCTTGTGCATAAGGATACCGCATGGCAAAAAAAGCTTGCCAAAAAGAAAACAGGACTCAACAAAAAATACGATGCTTTGAGTGTATTGAATCAAATCATTCCGGCACTAACGAAAGAGTTGAGTTCTCTTTTTCCCAAGCGTTTCTTTGCGACCAATGGTAAAAGCACATACGATTATCGTGCAGCGCACGGCGTAAGCAAAGACCACTGGCTTGATGCTTATTGTATCGCTTGTACTGTTTTACCAAATGATGTTTGCGATAGCGGCATCAACAATCATGTGCCGTATGAACTTAAACAATTCCGCCGTCACGATAGAAGAGCACTGCACAAAGAAAATATGAGCCGCGTGTACACGCTCAATGGCAAGTCAGTTGCTACAAATCGGCATAAAGCTATTAAACAGACCACCGACAGTTTGGAAGAGTTCCGTCAACGCCAACCTAATGATGTTTACAAACTCAAGGTAAAAGAACATCATCCGGAATACCGAAATCAAAAACGCAACTTTCCCGGCTGTGTGTTTCTTGTTGGCAAGCATACTCATGTGATGCAAAGAACCAGCGGCTCACACAACGGTAAAGCAGATGGATATTACGACACAAGCGGCAACTCGTATTCATCTGGTAAATGTAAGTTTGTTGCCAAAAACGAAGGGATTGTATTTACATAAATTAGTAGACCACCAATTTTCGTAAGAAATCCCACCAAAAATAATAAATACCCAACAAAGTAAAGGAGACCGTCGCATGAACTACGAAGAAGACAGCCCGTACACTCTGGCAATGGCCAATCTGACTGCAGACACTATCCACCAGATCGTCCTGATTGCAGACGCCAACGGCAAAGACCGAGACTCCGCGCTGGAAAGATTTGCTGATGTGGTTAGTAATATTACCGCCAACTACAGCTTGAAAGAGTATGACCCTGATGTTCCAGTGGTACATGTAAGGGCAAAAAATTAAATAATTTACATACAAGGAGAATACCGCCATGAATGATTCTGACCGCTACACTGATTTTATCAACCGCAACACCGCAGACTACCGCGAGGAGATGAGGCACATGATCGCAGACTTCATCGAGGACATCGTGAACTTCTCAGACCGGCATTTCGTAGACCGTGAACAGACGATGCTGGAGGTCAGCCAGAACCTGCGCATGATCCCTGGCTATGCTGACATGAACAAGTACCGGCCTGTTCCACCTGAAACCGGACACGCCATCCAGCGAGACTTTGACAAGGGGGACCTGCCGCTGTGAGTAATACATATAGCCAGCAGGAAATCTGCGATGCCGCGAATAAAATCAAAGCCTATTGCCACGAGACAGAATGCAAGCAGTGCTTTTTTCATGATAAAAGTGATGGTACGTGTTTTTTAATAACTTATTCACATCCGGCGGTGTGGCCGCACTTTTCTACACAACGTTGGACCGCCGCTGACATCACCCTCGCTAAAGCTCTTATCATGATGGGATACGTTACCGCGACAAAAACGATGCGGCCTGACGGACACCCAAGCATCACAGTGATAAAGATCAATGATGACGGAAGTACACCATTCGTTGACGAAATCACGCGAGATTCTTTCCAGGCGCTTGCATATGGCGAGGCCATCAGGCTGGAGAACATCGCAGGAGAGGAGAGCAGTGCCAATGACTGATTTTATCTCACGAAGCGATCTACACCACATTGCCAAAAGCATGAGACATGATGCCCCAAAAGACAATGACACATATTTCGTCGCATGTGAAGTGCTAGACTATGTGGCCGATAAAATTCCGGAGCCAAAGCCAGCAAAACCGTTTAAAGACACTTTTGGTAGAGACTGTTGTCGTCGTTGCGGCTCATTTGCGGCAATTTACAGCACAAACTGGGAGGAAAACCGATACTGCGGCAACTGCGGCTGGCCTATCGACTGGGGTGACTGACAATGACTATCACACATGCAAGAAAAATCACACGCCAATTTGCCCATAGCTTTGTCGCTACTATGCGACCTGAAGAAGCTGCAGAATACAAATCAGTCGTTGATGACGCTATAGAGTGGGCCAAAGCAAACGAGCCGAGCCTGTTCTACGGTCTTGTTCATGATTACCTTGACTTTCTTGACAGACACACAGAGCGTCGCATCTGTTCCACATGCAAGCACTGGGAGCCGTTCACCGGAGCATGCTGCTGTGCCGACAGTCCATACCGCGCTGATTTTGTAGATGGTGACTGTACATGCGCAGACTGGAAGGAGAGGCTAAAGAAGTGACAACCATACTGACCAATATTCTGATATTTATTGTCGCAACCATAGTGTTTGTGCGGACATCAGACCGGATACATGAGATTTATAAGCTGCCCGGACTTCTAATGCCATCAATACTGTCTGTGGCTTTGTTCATTTTTACTGATATAAGCTCTATTGCTTGTACATATACCGAATATCGCATGGCTGCGGAACTCTTTGCGAGCGAGGGCAAAGAAAACTATGCGGTGTTTTCTTTTGGACTTATCGTATGCTTTGTTATTTGTTTCTTAACTATTTGCAACTTCGTATCTTACTACAACAATTTCCCGCTCGTAGAGCTACTTGCCTGTTACAAACAAGTAGACAGTTCTTTTGGCAACACTCCGCGTATTCCATACAGTACCTTTAACAAGATGTACAAGCTGCACCCTGAGAATTTTCAGTTCATTGATAATGAATGTCTTACATTTTACAGTTTTAGATATCGCGGCAAGAGGTTCTCTCTAAACTTTCTGGACTTTATACGAGCACTAAGCCTGATCGATGAGCATATAACAGAAAAGGATTTGGCACGCGAAAGGGCCAAGCGGGTCAAAAAATATGAAGAGCAGGCAAAGCTATACGCCATGATGCGCGATGACCTAGCCTGCGACCTTGCCGCAATAGAAAAGCAAAAGACAGATGCCTATGACAAAATCAAGACATCTACAGATAACATCAATGAGATAGCCAACAGGTTGATAAAGGAGGCGCACTGATGGCACGAATTGTATTAGACGAGCGTCCTATTGGCTGCTGGGATTGCCCGTTTTATGCCTTATTCGATTGCAGGTATTACAGAGATAACCAGATCTTTCCGGGATATTGCGAGTATATTACCACACCGGATGAACTTGAAGAAGAAAAACATTATATAGAGGAGGCATCCAACTAATGGACGCTCTAAAATTCTTACAAACGGCCAAGCGTATATGCAACACAGGATGTGATAAAAACCTATCCTGTACGGGTTGTTGCCTGCATGATTTTTTATGTTATTGTTCCGACCAAACCTTTACTAAGATTATTTCAACCGTAGAGCAGTACGCCAAAGACCATCCAGCAAAAGAAACCCGCAAGGATCGCCTACTACGGTGCTTTCCCAATCTATTGACAAACGGAAAAATCAACGAAAACGGAGACGTTGACCTCTGCCCGGAGTATTACCTGGAAGATAGTTATTGCGACACCGAAACGCGGATCTGCGACAAATATGGGGACGATTGCGCAATCTGCAAGCACGAATACTGGTCAGAAGAGCCACACGGATCTGCATATTGGGACAAGTATTGGGAGGAAGACCATGGACGCTAAACAATACATAGATACTCTGCGTCGCATATGCTCTATAGATTGCTTCTGCGACAACTGCGATTTCAAGAAAAATGGAGCCTGCCCACTTGATAAAACGTTTCTTTTATCAACGCCATCGGAAGACATCGTCTCGTCTGTTGAGCAATGGGCCAAGGATCATCCTATTCAACACAAGAAAACACGAAACGATGTTATGCTTGCAGAGTTCCCAAGTGTCGAACTCGACAAAGATGGTATTATCAACACATGCCCAAATTTCCCATTGTCCCATTTTGGTACAGAGCGTTGTGAGCAGTATAAGAGAAACTGCGACGTCTGCCGCAGAGATTATTGGTTAGAGGAGGTAGGCCCTGATGGACGCTGTTGAATACATAAAGGAAGCAAAGCGCATTTGTAAAAGCCGAAGTGTTTGTAAAAGTGTTTCTGGTAAATGCCCATTGCTAGACGAAAATGGACACTGCACCGCAACCGCAGATATATACGCTGCGGATATAATCGAAAAAACAGAAAAAGCTGTGCAGATTGTCGAGCAATGGGCAAAAGACAATCCAATCAAGACCCGCCAGAGCGAGTTTCTGAGGATGTTTCCTAACGCCGACTTTTGTCAAGGTGTTATAGATATATCGCCATGCAGCATCGAAAAAGAAATGAAAAAATGCTGCGGCGATAGGGAGTGTGACGAATGCAAAAGGACTTACTGGCTCGCGGAGGTAACCGACAATGATAACGATTGATATAAAACTAAAGCCTTGCCCGTTCTGTGGTTCTACAGCCGGGTTATATGAAAGCTATGACGGCAGGTATGTAGTGCAGTGCAACTACTGCTGCATCGGAACTATTCACATGAAAAACAAACAGGACGCGATTGAGTTGTGGAATCACAGAACGGAGGGCATCGAATGAACATTGGAACAGCTATAAAATGCTGCCCGCTCTGCGGTGGACGCATTGTTGTAAGCAATCTGTATCAGTACTCGCTGAATTATACAATGCGCAAGGATGGCAAAATTGGTAACCGGTATAAGCGCGGCGATGATGGTTCTATGAACGTGAGCCTTGCTTCTTGCGAAAATTATAAAACCTGTGATGCACGATGGGAAGAAGAAGAATTTTTCGTTGAACCTGACGGAACTTTTTACGACTATAAGTACAGCGAGGATGAATAAATGGCAATCAATAAAAAGACCCGCGTTGCGGTGTACAATAAATTTGACGGTCATTGCGCTTACTGTGGTCGCCACATTGCCTACAATGATATGCAGGTAGACCACTTCAAGCCGCAGAGGGCGTGGAACCCAGAGGATTCCGGCACGGACGACATTGAAAACCTTATGCCGTCCTGCCGTATGTGCAACCATTACAAACGCGCCCACGACCTTGAAACATTCAGACGATACATTGCGGAGATTCCGCGAAAACTGCAAGAAAACTACATTTACAAGGTCGGCATCGCTTACGGCAATGTGCTGGAAAATCCGAAAGCGATCAAATTCTATTTTGAGAAAGCAAGGGATAACCATGCGACTGATTGATGCAGATAAAATTGTAGAGGTTGCCGAACACGCATACGGTGAGTGGAACAAGGCGATGGCGGCAGCAGACGGGAGACAAATCAACCGATGCTTCAAAATGCAGGAACTGTGCAAAGCGGTAAAAAGTGTTGCGGACGACTGCCCAACCATCGACCCGGAAAGTCTGCGACCTACGGCAGAATGGATTGAAGCACCGGATGAAGGTGCAGACGGAAGCTGGGAAGCTTGTTCTAGCTGTGCATGGGAATCCAGATGGGCAGCATCACAGTACAAATATTGCCCCCACTGTGGCAAAAGGATGGTGAACGCAGATGACTAAAATCGTTGCATTTTTTGAAATTTTTATTTTGCTGACCTGTGCAGTATATTTAGTTTTTCGCGTAATAAAGGCCATAACGCAGAAGATACCGCAAGAGCCAAAGAAAGAGACACTGTGCGACACCTGCGAACACCTTGTTCACAAGGGCGGAGACATAGAGTTGGGAAAATACAAATGCGAATTTGAACTTGTGAGTTTTTATAAATCGCCGGAATATTGCCGGAACCATGAGCAAAGAGAGGAAAACAAAGAACTCCCGGAGGCGAAGCCTTGAATATGAATCGAGTAACATATCGAGATAGTGCAGCGGAACGAGAACTTCAGATTCTTCGTTCAATTCTGTCTGAAATCGACAAGCAGAAAGAGTCAGTCATCGAAGACGCTGTTACACAGGCATTAACCAAAGAAAACAGCGAAACTAATGTCCTGGATGATGTGAACGGGAAAATAGAAAAAGCATCCCAACTTGCAAACGATGCAATGACCAGATTTCATCAAAAACACCCAGAATTTTATGCCGTACAGGAATGTCCGTCTTGCGGAAGGATGTGTCTTTACGATGCAGTGTTTGGTGTTTTGGACGATCCGACACGGATAAAGTACAAATGCAAGGCTTGCAATAGAGAATTTGAAAGAGAAACCGGATACTGGATAAGTTATTATGAGCACGCTTGAATCCGTCACCCACTGGATGCCGCTCCCTGAACCGCCAAAGGAGGCACACAATGACTAACAAAACATACGAACGAGCCTTTAACATCGCCATAAAATACGGCTTTTGCAACGATTGCAGATGGGTGTGGGATAAGAGACACTGCCATGAATGCGACTGCTACCAGAACACCGTCAAGGTAATCCGGGATGCGTTAGAAAAGCTAGACGCTATCGAGGAGTCTAAAGCAACCGTTTGGCACGATGCACAGAATGACCCGCCTAAAGAAAACGGAGAATACCTGTATTACTACGAATACTTCCGTTATGGTAACTACAACTGCATGTACCGCACAATGGATCGCGGATATTTTTTCAATGGTCATTGGAGCGGTGAGCCTACGAACGGAACCAACACAAAAGTCCTCGCATGGACAGAACTGCCAGCGCCACCAACTAAGGAGTGATGTATATGACCCGTAAACGATACAAGAAGCTTATGATGAGCATTGGTTATAAGCGCAATGACTTTAACAAGATTATTACATACGAAATTTGTGGCGAAGTGTTCTCCACACACAGATACATGACCGACAGAGAAATCTTTACAAGCTACAACGACCTATGGGATTGGCATAGCCAATATTTTTACATCTATAAAGGATACGGTTGCACTGTCAAATATGATCTTAATGACCGCATCTGGTACGGAAAAATTGACGACATCAGCGACCTTGTGAACTTTCATACGAAGAAGTTTATAAATATTGACGAAGTGGCGCGGGATGCAATCGATGACTATCTCGATTTCTGCGCCAGAATAGGGAAGGAGCCAGAGAAACCAAATGTTTGATTTTAACAAAGATTTAGAAGGTAATGTTTGCCCGCTAAAGTATGACGCCCCCAACAATGAGACAACGGGAATGCAGCCCGAATTGCACTTGGTACAACGACTATTATGGCAAATGCGCAATCTGGGTGCTGATGAAAAAGCGGAGGGGAGAATATTATGAGCTTTAATGATTCCATGGGCACTCGTATGAAAGAGTATTACGAGGCAGTTCCTAAAACAAAGTTAATGCGCCGAACGCCAGTCGCGATTAGGGTAGACGGCAAGTCGTTCCACACCTTTACTCGTGGCTTTCAGAAGCCTTTTGACATGATCCTGATGAAATCTATGCAGGAAACCATGACGTACCTGTGCAAGAATATCCAAGGCTGCGTGTTTGGCTATACACAGTCAGATGAAATCACTCTGATCCTGATTGACTACCAGACACTTACCACGGATGCTTGGTTCGATTATGAAGTTCAGAAACTGTGCAGCGTATCCGCCAGCATGGCGACCATGGCATTCAATAAATTCTTCAGAATGTCTATCTGGGACGAAGATTCTGCATGGAAAAGTAGTCTTACGCCACAATCTATGGATGTACAAATTGCTCATAACGAGTATGTTGCAAAGATGACGACTGCCGCCAATAAAGGTGCTATGTTCGATGCCCGATGCTTCAATATCCCAAAGGAAGAAGTTTGTAACCTTATCTACTGGCGTCAGCTTGATGCGACACGCAATTCCATCCAGATGGTGGGGCAAGCATATTTCTCACACAAGCAGCTTGATGGGAAGAAGTGCAACGACATTCAGGACATGCTTATGGAGCAATTTAACATCAACTGGAATAATTATCCTACCACATGCAAGCGTGGCACAGCCTGTATCAATAAGAATGGGCAGTGGGTCCTTGATACTGAAATGCCAATCTTGAAAGGTGAAAACCGGGATTATGTTAATCGGTACATTTTTGTTGGCGAATAACCAGCAGCGCCTAATATCCACTATCACAAACAAACTGCGGCATTTTGCCACTAATAAGTAAACAGTAAGGAGATTATTATGAACGATAGAATCGATACGCGGCCATACTTTATGCTGATTCCTACAGAGCGGCGGCTCCGCACACATGAATTTGCAAATTCCTTCATGGACATGGCGTCGGCGTTTCTGCCGGGGAGCAAACCAATCGCCGATGAAGCCTATGACAAGAATTGTCTTGCCTGTGTTGATTTTTACGACTACCTCGCAACGGCCATGATCGGATCGCTTGAGCTGACCGGTGAAGACGCCATTGATGCCGGGCTGCAATATGCCAGCTGTGCCCGTGTGCATGAGGCGGTCGTTGCCTGCATGAAGAACCTGCGCAGCGAGATCGATGTATGGCTGGAAGCGTGCGAAGATGACAAGAGCTGAATATGAGAAGCTGAAGGACTTCCCGAAAGATAAGCTCATAGATATCATCAAAGAAGAGGACAGGCTTATAAAAGTCATCTCTGAGTGCTGCATTGATGCAGACAAAGATGGGAATTGCGATTATGCCGTACTTAAAATAAAAATGTATCTGCGTCATATTTACAATCCTATAAACTGCGCGGTTGAGACATATGCTGATGAGCTAGAGGTGCCAAATATTGATGAACGATAAAATCGAGAAAAACCAGGTGCTTGATGCGATGAGACTTATCAAGCAATACTGCAACGAAGAGTCCGGCTGTGAATTCTGCGACTTTTATAGGAGCGGAGACTGCATTACAACATTATCCTTACCATGCTCATGGGACCTTGATGGGTTTGAGTGGACAGCGCAGGAAGCAGCTTTGGCAAAGGCCCTTCTCAATTACGACGTAGATACTATCGATTACAACGGTACCCAACTGTACGCATGTAAAAGTGAGCAAGACGGCACATACACAAATTTTCGTGTGATTTCTACAAACCTGTTCCCAAGCATCACGACGCCAGGCAAATATTCACTGACCAAAATCGCCAACAGGGAGACAGACTGATGAAATTTTATCGAATTTGGTATCGCAGCTATGCTGATGTAGAAGCAGACAGCGAGAAAGAAGCAGTGGATAGATACTTGGATGACCCGTCGTGTGCTGGTGACGATGATTTAGATATTACCGATGTATATGAGCTAGAGTAGGACAGCAATGCGTGACCCTAAGAGAATCTGGCCGTTTTTGAGTAAACTGGCGGAGCTGTGAGAGTTGAAACCGGATTACCGCTTCTGGCAGCTGCTGCAGAGCATCCCGCTAGACCGCGACCCGTTTTTCTTGGAAGAGGCTGAGACTGAAGTAATTCTTGACAAAGAGATTGTCGAGGCCAAGGCGTGGCAGAAGGAACAGCAGGGGAAATACAAACTGTAATAAGGAGAGATAACGATGACACGCAAGAGATATATCAAACTATTGATGGCAAATGGTTGGAGCCGGAACGAGGCGGAACATATAGCCAGTTTTGGAAAAACTGAACAAGGGCAAGTTTTGAGCAACCGTATGAAGAAGCACAAACTGGCCCACCGTGGGTGCTGGCCTTGTGATACATATGATGAACTGTTGGATTTTTGGTTTGATGCCAATATGCTCAGGCGTAACAGCACGCCCGTAGAGCCGCCTGTGAACCTTTTTAAGGAGATGTGATAACTATGTCAAATGATGAAATTATTCGCCGTAGAGACGCTCTGGAGGCGTTGGGAGAGGAGCCTATGGTGTGGTGCGAGGACGACCCGGCACAGGTACAGGAGCACAACGGCTGGGAGCACATGATTGATGCAATCAACGCTATCCCATGCATGCCGTTCCAGCTGCACGAGCTTACAGAGACCGAAGTTTGTGGGTTACACGGAGACAATGTGATCGTATCAGCACCGACTATTGAGGAGCTGGACAAGCGTGTTGTGCCGTGCCTTGGGTCGCACAAGGATATTGACGGGAAGAAATACATCGTGCTGGACGGCGAGGAGTACAGCCAGAGCCTGTTTGTGGACGGTACGATAACTTTGTGGAAGGTGCGATAAGAACGCCGCAGAGGGTCTGTATCAAGGGCTGAAGTAGTACCAGATTGGGTACAGTTGGGTGACGTGTAAAGGGGTGGTCAGTTTGGTGACCCCTTGCGTTGTTCAATAATTGAGTAGCCCTCGATTTGAGGGGAGCTGGAACGTCAATTTAACGGTTGAGGTGGCATATGAGGGGACTGAGTGAGGCAGAAGGAGGTGACAACATGACGGTTCGAGAATTTTATGAGGCTGTGCCGGACGAGCACAAGGACGAAATTTTGTGCGTGTATGACAAAAACCATGACACTGTTGAAGTTGCAGATATTTGGACAACACAGGTCCCAGGGGCACAGATTGGGCGCTTTAGAAGAGGCATGACCGATGTAGTCGTTGTGTATTAAGGGCGAGGCAACAATCCCTGCAAAGGCGGGAATAAGCCCCACATTCCAGCCCTGACAAGATCACCTGTGTGCGGAGTGCTTGTGCCACAATTTATAAAGCACAAGGACGACGCCGGGATAAGCATCGTGACCAGAGAGAACGATGCGCAGGACCGAACAAGGGGCAGGAGGAAGTAATGGCGTAATAAGTCAATAAGGTCAACGCGCACGCAAACACCTTTACGCACTATACGCCTTGCATAAAAAAACCTGAGGAGTAAATGCCAACACTAACAAAGTCAAGGGTCACACGCAACACAAGCCCGGCGCAACAAGGCGTGAGAACGCCGCTGAGGACGAGGTTTTTGGACAGGACCCGGAGCTTCTGGGACCTATACTGACATGGGACCAGAACGCGGAGGGGACTGGACAAAAACCGAGTCCGATAAAGATAGCACTATGAAATATAAGTGAGCGGATTTTTGCTGAAAACAGGGGTATATTCTACCAAAACCCGACGATGATTATGGCAGATTATGTGCCGTATTCAGCAAAAATCCGACGATGATTTTTAGGCGCATTTTGTATTGAACGTTGGCGTCAGGTCAACAGAAGCATGATGCCATAAAAAAACGGAGGTATTGATGTATCTACAAAAAAATTATTCAGACAAAATTAAGATTTTTATTCCAGCTCATTTATTACAGGAATCATCGCCATGTCTTGTCTCTGTGTATCTTGCTCTATATATGATGGCCGATATGAACGGGTTAGAGTGGACGCGGAGAAAGACATCTGTAATTGATTTGTGTAAGAACGCTGCATTTTTTAACAACAACGATTTAAGAGCTAGGCATTATACGGCTGTCAACAGGGCGCTTGACAGTTTAGAGGAATATGGATATGTAAAATTTTATGGAAGATCAGACGACCCCAAAATGATTTTTGGATTTGATTTTACTGATGATATTGTTGCGAAAGCCAAGGAACATGCGATAAACGGCAAAAATATGTTAGCGTGCATTGAGCTTAATGAATTTAAAGTCCTATGGGATTTGTTATGTTCATCTGGTGGCAAAGGATATTCGAGATCGACGATATTACGTATTTATATCGCATTAAAAATGTATGCTGGCTTTTGGGGCAATGTTCACAAAGATGTCAAAGCACCAGTGTTTGTTGGATATTATGGTACTGTTATGAATTTGTTGAACGTGTCGAGAACAACCATGAAAGAAAGTATAAAAGAACTTAGATCTTTAGGCTTGGTTGTCACCACATATTGCAAACGCACGGAAAACGACGACAAAAGGAAAAATTTCGTCACTGCAATAATTGTTTTTCCTATACTTTGTACAAATATAAAAGCAGAAGAGTTGACAGAACAAGTTGAGTTAATTCTTGAAGATGAAGACCCGGGAAAATCGTGGTATAAGCCCGGATGGACGCCGACTGTAGCAAAAGCAATAAGGACAAACCATGAGCGTAATATGGATCAGGTTCTTGATATAGTCCCCGATGACCCGATGCTTTTCGCAAGTAACGACATTTTCTAACGAACTAACGCCCAACGGGGCGATGATATAAACAGAACCGCTGTGGCGGGCAGGAAAGGTAGGTGATGCGGTATGCGTGTGTGAGGGTCAGGCTTAACGCATATTACAAATTGTATAAAACAAAGGAGGTACGCTGTTTGAATATTAAGCGTGCAGAGACGAAACTGATTTTGACGCAGGCTGCGCTGGATGCGTGGGGCATGTTCAAGATGATCGTGTGGGCCATATGTGCGATTGCAGTGGTCGCGGCAGTGGGATTGGGGGTGAATTGGCTGTTTGCGCTGGCGTTGTTTGTTGGCGTGCCGTTGGTGACAGGTCTTGCGTGGGCTGTTGTATACCGCTGGTGCTTTGACAATGGAGCGCTGAAGCTGGAGCAGGTAGACCCAGACGAGAACGACAATGGAGAGGGGGACGAGTAATGTTTGCACCCCCGTTGTATGTAGTACGGAAATTTCCGCTTTCCTTTATTATAAGCAACAACTTTAACATCCAGCTTGACCCGGATGAGGAAAAGCGCTTTCAGGTAAAGCAGGGAGACAACATGCTTTTCCGGCAGGTGCGGCTGATTACATATGAGACCGATAAGTTTAACCGCTTTGTGGTGTTTGTGAACTGTGTGGGCGGGCAGAACAAAAAGAAAGAGATGACGCGGCTGATTCACCACGGGTTCAAGGTTGGCAAACAGGAATTTGTGGTGAGTGAGCGCAGTGCCAGCATGGTACGGCAGGGTATCCTGAGTTTTGTGGACAGACGGATTGCCAAGGAGTTGGACAAGCGTATCACGATGGGGATAACTTTTGAAAAGTGCGTTATATCGAAGTATTCCGGCTATCGTGGTCTCTGCTTCTCCAGTTGCCACTGTATTGAGGGCTGGGTGCCGAATATTGTCGTTGTACCTGACTGTTTTTTGACCATCAAAGACCAGCACATCAAGTATGTGTATGATAAAAAGATCAAGTTCAAGGATAAGAACACCGGTGCAGAGCGTGATTGGACACAGAAAGACATCACGGAAGGTGTCCGCGATATTACCATCAACGCATTTGACGGCTGCGGCATTGCACATCCAAAGATCATGGAGGAAGTTCGCCGTAGGATCGGCAGTGATACACCTATTACGAGCGCGGTGATACGAGCACCAATGGTTTGCTGATAAGCCCCTCAGTACAGTGATGTGCTGTTGAATCTCCTTGAATTGCTGGGAAGCCCTAAAGATCAGTTGGCCGTATCCAGCGGCAACGAAAGTAGAAAAAACGAACTGATATGGTGCATGGTTAAATCCTAAACACTTTAGCAATGGGTTATCAGCAGCCAAGCCGGGAGACCGGAAGGTTCATCGACTATTTATGTACACCAAGCGGTGGAAGTTGGGAGACATCTAGTGACAGATGATGATATAGTCAGTGCTTATGCGAAAGCATGAGAAAACAAAAATTTCTTACGGAAAGGACATAATGGTAGTTTTACCACAAGAAATCGAGATTTGTATATATCATAAAAATTATATTTTAGATGAGTATAGGACAAAAGGCTATGAGTGTGAACTTGGCGTTCCATTTATGGTAAAATTTGAGGATTTAAGAGCAAAACAGAATGTAAAAATAAAAGTAAAGTGTGATTATTGTGGTAAAGAATTTATGATGAAAAATGGACATTATCAGAAAGATGTTTTAGGTGGAATTATAAAGAAAGTTGCGTGCATAGATTGCAGTCGTAAAAAGCAAGCTGAGTCTAACATACTTGTATATGGTGTAAAATCTACGGCTCAATTAAAAGAAGTAAGAGAAAAACAGAAGAACACTATGCTGGAGAGATATGGTGTTGTGAATATTCTACAAACTGAAGATGGACAACGTAAGGCAAAAGAAACTAATATGAAAAAATATGGAGTTGAATGGGCAGGGCAAGCAGAATGTGTGCGTAATAAAAGAGAAAACACTATGTTAGAAAGATATGGGTATAGAACGCCTTCAGAAGTGCCAGAGATAAATGCTGCAAGAAAAGAAACATTTAGGAAGAAATATGGCGTAGAAAACCCCTTTATGGTTGATGATGTAAAAAATAAAATTTATGAAACGTTTGGTTCGCGTGGAAAAGTTAGAACGAGTAAAGCTCAGCAAGACTTAAATGATGTCGTAAACGGAAAATTAAATCAAAAAATTGGAAAATATAACGTTGATATTGTAACTGATGATAATGTTGTAATTGAGTATGACGGTGGCGGGCATGATATTTGTGTACAACTTGGAAATATTACGCAAGAAGAATTTGACAAAAAAGAAAAATGTAGAGAAGATGCGATAATCGAATCTGGATATAAGATTATTCGCTTTATCAATGCGCATGATAGAGAACTCTACGATAAAGAAAAAGTACGATGCGCAATAAAAAATTGCAAGGCAGAACTTGATGCCGGGAAAAATATCGTCAGGTACGACTTTGCTACAAATGTAATACAGTAAGAAATTTTTGTCTCTTACAGAGTAGCGATCTGTGAGAGTAACACAACAGGAAAGGCGTGGTCCATAGTGTTGACTATGAGACTTTTTTTGCAGAGCGCGGCGTGCGGTTCATTACAGATATCTGGGGCGTGCAGCATGATGTAAGCCCGGGCGCAGAACCGCTGATGATTTTGACGGAGGGGCAGTACAAAGGATACTCCTACTTCAACAAAACCGGCACGATTGCGGACTGGGAGGAGTATTGGTATCAGTTCAAGAAGTACAACCATTGTTTTGGTATTGCCAAGTGGAACTTTGATGCCGATACCGAGCCGCTTATGACGCGGGCAAACTACCAGATTTTGCAGGATTTGGACTTGTCGTATGACAAGTTCCGCTCTATCGCAGATGACAGCATCAACTGGTTTGAAAAGATCACAGACGGCGACCCGATTTATACATACTGCTTTCTTGGCATGTACGCCGATAAGCATAAGGCGTTGAACGACTACTGCGCAGCCATTCTCAAAAACCCGGAGATGATGAACGAGGACGGTGTGCGGAACTACATTGTGAATTTGCTTGGGAAGTACCGCGATGATATGAAGTGTGGAAAGCTTTGGACTAAATCCACCTTCAAAACATTAACTCCTGATTTGATCATGTTGATGGAACATATCGGCGGGTTGCCCTTAAAGGGAGCGCTGGAGGCGGATGAATTCTTCTGCTTTGACAGAACAGGAACCATGCTTGGTGAGCGATTGTTAGAGCGGAACCCACATATTTGCAAGAGTGAACATGTTATTTTAAAAGGAACAACGAACGAACTTCTGGAGAAGTATTGTGGACATTTGGTCAACACGGCGATTGTAAACTGCAAAAGTATCACGCCGCAGCGATTAAATGGCGCGGATCAGTCATGGTTCGGGGCTGTGGTAACACAGCATTTGGAACGGTGTGAACCCTTCATCAGGGGTGTGGCCTAATGGCTGCTAACAGGGAATGCCCGCAGGGGAGAATCCTGTGCTTCACAAGGAGTGCATCGACTATCCGGGATGAGTGTACCGGAGTACGGTCGCTATTGATACGCGGCTGGGAGCGCACCGCTGCCGAAAACGGCAGAAGATATAGTCAGCACCTACGCAAAATATAACGTAGGTACGTATGATGGTGATCTTACATTGATTGTTAATGACCCTGTAATTATGAGTGGCGTTGATCGCAACGCTTCTGTAGTTATTGATGTTGAGGACAAGGTCACTGCATTGAAGGAAGAATACAGCATCCAGAACAGAACAAACTGTATTATTCGCAGCTTGCGCAGCTCCATTGGAGAGATAAGCAACTATGCGAGTGCATACCACAACAAAGCGCCAAAAACACAGGAGCAGAAAAAGCGATACGAGGGGTATGTTGATCTACTCTCGGTGGTCAACGGCAAAGCCATCGATTTCGCGAAGACGGGAGTGCTTTACCCAGTGCCCCGCAACATTGCGAAATACGGTCGTCCGCTGCCGTATTTTATGAAGTACGCAAGCCCGTACTACAAGCGGATGAAAAAGCTGAGTTGTACCCACTCCAACATGAACATGCTGTGCTTTGAGCTTGAGCGCTGGGAAAACACAATTCGCAAGCGGCGCATGAAAAAGTTCGACTGGAGGATCATGTTTGATGAAGAGATCGGGTATGACCAGGAACACTTTGACGCTATTGAGTTGATATTTTGCGAATTTTATAAGCTGTGCAGGGATTTGGCGGAGCTGAATCACCAGTGCAGACACTACGAAACGTACAAAGACATTTTAAGAGAACAGAACATTACGAAAGAGATCGCTACGAATTTTGAGGTAAACTGGCAGTATTACTACAACATTTACCGCAGCCGGTGCCAGCAGATCGTGCCGGATGTGCGTGAGCTTGCAAACATTTGTGTGGTTTTGTGCTATGACAAATATAAGAGCCGCAACAAAAAGTTCATGTGGCAGATGGCCGGTAAGGGTGTAGTAGAGAACATCAAACAGGTAAACATCTGCCTGCCGCAGGAGTGCGATGACGGCGAGTATGAGTACCTTGGAAAGCGTTATACGCTGGCCCCTGTGGAAAGCGACATCCCGGTAGAGTATATCGATGCAGAGCTTGTGCCGGGAGGTGACTGCGATGTTTTATGATTTTTACTGCAACGAGAAGATGCTGCTTGATAATTACAAGAAGAATGATTTGGGAAACCGTGCGTTGAAGCGTGTAATTGGGCGCAGCGGAATGACGCCTGACAAATGCGCTGATATGTACCTTACGATGTTTGACAACAGTTTGAATTTGAGCTACAACAGATATGACCTTGTAAGGCATTTTGAGACCTGTGGAACGAAGACATGTGAGTTATTACAGATTGACAGTATAAAAGTATATAAACAAGACCTTGAATGGATCATGACACAAATTGAGACACACAATCTGAAGCAGAAAGAGCAACTTTGCCTGTTTGGCGTTGTGATGATGTGTAGGATTTTACATATGGACACGATAGATTTGACGACCGAGTTTAAGATCAAGCGGTTTTGCAGCTGTTTTGAATCGCACCTACATGATGTAACCATCAGAAAGGGAAAGTGGTACGAGACTTATCACGCGCCGATAGGGATGGAGACGGTGAGCGATGAGTACGGCATCCTGCTACGGACGGACAGCGAACATACCGCGAAGAAGATTGGCTGTTATTATACCTATGAGAATTATGATTTGAAGAATAATGAAGTTGTATACGAGATGGTTGTTACGCCGGACACAAATCGGCTGAACCTGTATGCTTTGTATCAAACGGTGGGGTTGAAAAACATACGGTTCTGCGTGAGCTGTGGCTGTGCGTTTACGGCAAGAGGTAACATGACAAAGTATTGTGATGATTGCGCCAAGATCATAAAAAGAGAACAGACAAGAGAAAGAGTACGCAAATACAGACAGCGGCATTCTACGATGTAACGCTTTTAAAATAAGGCGGTTTACAACGATTAAGGACTGTTGACTTTATCCCGCACAGGGCTTCGGCTTTGGGCGGGATTTTGTTTTGTCCGATTTTAAAAGGTTTTATAAGGAGCGATGTTTGTATGATTACTATTTCTAAGGCAGAGGCCAAGATGATCCGTGAGAAGTTCCCCCGTGCGCACATGGTTACGACCGTGCATAAGACCATGGTTGACGAGACCAGAGATGTGCTGAAAGCACTTGTTAATAATGTTGACGCGCAGCAGGCACTGGAGGAGATGGAGCGGGATGAACGACGCCGTACCGCCCGTACTTTGGGTGACGAGGTGGTTGCATGAACGATTGGCCGAAATTGAGCGGTGAGACGGACGCGCAGTATGTGTACCGTGTTTGCCGCAGCAAGGATGAAATTGGTACATGGACGGACGTGGCCGGTGTAATCAACGAAACGCTGGGCTGGGACAAGGGCGAGTGCGCCTACCGCAAGACATGGAAGGCATACCAAGATCTGCAGCAGGTGAGCGAGGTTGATACAGCCAGCACGGAAGAGCTGCTGGAAAGCATCCGTGAGGAGAGGCGTGAGCTGGAGAAGGCGCGGGTTAAGATGCGTGATGAGCGTAACGAGGTCAGTCGGTTGCTTCGTGCAAAAGCGCGTGGTGAGAGTATGCGTGAGCTGATCGAGCGCCGCGTTGATGCCTATGACCCGATGGATTATGCGCATGTGGATGTGCTGCAGTGTGTAGGACAGGGCGACTGTGACCTGATTGTTCATTTGACTGATTTGCACGCAGGGATTCATATTTCCAACTACTGCAACCAGTATAATCAGCAGATTATGATGTATCGTCTACGCAAATATGCTGGCAAGGTTACAGAGATCTGGCGGCGGCATAATGCCAAAAAGTGCTATGTGGTGCTGGGCGGTGATATGGTCAACGGAGCTATTCATGTGAACAGTCGCTTGGAAAACAACGAGAATGTGATCGACCAGGTGATTTCTGCCAGCGAGGCTGTGAGCTGGTTTGTGGCAGAAATGGCGAAGCTGTTCCTCGACGTTGAGGTATACAGCGTACCTGGCAACCACAGCCGCGTATTCCCTAATAAAGAAGACAACCAGCACGGAGAGTATCTGGACAGGCTTGTGAGCTACTACGTACAGGCAAAATGTGCGCAGATTAACAACGTACACGTATGTGATGTAGATTATGACGGCTCAATGGTTCGATTTGGCGTGCGCACGCTGGATGTATTTGCTGTGCATGGTGATAAAGACACTCCCGCAGGAGTAGTCAATAATATCACGATGATGACGGGTGTAAAGCCCGATATTATTTTGATGGGGCACCGGCATACCAATGGCCTGACCACCGTGTACGACACGAAGGTTTACGAGAGCGGCTGCGTGGATGGTCCAGATAATTATTGTATGGATAAGCGATTGAAGAATAAACCGGAGCAGACAGTTTTGGTCGTCAATGACCTAGGGCTGGACTGCGCCTATGATGTAAAGCTGGACTGACCCAGCTGGTGAATTTTAAGGGAAGGGAAGTGAGTTTTTGGAGGAGAATGTTAAGAAGCAGCCTGAGTTTTTTTGCAGCTATTCTAGCCGCCTGACAAACTTTTTGAAGGCGTATGGACTTAGCTACGAGAAGCGCGAGGTGAACGATATTACCGGCGCACCGTTTTGTGTGTTTAAGCGGACACCAAAGCTGCTGGCGATTGTGAACTATTGGAGTAACGGCGGTCGTAATCAGTTTGCTGATTTTGACGAGAACGGTAACCCAACAGAAAACAAGGTGGGTGATCCGTAATGGGACGACCCAAAGGAGCTAAAAATAAAGCGACGATTTTACGAGAACACGCAGAGGCGCAGGCGCGAATCCAGCGTATTATGGCGGAGGAGGACCAGCCGGAAGTGTTTTTCTGTGTGACGTGTCATAAGAAATTTACACGCCAAAAGGATAACTTTTATCCGAGCCAAAGTCAGCTGTGGGCAGGGAATAATCACTTTATGCCGAGTTGTAAGAGTTGTGTTGATAAGTTGTACGACCATTATTGCAAAACGCTTGGCAACGAAGAAGATGCTGCAAAGCGCGTTTGTATGCGGTTTGATATGTATTACAACGACAAAATTTTCAGATCTACGGCAAATCGTGCAGCGAATCTTACCCGCATGGCTGCATGGGTCAAGCAGCTGAACATTGTACAGTACCGCAACAAAACCTTTGACGATTACCTGGAAGAAGTTAATGGCCGCATCATCAATGAGGTCGATGACAACTCCCAAGCCGTAGATGCCAAGGGGCGTGTCAGCCAGCGTATGCTTGATTTTTGGGGGACATCCATGAAGGATCAGGAGTATCTGTTCCTGGATAGAGAGTACAAAGACTGGACAACGCGGTACGAGTGCAAGACAAAAGCGCAGGAGGTACTGTTCAAGAATATCTGCATTGGTGAGCTTGCCTGTGAACGTGCGGCCAAGAGTGGCGATGTCAAGGACATTAAAACGGCCAATGACAACCTGCAGAGCTTGCTTGGGTCTGCTAACATCAAGCCTAACCAGACAAACGACAATGCGCTTGCCGAGGCAAACACCTTTGGCACGCTGATTGAAAAATGGGAGCGGAGCGACCCGATCCCTGAGCCTGACCCGGCGTGGAAGGATGTAGATGGTATTGGCCACTATTTCCGTGTGTGGGTGCTTAGCGCCTTGTGCGAACTGTTTAAGCTGAAGAACCCTTATAAAGAGGAGTATGACGCTGAAATGGAACGTTATACCGCGCACAAGCCGGAATATTACATGAATGACGATGAGCCTGATGAGGCCGCCGAAGCTGCAAAGTGAGGTGGTAGGTCATGGCTCAGAAAAGAACTGCAGAAGAAGTTGCAAATGACAAGGCTACGCAAATCATGAACGCGGTGGCGAAGTGGTGCTCTTTTTACAGGGCAAACCCGCACCGATTCTGCAAAGACTATTTAAACTTAGAGTTGCATCCGTTCCAGGTCGTCTTGCTTTTTATGATGAATCTGGCGACGAATTTCTGCTTCATTGGAAGTCGTGGTCGATTTAGGCCCACAGGCGGAGAGATCTGCTTGATCGCATCGGGCAAAATCGGTAAAGGCTGATAATGCTGATACCGAGATAACTGTACCTTTAATAAAGTGCAGTATTGTAACGCATAGGCAGTGACCCTATCATAGATAGAATATAATCTGCCCACGAGTGTCCGACATCCTACATGGATGAAAATGTATGCTGACCTTATGGGAAACCATAAGAACTGCCGGATAAAAAGCCGGTAGGATAACAATGTGCTAGGAAAGACTTTCCTGACAGCAGTATTCATCGTTTATAAGGCAATTCTTTATCCGCACAGCAAAATAGTGGTTTGCGCAAAGGTTCGAAGTCAAGGTGCGCAGGTTCTTGAAAAGATAACAAAAGAACTTATGCCGATGTCACCGCTATTGCGCAGTGAGATAAAAGATGTTGTCATCAATCAAAGTAAGGCTGAGATTACATTCCGTAATGGCAGCTTTATCGAAGTTGTTACAGCGAGCGATACCTCCCGCGGACATCGTGCTACGATTCTGGTCTGCGACGAGTTCCGTATGATCGACAAGGATGTCATTGATCTGGTCCTGCGTCGTTTCCTGACGGTTGCACGCCAGCCTGGTTATTTACGGAAGAAGCAGTACAAACATTTGCTGGAGCGACCTATTGAAATGTACTTGAGTTCAGCATGGTTTCAATCTCACTGGTCGTGGCAGCTGTGCCAGGACTATTTTTATAATATGTACGCCACAGACAAAAAATATTTCTGCTTCCGGTTCCCATATCAGATGCCTGTAAAAGAGGGTATGTTGTCGCTGGAGCAGGTTGAGGATGAGATGTCCGAATCTTCGTTCAGCGACATTAAGTTCCGTATGGAGATGGAAGCCATGTTTATCGGAGTGACCGATGGCGGGCTGTTCAGCTTTGAAGATATAAACAAGGTGCGCAATCTGAAGCAGGCATTTTATGCACCGGGCACTATCTTGGCAGGCAGATCCATTGAACCGCCCAAGAAAAAGCCTGGGGAGAAGCGTATTTTAACGGTCGATATTGCTTTGATGAGTTCTAAGCATAGCGATAACGATGCAACGAGTATTTTCTTAAATAACATGATACCGAGCAACAGTGGACGATATACCAGCAACATGGTATATACGGAAAACTGTGAAGGTATCATCACGCAGGACCTTGTGTTAAAACTGCGCCGTTATTTTAAATGGTTTGACTGCGACTACATCGGTATTGATGCCAAGGGCCTTGGTGCCCCGATCATGGATCTGTTGATGCACGAGTGTTATGACCCGGAGAGCGGAGAGATATTTCCGCCGCTGAACTGCTGCAATAACGCTGATTTCCAGGATAGATGCCCAGATAAGACCGCGCCCAAGGTAATTTGGGCCATTATGGGCAGCGCACAGTTCAACAATGATGTGACGATTGCACTGCGAAGCGGTATTCAGCAGGGACGTATCCGGTTCCTTGATTCCGAGTACGATTGCGAGGAGCTGCTGCGTGCGCAGTTCAAAGGCTATGACAAGATGACGCCGACAGAGCGTACCGCTTTACAGCTGCCGTTTATCAATACCGGGCTGATGGTCAACGAGTTGGTCAACCTTGATTATGAGGCGACAAACAACCTGATCCGTGTACATGAAAAGCCCGGCGCACGCAAGGACCGTTACAGCTCGGTTAGTTACAACTACTACATAGCAATGCAGGTTGAGCGCAGCATGGCAAAGAATTACGCTAAGACAAAGAAAATCGAAATAAACTTTAGGGCACCTGCCAGAAGGAGGGGTACATTTGACTATTGATTCAACGCAGAAAAAAGTGGCCGTGATGACCCCGGATGGCAAGCGCGACTATGTATCTATGACGGAGTTTATGGACAAGCTCCGCTATGCAAATATTTCACAAATCAAAGTCAGAGACCTTGAAAATAACAAGGACTATGCACCTACATACCGTAAGTACACAAAATCACAGATTGTGACCTATCTTGGTAACCCGGCGAACTACGAGACGCAGCTACGCCAGATGAGCCAGTACCTTTATAATATATCGAACTACTACCGCAGACTGATCCAGTATTTTGCGAGTATGTCTACGTTCAGCTATATTGTTGTGCCGTATGGCATTGACAGGACCAAGAGCGTGAACATGAACAAGTTCAAGAAGGGGTACTATGCAGTCATCAATGAGCTGGAGAAAATGAATATTCGGCACGAGTTTACGCGAGCGCTGACGGTGGCATTTCGTGATGATGTGTACTACGGTTATGCGTGGGAAACGAATGACAGCTATACATTCCAGCAGCTGGATCCGGACTACTGCAAGATTTCCAGTATTGAGGACGGCGTGTATAACTTTGCCTTTAACTTTAGTTATTTTGATGCGAACAGTGAACGGTTGCCGAATTTCCCGCCGGAATTCACGACGATGTACAATGCATACGCAAAAGATTCCAATTTGAAATGGCAGGAATTGAGCAGCGACAATACCGTTTGTATCAAAATTAACGAGCAGACGCATATTCCGATCCCGCCGTTTGTGAGCCTGTTCAGCGCATTGGCAGATATTGAGGACTACCGCGCTATTAGCAAAAATGCAAGCGAGGTCAACAATTACAAGGCTCTGGCTTTGGAGATACCGACCGGAGACGATGGCACATTCCTGATCGATTATGACCTGTGCAGGGACTTCTACGACATGCTGTGTAATGTTCTGCCGGAAAACATTGGTGCTTTTATGTCACCCATGAAGGTTTCCAGTTGGAATTTTGAAAAGAGCGGCGCTGTGAGTGGTAGCGATGATGTAGAAAAGGCTGAGGCGTCCATGTGGACACAGGCCGGTGTCAACAGTATTTTGTTTGGCGGCGGTGACAAAGACTCGGCTACATCGGTCAAATGGTCAACTATCAACGACCAAATGATTGTATTTACGGTGATGCGCCAAATTGAGCGCTGGATCAACCGCAAATTAAAGAGTGTTTCGACGGCATATAAGTTCAAAGTGAATATTTTGGATGTTACATATTTTAACCGGCAGGAGATGCATGACCAGTTCGTAAAGGACGGTCAGTATGGCTTACCGGTGCGCAGTGCTATTATGGCCACCAATGGTTACAGCCCCAGTGATATGGAAAACATGCTGTACCTTGAGAACGAAATGCTTGGTCTTGATAAGCTGGAAATTCCGCTTAAAAGTTCTAACACGCAGGGCAAAGACTCTGATGATGAGGGCGGAAGACCAACAAATGCCAGCAAGGGCAAAGACCTGAGCGACGCAGGCGAGGTTACGGCTGAGCATGACAGCAATGCAAATTCTGCGGGGTGATGATATATGAAAGAGGTAAAGATACGCGGGCGTGAACTGGCGGTTCATCTGAGCCTGAGCAGAGCTGTGCTGCTGCGAAAGGAAAAAGATTGCAGCGGACATACCGTGTATGTGTATGCTTTATCTGACGAGGAAATTGCCGCGCTGAAGGAATATGTAAAAGAAAAGCAAAAACGAAACTACTACTGATTGCCTGTGCTTGTCGCGGGCATCTTTTTGATTTGCGGGGTGTGCGATATGGGAAACCTACTGAATCGCCTGCCTGTCACCTTTGAGAAAACAGGAGAAGTCAACGGTAAAGATACGCGATTTATCAATGTAACGATTGATGTTTTGCACACCGGTGACAACCTGAATGGTTCCACTTTATCAAAAGAGGTGGTGGACACGGCACTGGAAAGCATTAAAAACACGCCGATTCTTGGATATATTGAGGAAAGCAAGGCAGGCGACCTTGATTTTAAGGGGCACGAGCACGAGCTGAAAATTGACGAGGACGGCATTCAATATGTATACTCCGGCAGCGCCTATGGCGTGATTCCGGAGAGTTGTAATGCCCGGTGGGTGAGCCGGGATGACGGAACAGGAACGATGCGCGATTATCTGCGCGTAGATGGTCTGCTGTGGACCAAGTTCGATGATTCCTGTGAGATCTTTGAGCGTGATGGCGTAAAGGCGCAGAGCATGGAGATTACGGCGCTGGAGGGAGATGTAGATGACCGCGGCTATTATGTCGTAAAAAATTTTGCATTTGATGGTTGCTGCATTCTGTCTACGACTGATCCACGCATTAAACCGGCGATGGTCGGCAGCGATGTAGTGGCAAATTTCAGCGCTGTTACGCTGGCAAGCCAGATCAAAGAAAAGCTGGACGAATACACAGCACTACAAGGTTCTCAATCCTCCAAGGAGGCTGAGATAGATAACTTTGCGAAAGGAGAAGGTGTTTTGGAGAAGAAAAATGAGATTCTTGCATCCTACGGCATCGATGCTTCTACGCTGGATTTCTCTTTGGAGGAAATTACCATTGAGGAGCTGGAAGAGAAGTGCAAGGAGATGTCTGCGGCTGCAGCAGAACCGAAAAACGAGCCTGAAGCCGCGCCTGCACAGGAGTCTGCGGAACAGTTTACCCTGACGGACAACCAGCGTATGCAGGAAATTTGCGATGCTGTTTCCGGCGAAAAGTACACTGACCGATGGGGCGATGAGTGCAGACGCTACTGGCTGCAGGACGTGCAGGAGAATCGTGCGATCGTGATTGATACGCAGGACTGGAAGACTTATGCGCTGCCGTTTGCCATGGAAGGCGACAATGTCAAGGTTGATTTTGACGGTAAAAAGCGCGTGAAAGTCGTGTACGAGGACTGGGAAGATGGCGCTGCTGAGTCTGAGTTGCCCGTGCTGTATGAGGCACTGTGCGACAAGGTAAATGCTGCCAAAGAGGAGGCTGAAAAGTTCAGCACGCAGTATTCCGAGGTCAAGGCACAGTTCGACGAGATGCAGCCCAAGTATGATGCTTATGTTGCTGCTGAGGCCGAGGCTAAGAAGGTTGAGGAGAACGAGAAGCGCGAAAAGCTGTTTGCCATTATGGACAAGCAGCTGGACGGTGTCGATGAGTACGCCGAGCTGAAGAAGAATGAGGATATGGAGTTTACTGCCCTGCAGGATGAATGCTATAAGCTGCTGGGTAAGAAGGCTACTGCCGAGTTCAGTTATGTTGCACCCAAAGAGAAGAAGGGTGAGATCGAAAAAGCACGCTTTGGCGTGAGCGGGGTCCAGATGCAGTCCGTCTCGGACAAATACGGTGACCTGTTTGAACGCTATAAATAATACGATAAACGGAGGAATTTAACTATGGCTAATGAAAAGCATGCTGTTGTGCGTCTGGATCTTATGTCCGGCACCACTGATGGCTCTCTGCTGAAGAGTGTCAAGGTTTACAAGAATGACAACCCTGTTGCGATCGACAATGCGCAGCTGGTTGTTCTGGGTGAGCGCGAGGGTCGCGAGGTCTATAAGGCCACTGCCCCCACCGCTGAGTCCAAGCCGAAGGATCTGGTCCTGATTGCCAGCGAGGAGCTGTTTTATGATGAGACCCGCACCCACTATCTGACTGAGTGGGTCAATGAGGCTGGCAAGGTCTGCCGCGGCTATGTCCTGCACAACGGCGACGATTTCAGCGCTACTGCTGAGGCTTTCGACAAGGCTCCTGAAAAGGGCAAGTTTGTTGGCTTTGCCGCTGATTCTACCAAGATTGCCGTTCAGGAAGCTGCTGACGACAAGACCTTTGGCAAGATTGAGAGCGTCGAGAAGACTGGCTGGGGCAACGGTGCCTACGAGTATTTCGAGATCCGTGTTTCTTTCTAATTACGGGTTAGGAACAACTAATACATGACATTTACGCGCCGTCCATTTTGTTTGGGCGGCGCTTTCCATTTAGGAGGGTTTTACTATGGAGATTGATAACAAGCTCATCAACCTTGCAGTCGATAGCTATTTTGGCCGACTGGGCAAGGAATACAGCGTTGCTGACAGCCAGGAAGTTCTGCGCAAGGCTCTGCTGGAGGCCAACAACGGCAAGTCCACCATCGACCTGAAGGCAATTCGTGATGGCAAGTGCAGCAACCTGTTCAGCATCATCGAGGTCGTCGTTGAGAAGGTCAGCGAGGAGGGCCTGAAGGGCGACGAGTTCTTCACCAACTTTATTGAGGATCGCAATCTGGCACTGGGCGACAGCAATATCTTCCACACGAAGAAGGATTGCCTGCTGACCGTTGCTGACGTTGCCGAGGGTACGCAGGGCATTCGCCGTCAGCGCCTTGAGAGTGGCTCTGATGTCATGATCGCCACCCAGCTGCAGGCTATCAAGGTCTTCGAGGAAATCAACCGCGTGCTGGCTGGCCGTGTTGACTTCAATGACATGATCCGTCTGTGCTCTCAGAGCTTTACCCGCCATGACCTGGACGGTGCTTACGCCGCTTTCGGCAGCATGATCACTGGCCTGCAGGCCCCGTATATGCAGACCGGCACGATGGATGCTGACAAGCTGCTGGATCTGGTCGAGCATGTTGAGTCTTCTACCGGTGAGTCCGCTATGATTATCGGCACCAAGAAGGCGCTGCGCAAGATTCCTGACATTGATGGTTCTGACAGCCGCAAGGAGAGTCTATACGCTATGGGCTATGCTGGCAAGCTGGCTGGCACCCCGCTGATTGCTATGAAGCAGCGTCACGAGGTTGGCTCTACCAAGTTCATCCTGCCTGACGACACCCTGTATGTTGTTGCTGGCAACACCAAGCCCATCAAGCGTGTTACTGAGGGCAGTGTTACCATGCTGCAGGCCGATCCGATGAAGAATGCCGACCTGAGCCAGGAGTTCCTGCTGATGAAGCGCACCGGCATTGGCATTATCATGGATCGTGACTTTGGCGCTTACAAGTTCTCTTGATAGATAAAGGATCTAATATAAACCGGCTGGGCAACTGGCCGGAATTTTTAATGTGAATATTTGGAGGTATTGTTTTGGCAGTTAAAAAGATTACGAATAGCACTATGGTCGAATGCAAAAATGGTGTACATGGTCCCCTGATTTATATTTCCAGCCGCACGGCAGGATATATGATCGAGTGGGAGGAATTTGGCGAGGTTCAGGAAATCGAGTACGGTGAGCTGGTTGCCATGCGTGGTTCACAGCCGCGTTTCTTCCGCGACAACTGGATTCTGATCGAGGATGCAGATGTCCTGAAGGCGCTGGGTGTCGCACAGCATTACCGCAACGCCCTCACGACAGAAAACTTTGATAATGTGTTCAGTTGGGATGCTGCAAAGATCCGCAGCGACGTGGCAAAAATGAGCGACGGCATGAAGGATTCTATCCGCATGAGAGCAAAAGAGCTTATCAAGGCGGACAAGATCGACAGCCGCAATGTCATCAAGGCACTGAACGAGGTTCTGAACTGCGACCTTGAGGAAGAGGTGCAGCTCGACACCAAAAAGCCCGCCAAGAAAACCGTGGAAGTGACGACCATTAAGTAACGGAGGTGTGACCTATGGGCACCAAATACGAGGAAATTTTTGAGCGTTATCGTGCCCGGGTTCGCAACTACGAATTCTTGGACTTTGACGCAATCACACGGTTGGAATACCAGAAAGATTTGCTGACGCTGGCGATTGGCGATTTTGAGGAAATTTGCAAGCAGGACTTAACGGATAGGGAAGACGATATTCTGGCGTTTAATATCACACTGACAAATCGTGAGAAAGATATTTTGGCACTGGGAATGGTACTTCATTTCGTTGAACCGTTCGTATACAACACGGACGCCTTGCAGAATACTTTGAACACCAAGGATTTCAGCTTATACAGCCCGGCGAACCTGCTGGAGAAAATGACAGATTTGATGACTACGACGGAGCACCGCCTGCGCGGCGAAATCAACCTGTATTCCTTTAGAAACGGTGAGATTGCCGGATTGACACAGTGAGGTGGTACACATGAACTATGACATGTATGCCGCCATGTTGGGCAGACCCGGTACGAGCCGCCGTGATCGTATTATTCAAAAATCAAAGCACGACACGCTCAAAATGGGGTCAGACTCGCCAGCATACAAAGAGGTGGAGATTGACGGAATCAAGCACCATATGGAGATTATCTCCAGCACGGTAACGAACCAGAAGGTCATTAGGACCATGCCGGGTGATGATTTTGAAATCGGGCACATTATGCTGTGGAGTAAGAGCCATTGGCTGATTACGGAGCGCGATGCTGATGATGAGATTACGGTGCGCGGCAAAATTGAGCTGTGTAACCGCAGTATTCAGTGGCAGGACGTAGAGACCGGCGAGATCGTGACCCGTTGGGCCGTTGTGGATAAGCCGTATTTCTCGAACTTGTCGGAAAATAAGCTGATGACACTTTCCAGCCGTGAGTTCCAGGTGAAAATCCCCTACGATGAGGAATCTGCACTTTTGGACGTAGATAAGCGGCTTATGCTGGAAGAAATCAACGGTCAGCCAAAGACATACCGTATTACCTGTGTGGATGGTATGACAGAGCGCTATGACCGCGACAACCAGCAGACTGGCTTCTTGGTGCTTAACCTTGAACAAGACCAGTACAACCCAGATACAGATAATGGTAACAAGATGCTTTGTGACTATGATGAGCCGAAAAAAGTACCGGACACAGGCGATGTGGCTATTAAATACACAGGGGATGCAAAAGTGCGCATTTGTGGGCGCGGTAAGGTGTTCCACGCGACACGCGACGGAAAGCCTTATGCCGGATGTGTCTGGACCATTCAGCCCGACAAGAGTACGTTAAATGAAAAGGTATATTTTGCCAATTCGACGATGTGGAACCGCGTGGATGGAGACAGCTGCCGTGTTTCGGCTGTTAATGATAAGACCTTGAATGGGCACACAGTTACACTTACGGTGCAAGCACCTGACGGAAACAGCCAGGACAGCGTGGTAATAAAGGTGGTGGATGCATGAATTTGAACGAACTTGGTGCATATAAGCACAAAGTAGCGTCGATTTTTGCAGATGATCCCGATATTATCGACGTGTTACTTGGCCCTGTGGATGAGGATGCTGATACCGATGAAATGCTGTTAGGCAACGACCCGGACTCTTGCGGCCATATTTTTGAGTACGAGTATGTTGATGACACGAACGAAACGACAGATACATACCTGTGTATGGAAACAGTGGTTGCAAAAGCGCCCACAACAACTGCATACCGGGTGTACCTATACATATTTGCGTATTGCCACAAAAAAATTATGCAGAGCTATAAACGAGAGGGAACGGTTGGCACCAGAGTGGATATACTGGCTGCCGATGTGGATAAGCTGTTGAACGGAAGTAAAGATTTTGGAATTGGTAAGCTGAACCTTGTCAGTGATGACGTTTACAAGCCAAACAACAAATATTACGGACGCTGCATTTGCTATGAGGCTGTGGATTTTAACCGGAGGAATAGCAAATGAAAGTACCATACTTTGAGCTTTTGAACCCAATCGGGTTCCAGGTGGAGACGGTTGGGCGTATCCATTCCCCACACCTTAGAGACATTTGCATAAAGGGGTATAACACCTATCAATACGCATTATCACTGTTGTTGATGACACCGAAGGATTTTGTGGAGCGCTTGAAATTGCTTCTGAACCACGGCGGGCAGGAAATGCCAAATATCACGCAGGAAGAAATTGACCAGTTGGACATTTTTACCCTGCTGACATTGGAAGAAGGAACCAGAACCGATGTGATCTCGGCTCTGGGCTTTTTTATTTCAGAGCCAGTGGAGTATGAGCCAACGCACCAGTGTTTTCTTGTGAATCCGGCAAAGGATGAGGCCGGGGCTTTTACAGTGGATGGTGTTATAAACGCCAAGAACTGGACGCTGGTATGTGATGTTTGTTTGCAGTGCGCTTACATAGACCCGCCGAAAGAAAAGAAAGAACACAAGTACAAGGACGAGAGAACGCGCAAGAAATTTGAAGAGTTCTACCGCAAGAAAGCGGAGTACGAAAAAAACAAGCGCAGCGGCAAGAAAGCTGACCCGGACTATGAGCTTGCGAATATTATTTCGGCTTTGGCGACATATCACGACAGTTTGAATATGGCCAACATCTGGGATTTGACGGTGTACCAGGTGCATGACACTTTTAACCGCCAACGAATCAAACAAGTCAACGACATCTCTGATTTTAATTACAGCGTGTGGGGTGGCAAAGACCACAAGACCGACGACTGGTTTAAGAAGATGTCGTGATGGATAAAGACAAACAAATTAAAAAACAGGAGGCTACTACTATGGCTATGAATCCTAATATGGCTAACCGTGAGGTCATGAACCTCGTTCTGCTGGACTACAAGACCAAGATCCCTTACATGAAGATCGATTTCGCCAACGTTTCTACCACCAACTTCTCTGCAAACCGTGTGTATGCTAAGGGTGGCTGGGGTGCCCCGAACCGCGTTGGCTTTGATGGCGAGCGTACCGGCACGCTGCAGATCGATACCCAGATCATGCCCGCCAAGCTGTTTGCTCTGCTGTCCGGTAAGGACATTGCCAAGACTGCTACCGTGCTGAAGCGCGAGGAGCTGACTGGTACTGCCGATGGCATTACGCTGTCCGAGACCCCCAAGACCGGCACTGTCCAGGTTTTTGCTGCCGGTGACGACTGCGGCACCCCGATCTCTGATACCAATGTTGCCGAGAAGAAGGTTACTGCTACCGGCATTACCGAGAACAAGAACTATGTTGTTTACTACTACCTGGAGAAGGCCAAGGGCGTGCAGAGCATCAAGTTCGACGCTGACACCTTCCCGAAGGCTTTTGAGATCCGCGGCGAGATGCCCTTCAAGACCGAGGACGAGGAGGAGGTCATGTGCGATCTGGCCTACTACAAGGCACAGCCGCAGGCTACCTTTAACCTGGCGTTCCAGAACACTGGCGATCCGACCACTGTGTCCATCACCTTTGACTGCTATGCCAACCAGGACGGTGACATCTACGAGATGACCTTTGAGGACGGCACCGGCGAGGAGTAATTTCCTTGACCGATTAAGAAAACCCAATAAGCAGGGGAGCTGAAAGGCTCCCTTGTTTATTTTTAGATTTGGAGATGAGAAGAATGGACGAAGTAAAGTTTGTTGAGACCGCGGCGACTGAGACTGCTGCTGTGGCAGTACCCAAACGCAAAAGCAAGAAGGCTAAGATTGAGCCTGTTGCCGTTGATAGTTTTGATTCTGAACCGGTCAGCGCCCCGGTTGTGAGACTGCCCGAAATGAAGTGCGGTGTAGTCGTGTACCACAACGAGCATACCGGAGCGCTTGGTTTTGAGTATGAAGGCCGCGGCTATCAGATCCCCGATGATGGGCTGAACTACAATGTCGGAGATCCTATCGACTTCATGATCGTTGACGGGAAGGTCATTCTCTGTGTGGTCTAAGTATCATGTGTCTGCCCGGGAGGACCGGACTTACGATGGTATCGTGTTCGACTCTAAGGCAGAGATGGAATATTACCGGGATGTTGTGCTGCCTCTGGCTGCCGCGGGGGAGATAGTGCAGTATGAACTGCAAAAGTCGTTTGTGTTACAGCCAGGGTTCCGGCACGATGGAAAAGCTGTGCGAGCAATTACTTATGTGTGCGATTTCTACCTTATTTATAAGGATGGGCACAGAGAGGTGATTGATGTGAAGGGCATGGCAACACCGGAGGCCAAACTGAAACGCAAGATGTTTTTGTATAAGTACCCGGATGAGAATTTGCTCTGGGTTAAGAAAAGCGGAAAGCACTGGAAAGAATGCTGATTGAAGGGAGTTTGTTATATGGAAATCAAGAAGAATATCACCGTGCAGGAGCGCGTGGACTTTGTGAATTTTGTTGTGGGCAGCTGTGAGGTGGAGAATCGCCATGTTCCGGCACTGTTTGATTATGCATGGCGTGCTGGCGTTGTAAAGTATTTTGCACCGGAGGCATGGGAGAAAATTGGCAATGACCAGGATGACATTTGTGATTTTGTGTACAGCCGTGATGGCATTGAAGTTGTAGAACACCCGGACATTGCCGAGGTCACCGCTGGCCTGTATGAGGCTTGTCAGGAAGAGATCAAGAACCGCCGCGAGGAGTATATGGTTGTTTACCGCAATGTGGCCCACCCTGACCCGCTGGACCGTGTGGCTGAGGCGTTTGAGGAGATTGCCAGCGGCATCAAGAGCTTGAGCGACCCGGATATGCTGGTGGAGATTGCCAAGAAGGCGGGGTTGACGGGGAAGGAACCGGAGCATAAGGAGCCGGTTGTGCTGGATGTTGTGAGGAAAGAGGAGTGAGGGGATGGCGACAGTTGACACATTGAGCCAGCTTAAAGCAGAAATGCAAAAGCGCATCAATCAGTCCTTAAACGGAAATGTTCGAACGATTGTAAAAAAGTGCGTGCAGGAGCATGCACAGAATGACGTACTGGCGACATATTCGCCCAAAGAGTATAAACGCCGCAGTACGCTTGGCATTGATAGTTCGCGGAATATTGTTGGAGATGTCAAGGATAATACTTTGACGGTAAGTGATGTTGCTCAAATTGCACCACCTATTGTCAAAGGGTATGCACCATCTGGAGACCCAGACAACGGTTTGCCGCAGCTGATCGAACAAGGTGCGCACAATCTGTTCCATGAATCGGCTGTGACACCCTATATTGAGCCGCGTCCGTTTATGACGAATGCTAAGAAAGAAGTCTCCACACCTGGAACTAAAGCACACGATGATATTGTAAAAGCTATCAAAGACAAATTCCCGGATGACTAACTTAACGGCAAGAGCTGCGGCTCTTGTCATAAGCATCTGACTATTGTTGGGTGCTTATGGAAGGAGCCGGAGCCATGATAAAGGAGGAGATGTATTATGGCAGAAGATTTGAAAATCAGGGTTAAAGTAGAACCTAATACAACTGGCTTGCAGGGAAAGCTGGATGAAGCTGCAAAAAAGTACAAACTAAACATTGAGTTGTTTGATGAGAAGAGTTTGGTCTCGCAGATTTCCAATGTACAAACTAAACTTAATACACTTATAAATAATACAGCACATAAACTGACAACTTTATCAGCAAATGCTCAACAAAATACGGCCACCATAGCGGCTGGTATGAGGAGTCTTATTGATACTTATGGTGATGTTGCTGATATACAGAAAGAAATTTCTAGCAATGCCAAAGGGTTAAATTTAATTGATCAGACTAAGATTGAAGAATCAAAGTCTAAAATTGCAGAGCTAAAGAAAGAGCTTGAAGACCTTCGGAAAACACAAAAACAAGGTAACTCTTATAAATCAGACTTTGTTGGAACAGTGCTTGGCGAAGAAGGCTTTGATGCTGATGCTGTGGGGAAAAGTCTGCAAGATGTTTTGAATCGAATGAAGAATGTGGCTGGTAAAGGTGCTAACGAAATCAAGGCTGAAATAGCCAGCATTTTCAATGATTCTAGCGACATTGATAGTCTGGCACTTATGAATACCATAAATGATATTTTTTATGATATGGATGGCGAGCTGGATGATTTTAAGAAGAAGTATGGTGATGCCTACACAGAGTTATTTAAAATCAATGGTGCTATAGGTCTTGATAAAAAAGAATCTGGGTATCCTGCGAGTTTGGTCAAAACTGCGTCAAAATACGCAGACGATCTGACAAGGATTTATGAGCAAATTCAAACAAGCGTAAATAATATCTCTAAAGGCACAGAAGTAAAAACAAATTTAACCAATTTGATCGATTCGCTTCAGCAGTTTTATAAAGTCTCTGGATTTTTAAATAACGGAGAAAACTTTAGTGATAAAGAAAACGCAATAACTGCTAAGATTGATAAAGAACAGGCAAAAATTGATGCTTTATTGCAGAAATCTGGATCAAGTGCCGAAAATGCAGGCAAAGATGCTGGATCGAAATATGTAAAAGCGTTTAGCGAGGTTGTTACTAAAAATATTAACCAAGACCTTGATCTTGAATCTTTGGTTGGTAAGACATTTGATCTCAATGGTCTTCTCGAAAAAGCATTTGGTAGCGATACAAAAATTGGCGTAATCGAAAATTACAAAAAGAATTTGCAGAGTGAATTGGCTCAGATTGCATCGCAAACAGAAAAAATGTTTGATGTTGATTTGACAACTTTGGATAACGATAGCGCTAAAAATATTTCCACACTTAAAAGTAATGCTATTGCCGTTCGTACCGTGATGGATGATATCAGCAAACTGCTTGAGAGAACAAAGGGTGGTGTTGGTAACAACGAAGAGTATGAGCAGTTCAAGACCTATCTGCAGCAGTTACAGGGATATGTCTCAAATATCAAAGAAGTTTACAACTCTGTAGATAGTATAAACAGCGGCGAACTTACTATAAAAAATGATTCTGATGACAAATTGACTGAGCGTGCTTCTAAGCTCGAAGAGTCTATGCGTCGCCTGGTTCAGCTACAGCTGTCTTTAACGCTTGAAAAAGTAAAGACACTTGAGGCTGAAAACGATATTATCGGTGCAACATCTAAAAACTCAGATGTATTAAAAACTGCACTTGAAAAGCAACGAGAGATCACAAAAACGCTGAATAGCGATAGCGGAAAATCCGGCAAAACGGACAACAAACCAGACAGCAAGGCTGCAAAAGAAGCAGAAAATAGTTCTGGCAAGGCAAAAGAAAATCTGCAAGATGCTGCAGCTGCTGTAAAGGAACTGAAAACAAAAGGTCTCGACACTGTTCTGAAAACAGTCCAAAAATTTGTGGACGGTGTTTGTTCCGATCAGTCGAAGGTAAGCGCTGTCAGCGATAAGATCTCTGAGTTCAACACCAAAATGGCTGGGTTTGAATCGGCCGTTACCAATTATTGTAAGGCAATCACTGATCTGAATACCTATTTTGAGCAGAACGCTGCAATTCTATCTGCTTTAAAGGGCGCATACGACATTGATTCTGCGCAGGAAAAGAATAAGGTTAAAAAGGAAACCGAGCAGCAGACTTCTGCAAAGATCACGGCACTGCTGAACAAAGTCAATGCGTCATCTGAAAAAATCGTTTCTGCGGTTAATGATGCAAGCAATGCTCTTAAAGAAATCTCCACGGCGTTATCTGCCGCTGCCGAGTCGGCTGGGTCTATCAATGGAGACGGGCAGGTTGTACTTGGCGCGATTCAGAAACTTGACACGATTTTCCAGCAGTATTCCAAAGCGCTAAATAATGCCGGTATTTTGAACGCTGCGGACAAGCCAGCCGATGAAAAGACTGTCACGACAAAAAAGCGCAAGACAAAGAAAAAGGAAACCATAACTGAACCGACAGATACAGTCTCTGCATCTATTAAAAAGATGGAGGCTGTGTTTGATGAGTTTACGGCCGTGGCGGAGGCAACCACTGGATTTGCGGGCAAGGTAGATGCCGTTATCTCTGCTGGGGATAGTATAAAAGAGATTATCGCTAAGTTCAATTCTATCGGAGATGGATCTGCTGAGAGCGCACAGAAAACCGTAGAAGACCAGCAGGCGGCCATCCAAGAAATTTCTGCACAGGTAAAATCAAGTAAAACTGCGCTTGCTAAATCTGACAGTGGCATTCAGCAGGCAACGACAGCTGTACAGGAGGCCGTAGAGTCGGCAAGCAGCATTGATACTGACGCACAGGCGCTGATTAAAGCTGGTAAAGTTCTAAGCAGTATTTTTAAAGCATATGCAAAGATCCTGGACGAGTTGCAGGATTCCGTAGACAAAGTTTCTGGCGTTGACGCAAAGACGATTACAACGTCTATGACGAAGATGAAGAACTTTGTTAAGAATACTGCGGATACTTATGCTGAGGCCGCAGAAAAAGCGACTGCTATTGCTAAGGCTGATAAGAAAACTGTCAAGAAAGAAAAGACAGAAAAAGCAGATGCGCAGAAAGCGGATACAAAGCCAACGGCTTCTATTGACACGGATAAACTGAATCAGGCTGCATCTGACATCAGAAGTGTAATGGCTAAGTTTAATCGTGTTGCCAAGACGACGGATACATTTGCAGAAAATATCAACAAGCTACTTGATGCTGGTACAAAAATCAGCAAGGTAATCAAGAAGTTTAACGGTATTGACACGACTGCAGTCGAGACTGTTAAGAGCAATGTCGCTGCGAAGGCGCAAATCGGTGATGTAATTTCTGCAAACAATGACAATTCCGCAAAGGTAGCAACTGCGGCCAAGGATATTGAAAATGCCGGTAGCAATATCGAAAAAGCTGCATCCAAAATCAACACTGCGGCCGACAAAACCAACAAAGCAGCGGATAAAGAAGTTAAGAAAGCCAACCCCTTGACCACTGATAATGCTCAGCGTGAATATAAGAGCACCAGCAATAAATATAGCAAGGCTGAGGAATATTACAAGAAGAATGTTGTTGGCACAAAATTTGAGGATGCCGACACAATTAAATATTACGAAGAACTTGTTGCGGCCATGAGTAAAGCTACAGCTGCTAAGGCGGAGTTTGATAAATCTGGCTCTGCTGATGCACTTGTTGCTTATCAGATTGCGCTGCGCGATGCGGCTGATGCGTTCAAGGTTTTTGATACAAAGCTTGACCTTGTCCGTGACCATTTTTCTGAGGTCAATACTCGACTTAATAATCTTGGTAAATCTCTAAACACGCGGTTTACAAGTCTTAAAGAGAATTACGCTATTGTTGAAAATCTACAGGCAAAAGCCAGTGCAAAAGGATACGAAAATCTTGCAAGCCGGGTAGTTTCTGATCAATTTTCTGATGCTTTTAAAGAGGCAAATAATGCTGTAGAAAAATTCAATAAAGATCAGTCCTTTGAAAACGCAGATAATGCGCGTGCAAAATTGACTGCTTTGAGTGTGGCAATTCAGGCATACCGTAAGGAATTGACTGAAGCAGAAAGTATCTCTAAAAAAGCGTTTGAGGCTCTGCCAACAAAGATTGAACAGGTAAAATCCAGAATTGCATCACTGGTTGAGCAACAGAAAAAGACGACAAAGGATTCTAAATCTTACAACATTCTTCAGGAGCAGATAGATAACTTAACCCGTCTGCTCAATGTATTACAGCAAATAGATACCAATGGCAGCTATAGTCAGTTTACGGATATGTTCCGACAGTTCCAAGACATTGGAGATAAGAATAGTATAACGATCAAGTCTCTTACTTCGCTGCTTAGCGCGTTTGGTATTGAAGCCCGCGACGCTACCAGCCAAGTTCGCAATCTGAACACGGAATTGCGCAATACTCGTAATATCAACTCTTGGGAAAAGAGTATGCAGAATACGATGTACACTGCGCAACGGTACTTCAACAACAATAGCAAGATCTCTACGAATACTGAAGCGTATGCTCGGTTTGTTGACTTCTTCAACACTTACGATGAGAAGATCAAAAGTAAGATGTTTACGCAGGAAAACTCCAGCCAGATGTCTAAGGATTGGTCTGAACTAAAGAAGTATATTCAGGATGCCGGGTTAGAGACGGACAAGCTGAGCGTTAAGCTTAAAAAGCTGTTTGAGGTCAACATCAAGAGCCAGCTGGCGAATCAAGTGATCAATACGTTCCAGCAGGGGCTGCGTCAGGTGTATCAGAATGTTGTGGACATTGACAGCGCCATGACCGAGCTGAAGAAGGTTACGGATGAGACGAGCGGAGCATACAGTAAGTTCCTGAGTGAGGCCGGAGATAGAGCGAAGAATCTGGGTGTTAGCATTAGCGATGTTGTAAATGCTACAGCTGATTTTGCCCGACTGGGGTATAACCTGGAAGATGCAACGCAGATTTCCGATTCTGCTGTCATGTTCAAGCAGGTAGGCGACGGTGTGCAGAGCATGGATGATGCAACATCTGACATTATCTCTGCAATGAAAGCGTTTAATATTGAAGCTGATAAATCTTTAACGATCACAGATCGCTACAATGCTGTTGGCAATAGCTTTAGTATTACATCCGCAGGGGTCGCGGAGGCATTGAAGCGTTCGGCCTCGTCTTTGCACACTGCTGGCAACGACATTGACCAATCGATCGGTATGATTGTTGCTGCTAACGATGTTGTCCAGGATCCAGACTCCGTAGGCGCTGGGCTGCGGGTGATCGCGCTTAGGATTCGTGGTGCCACGTCCGAGCTTGAATCCATGGGCGAAGAAACTGATACCGTAGTTAAGAGCACAGCCAAATTGCAGGCTGAAATCAAGGCCATATCTGGTGTGAATATTTTGGAAAGTGACAATGCTACATTCAAATCTACATATCAGATCATGGACGAACTATCTGCTAAATGGTCACAGCTATCTGACATTCAAAAAGCCACTCTGACGGACAAAATCGCTGGCAAAAACCGCGCCAACATTTTCTCTAGTATGATGGAGAACTGGGAAGACGCCAAAAAGGCAATGGAAACTTCTAAAAATAGTGCAGGCAGTGCAACCAAGGAGTTAGACACCTACCTCTCCAGTATCGAAGGCAAGCTGTCCAGATTCCAAGCCACATTCCAGTCCTTCTCGTCTGATGTGCTTGATAGTGGAGTTGTTAAAGGTTTTATTGATATGGGAACGGCCGCGCTTGATTTCGCGGACGGATTAGTTAAAGCGGGAGATGCGATGCCGACGATTGCCACGGCGTTTTCTGCGGTTGCATCTATGACAAATACCAAGGCCGGTGTAAATATGCCCACTTACGCAACGGGAATAGCTGCGTAGGATGCAACCTTGGTGTACAAAATACCCAAATTGCTGGGAAAGGCTAAGAGCCGTGTGACCAAAACAGGGGAGTAATCCCATGTGATGGTGCCGAAAGGCTGAAACAACAACACGGATGCGATATGCTGAGATAAAAGCTGTAGTCGCGTAAGTTGACATACAAAAGAATAACCGTAGGGCGGCACCTACGGCGAAAAAACTACCCGCTGTCATAACGACGGCGGGCTTTAATATTTTATGTCAGCTTATGCGGCGGCGGTGCTAAGTCGCGCTGCAATGCTTAGTCAGCAGCCGGAGACCCGTGCAGTTTACTGCACAGATGGAGGGTGTGACCTCTGGGTTTTTTGGTTCATCGACTGTATGGGTAGCCCTATTCTACGGCTTAGGCCGGGCGGGAGGAAAGACAGTCAGAACATCGTGGGAAAGCCACGAGAAGGTTATAAAAATTATAGGCGCGTTCACGCCCGCTACAAATGACGAGAAAATAATTGTATTTGTCGATTGCTTGTGATATGATGGAACTACCGAATAAAAATTTTGGAGGTTACTATATCATGGCAGACGAAAAGAAAAATGAACAAGTTGTTGAGCGTAGACATATTGAATTTTCTACGACAAATTTTAAAAACCCAGATAAGGAAGCAATGTCAGCGCTTATTCAAAAGATGAGCGAGGAAAATGACAAGAAGGAGAAATAATGTTTGATGACCTAATTAAAATTTTACCATTTGTGTTTGATTATTATGTATCAGGTGCTATATTTTATTTTTTGCGAGATCGAATATTACAAATCAAACTGAAGGACAGCGCTATTGTAACTACTGTTGTATTCAGTGCTATTGTTAAGATTGTTGTTGATGCTGTAATGAACACGAAAATTTTGGCAGGGACGCCTATTTCTATTGTGCGTGTCTATTATATTGCGCTTTCTATTTTACTTTTCCTAATAGACTTTGGAATCGTGCGAACAAATTTTGCGAACAAACATCTTGCAAAATGGCACGGCACCACGTTTGAGGACGATGTATGGACGCGGATCTTAGGGAATGATGGCAAAACAGCAATCACGGTCACGCTCTCTGATGGAAGCATTATTACTGGCCGTCCAATGTACATAAATAAAGAATATATTGCGATTGCAGAATATCGTATTAGAAACAAAGACACGGCCTTTAATGGGGTACATAATAATGATGAATTATGTACCATACTTATTAAGGATATTAAAATGGTTCAGACGGCATATCTTAATGATTCTGCAGTGAAAAAGCTAAATAAATCACTTGGATAAATTTTACGGTAGGATTGGGAGGGCGAGTTGCACGATGAACTTCGGCAAACGATTAGAACGTGTTGGTTTCGATCATTACGAGCTATGAAGCCCATAATCAAACTTACTGCCATGAAAGTCTCATCTCTTTATAGAAGTGGACTTTTCTTTATTGTAAAAAACAAAAGACCGCTATGTGTAAGAACATGGCGGCTTTTTCTATTTTACCATTCATACCCGCAGGAGTTGCAGTGGAACTGGTGCTTAATCTTCTGGGAAAAGATACATCTTAAATAAACACGAACAGTCTGTTACACACCTTGCATTGCCACACAGCACGCATACGCTTCTCTACAGGATAATGCATATATGTCAGCATTTTTGTGTCGCACACGGGGCAGTTTTTGAATTCGGTTCGCGTTATCGCGCCAGGGAAGTACGAATTAAATGGACGCGGCGGATGGTCTTTCCATGAAAATCCGACATCTAAGACATCGTGGTAATGGATTCCGGCGTAGTGTTGTTCTTGATGAGACATAAGACCACCTCACAAATCTTACCACTCATAGCCGCAGCTATTACAATGGAACTGGTGCTTGACCTTCTGCGAGAAGATCCCAAATAGGCCAACAGATGCCGCTTTGGACAGCCCGGAAATTTTCTTGGTGTTGGTACTGCCACAGGTTGGGCAGGTGACTTTGCGATACGGATTAGGTTCGCCGTAAACCTCTTCGCGGAGGGCGGCTATTTCCTCTTTTTTATGAGCGTCGATATAGGCAACACGCTCTTTTAGAGCACGCTCACGCTCATTGAACTTGGTTTTACTGAAGCGTGGGTCGTTGAATACGTACTTTTGGCGGATGTATTCGGAGGTCATAATACCATTTTTGTCAGGTTCATTTTGTGGCTCTTCGACTAAATACTTTTTTTGCTGGTCAGGCGACATGTTATTCAGAATATTATGAATTTCTTTAATTTCATCCCTAGAAACAATGATCACATTTTCATAGCCGCATGAGTCGCACACTGGGAAACGATCTTTAGAAATACTCCATTCACCACATACGGGGCAAACATAATCTATCCAATTCGTCATAATTTACCTCCAGATGTTTCAAAATATAACCTTTCATCGGTATTATATCACACTATAATTACGATGACAACACTTGATATTAACCGCATTTGGAACAACCGGAGACACAAAGAATTTTGGAAAGACGCAGTTTACTCTATTTGGTCAAACGGCAGACGACCTCAAGGATTTGAAAAAGTCAATGGAATCGCTCGGATATGGCAAACTGGATTTTACAAACTTGGGGACTTTTGGAAAAACTTCTTCTGGAAATATTACCGCATTCTTTAAGGCAATTATGCAGGGAAGTAAGGAAACTGTTTCTCAACTTGATTCTGATAAAGAAGCCATTCAGAAGTATATTGATTTGTTTAACGATAAGGGAGCTAATGAAGCAAAAAAGCAGTTTGATGGCATCATGTCCGATGCTTCTGCCCAGGCAAAACTTTATGTCCAACAAACAGATGCTGCGGCACTTTCCACGGAGGCATTCGCTGAAAGTCAAACTCGTCTTGCTAAGATTTCCAATTCTGTAGTTGGTGGCTTAAAAGACATTGGTGCTGCAATCGCTTCTGCGGGATTGACCCTGATTGCTTCTGCTGCAATCAACTTTTTAGTAAAAAGCATTATGTCGGCTGTCCAGCATCAAGAAGATTTACGTCAGGCAGCTCTTGAAGCCGGATCAGCGTTAGACAAGCAATCCGCTGCTATTAACGATTATAAAACTCAGATTTCTTCGCTGAAAGAGTCGCTTGATGAGGGCAATTTGAGTGAGCAGGAAGCCTATGATACCCGTAAGCAGCTTATTAGTATTCAGGATGAGCTGTTTGAAAAATATGGAGACGAAGCAGCAGGCATTGACCTCGTCAATGGAAAATATCAAGAGCAGTTAGATATTCTGAATGGTATCGCGGACCAGAAAGCCAAAGATTATCTGAATGAACACAACGAATCCATCAATACCGCACAGGAAAAGATGCTTGAAGAACTTAATATGCAGCCTGGTGGGTTCTTTGAGGTTAGTGACACTCAAGCAGAAAAATTGCAGGAAATTGCTGCAAAATATGCAGATCGTGGGCTTAGTATTTTCGCTGGAGATTCAAGTTTAAGCGACGGCACGAATTTAAAGGACATTACATTTAATATAAAGGCGAATGCAACAGACGCCAAAGATGTATTAAATGATTTTATGACAGATGTTCGCAATGCTAACGACCGCACTAATTTCTTGGGTGACGATTTGTTTAATACAATCACGAACAATTTGTCTGATGGTGTCGCAACAGCACAGTCTGTAATTGATAAATGGGGAAGCGAAGCTGAAACCGCAGCCAAGTATCAAATCCAGCTTAGCGATACATGGTCCGAGCTGTACAAAAACCTTGAGGACGCACAGACCGAATATAACGATGCTGTGGCCAAGGGCGACGACACTGCTATCTCTGCGGCTATACAGAAAGCAAAAGCTGCAAGAGACGCATTGAATGACAGCGATTCGTTTGATTTGTACAGCGACAAAGACAAGTATGTAAAGCAGTATCTTGATTCCATTGCAGACCAGCTGGAGGAGTCCACCAAGCTCAAGGCTGCGCAAATCGGCTTAAATGCTGCCATTAAGGACGGCTCAGCTGCGCTGACCGACTATCTTGACATTACCAAAGAAGACGCGAAAAACACCATTGATACGATCAAGTCCAGCGTGCAGAGTCTTAACGGACTGGACGATCTTGATTTGGCTGATATTGGCAGCTTGGAGAATGCCGGGACGGAAATTACTGCTTACACAAAAGAGCAGGTACAGGCTTACGACAACATGAAGGGTGCCGCAGACAAACTTGGCATTTCCATGAGCGACCTGATCGACATTTTGGTCAAGGCGGGACTTGTCACCGGTGAGAGCATCAAGTACACCAACGAGTTCACCACCAATGCGCTTTCTGCGGCGACCAATGCCACGAAGGCAATCAGCCTGGTTACGGCAGCAATGCAGAGCCAGAGCACAACGGCAGGTGTTTCCAGCGACAGCTACTCTGAGCTGATCAAAGAGCAGGGCGAATATGCTGCCGCGCTTGATTTTGAGAATGGCTATGTGAAGCTGAACACTGACATGGCTAAGAAAATCACGCAGGCTAAGATCGATGAGGCTGAGGCCAATATCAAACTCGCTTACAGCCAGAACCAGATGAAGTACAGCCAGGTCAAGGCTGACTTGGAGGCGCTGAACACTGCGGTGCAGCAGAATGGCGAACTGGAAGGCGAGAATGCAGAGCAGGTTGAAAAGGCACGTTCCGAACTGGAGGCCCAGAGCAAGCAGTTACGCGAAAATTGCCGAAACCTGCAGATGCAATACAGCCTGCTTGTGCAGAACAGCGGTGCGTATCAAGATTGGGTCAATGCGCAGAACGCGACCGAGTCCGGTGATATGTATGATAGCATCATCAAAGCAAAGCAGACGATTGCCGAGGGCTTGAAGAATGGCAAAATTGGCACTGAAAAGTTCAAGGCTGCTGTAGAGCTAACGATCCCTGAGGATTATCAGGGCGATATTGCCAAGTACATGAAGCGCCTGAACCGCTACTTTAAGCAGGCCAGTGATGGCAGTGCTGATGCAAGCGGGCTGAACAACTTCCTGAAAGACTCGATCAAGGCCGGTCTTATGAGCAAGGATGCAAAGGACCAGATTACGATTGCGGCCAATAAAACCACAAAGGACTTTGCGGATGCGCTCCACCTTTCGATGGAGGATGTGCAGAGTATTTGGGGTGAGCTGCAGGAGTACGGCTGGGAGTTTGACTGGGGCAGCCTTCTGGGCAACCCTGTTGACAACCTGCGTATGCAGATCGACGATATCCAGGACCAGATGGACGCCTTAGGCGAGGGCGCGGAGAACAGCCCTGTCTGGCAGGCACTGAATGAGCAGTTGACCGATTTGAAGGAAAAGCTGAAAGAGACTTTCTCCAGCGCAGATGCCAGCCAGATCGACCAGAGCATTGAGGATATTATCGACGAGGCCACAAAGGCGAATGGTGTTTTGACGGAAAGCCAGACGGATACAATCCGTGCAACAGGCCGTGCGCAAAACTTGTATGACCTTGCAAAGGCACAGGAGGAGCTTACAGAGAAGCAGAAGGAATATAACGAAGCCCTTAACTCGCAGAGTTCTTATGATGTCGATGGCAACGGTAAGGATAATTTTGATAAGTTGACCGCCGAGTTGCAACAGGCGCAAGACAAAGTTACTGAGCTTACGCAGAAAAAGGAGCAGTTAAAGGACCCGACTCCTCTGGAGATTTCTACTTTTGCACTTGATTACGCACAAGGTAGGATCGATGGTGTTGAACATACGGCCAAAGAAACGACACAAATGCTTTCTGACATCGGGTTGACTGTTGATGCAAGTCAGGCGCAGAGCGAGATCGATGAGCAGAACCAGAAAGCGGAGCAGTTTACTAAAACGTTAAGTAATGTTCCTGTCACACTTGACACATCTACTTGTCAGACCAAGATTGCCAATGTCAGCAAAGCTATTGACGGATTGAAGCGCGAGGTTCCAATCACACTGAATTTCGGTGTTGCCGGGACTGTTCTATCTGTATTTAGCGGTGGATTGACTGTCTCTGGTTCAAAATCCAAGAGTAGCAAGAGTTCCACCAATACGGGCACGGCAGCTGGCACGCCAAATTCCCATGGCGGTAAGACGCTTGTTGGCGAAATCGGCAATGAGCTTGTCGTGAACCCGCACACCGGCAAATGGTACACTGTTGGCGATAATGGCGCTGAGTTCGTAAATCTGCCGCATGGCGCAATCGTGTTTGACCACGAGAAAACGCAACGGCTGCTGAAGAACGGCTTTGTCGGTGGCTATGGTGATGCGCTTGTAAGCGGCAATGCCATGGATGCAGGAAGCCCGGGCGTTGGCTCGTTTGTTGGCACAGCCGGAAACAACTATATGCCAGGCAAGAACCCGCTGGTGAAGAACACCTACAAGGCCACCAAGGCAAGCACTAAGGCAACTAAGGATAACTCCAAGGCCCTTGAAGAAAACAAAAAGGCCCTTGAGAAGCAGAAAACCGCGCTGGAAAAGCAGAAAACCGCCCTTGAGAAAGAGTCCAACAAGCTGAAAATCTATGGTCAGGCTGCCATTGACGAGATTGAAAAACGCGAAAAGGCACTGAACAAGGAGAAAGAGGCGCAGGACAAGGTCTACGAAAGCCAGATCAAAGAACTTGAAAAGCGCAAGACTGCCTTGCAGAAGGCTAATGATGAGGAAGACCGTGCGATTAAGCTGGCTGAGTTGCAGGATGCTTTGGAAAAAGCTAAGGCCAACCGCACTGTACGTATCTACAATAAAAACGAAGGTTTTGTATGGCGTGCAGACCAGCAGGCTGTAAGTGATGCACAGAATGACCTGGATGATCAGAAGCGACAGTGGAAAAATGATGATATTCTGCAGGCTGTTGATGATGAAATTGAGCGTATTAACAATCTGAAAGATGCTTATGATGAATCTGTAGAAGCACAGATTGCTGACCTCGATGACATGAAGGAGAAGTGGAACGAGGTTATCAGCCTGATTGGCACAAGCTGGGAGGATTATCAGCTTGGGCTTGCGGCTGCGGCACACTTCAACGACATGACGCTTGACGGTATGGCTGGCGATCTTATTGGCTATAAGGACGATGTACTTGCCAACATGAAGGAAATTGGCGGTGTTACTGACCAGATCGATTCCATCACAGAGTCCATCGAAAAGCTGGAGGAAGCTATCAGTGATGCGAAGGATGCTGCGAGTAGTGGCGGCGGTTCTGGTGGAAGCGATTCCAGTGCAAGTTTTGGCGCTGATACTGGTGCAGATGTCGAAGCTGATTCCGATTTAAGCCAAGATACACAAAATCTGCTTGACAAGCTAGAGGAACTTCGTGATGTATATTCTGGACTTGGCAAAGATACAGACGACCTAAGCGAAAAACAGCGTGGATTGGTTGATACTATTGCTAATTTGACCGAGGGCACGAAAGCGCATTTTAACGCTGTAGATGAGCTTGGCACAGTACAGCAAACAACAGCAGACAAGCAAGCGCTGATGCGTGATGTTTTGAGTGAGTACATGACCACACTTTCACAGTGTACTGATCTTACAGCTGAACAGCGTGCTGAACTCACACAGGCCATGGACGATATTGTCAACAGCTATTCCGGCGGATATGATACTATTGATAAATTGATTCAAGGTTATAATGATACTCTTATTGAGAGCGGAGATATGACCAATGAGTCTTATCAACAGCAACTTGAAAATCTGCTTGAATTTGCGGATCAGAATCAGGCATCCTACGATACAATCGCAGAAATTCTTAATTCCAATTTTGAAGCAGTTGCGGAGAACACGGATTTAACTTACTGGCAAAGACAGTCTCAGATTACGAGTCTGGTAGACTTGGCAAACCAGTATGGCGTAAGCAGCGATGATATTATTAACCACCTTGCTAACATTGCCACGCAGGAGCAGTATGCGGCAGATAGTACCGATATTACTCATGCGGCCATGATGACAACCGTCCAGATGACATGTGTTGAAATGGGTGCAAGCTATGATTCTCTTCGTGCCAAAATTGAGTCTGTAACTCAGGCTCAGCAGAAGATGCTTGAAGCCATCGGCAAGGCCGACTTTAATACGCTAATGCCTTTGGGCACTGTTACAAGTCATGGCAATAAAATTCAGTGGGGCAAACCGAACTTTGACCCTCTGCAACATGCCACTGGTGTTCTGAACGCTGCAACCACCCATATTGCTATCACGGACGAGAAAGGCCCTGAGATCAAGATGCGCAAGCCGAGTTTCGGCCAGTACAGCCTGATTGAGAAGGGTAGCAGCGTTATCCCGGCACAGCCGAGTGCAAACCTGTGGAAATTTGGTCTTGACCCGGAGAGCTTTATTGCATCGCATATGCCACAGCGCAGCATCAAGAGTGTGGAGATCACGCAGCCGAATATGAGCAGTGCTCCGGTGGTCAATGTGGGTGACATCCAAATGTATGGTGTCAATGATGTAGAGAGCTTTGGCCGTGTGATCCATGACCGTGTAAGCGGAATTTTTGCACAGGAATTTAGCAAGAGGTAATTTTTAAGGTTTAATTTATAGTGGAGTGCGGACGGTGCATTTGTGCTGTCTGCGGGTGAGTGGTGGGTAATACAAAGTAGAATGCAAATATAAGGGAGGTGGCCACGCTGAACAAGCAAGATATTGATGCACTGAGAGAACTGGCCGCACAGATCCGCAGAGGATGCCAGCAGCTTATCAACCGTGCAAGCTATGACCGGACTTCTATCGGGCAGGTGACGGCTGTGAATGGCGGTGGGCTGTACACGGTGGCTGCTTTTGGCGGCACATACACATTGCCGTATAAACAAGGCTTGGCAGTGGGAACGGTTGTCCGTGTGAAGGTGCCGCAGAACAACTGGAAGGACATTTACATCGAATCGACGGAGTAAAAATGCGCAGAAACATCGCTTAACAATTCATCGACTGTATGGTCGGGGATATTTTTCTTGGAATGTATATAGAAGAATTAAATAACGATTGAATTCAATCGACACCGCTCAGTGGTCGTTTTGACTGCTGGGCGGCTTTTTATTTTGTTAAAAAGGGGAGTGATGAGAGTGGCACAGCCGGTGCTTTATATTATCCCATCGTTTGACGCCGCTGTTGGCGCAAACATCAACTTTGCTTATGAGGGTGAACAGGTCTTTGCAAACGAGCTGGTCATCTATGACAATGAAACAGGCAGTCAGGTATACAGCCAGAAAACGGAATGGATGCGTACCTACCACACGATCAACGGTGGTGAGCTGCAGAACGGTAAATACTATTACTGCAAGCTACGAGTGTTTAACAAGGCGGGTGAGCCGAGCAGTTGGTCGAGCCAGAAGAGCTTTCGCTGCTTTACGACACCGCAGTTTGGTTTTAGTAATGTAGCAACGGGGCAGATCGTACAGAGCAGCGAATTGACCGTGAAGCTTAGCTATAGGCAGGCAGAGCATGAACCGCTGAATACGTATACCGTTGGGTTATACAACGCTAACCATGTATTGGTGCGCAAAAGTGAAACACGATACGGCGTTGATCTGTTGGAGTATACGCTGAAGAACTTGGAGGACGGAACACAGTATTACCTGCGGGCTGTTGGCGATACATTGAACGGCATGACGGCGGATACTGGCTTTGTGCCGTTTAGTGTGAAATTTATCACGCCGAACTACTGGACCTATGTTGACCTTAGTGACAACCACGATGGGACGGTGCGTGTAAGCTGCAATATCCGTACTGTGACAGGGCGGCTTGACGGCGGCGGAAACCCTGAATATATCCATGACAACCACATGGTCGATTTGCGCAAGCCAGGCCAGAGGGTGCTGTTTAATGATGGATTTACTGTACAGGGCAATTTTACCATTAAGTTGCTTGGATATGGGTTTGTGGCAGGCGAGAAAATTATGGAGCTGATAGATAAGTCAAACAATACTCTTTCCCTTACATATCGCGAGGGATGGGCAGCGACAAATTCCATAATGGGGTCGGCTGCCATTACAAATAAAGTATGTATTGCGACTGACGATATTATGGGTGTGAAAATCGGGTATATTGATGTGCGATGCGAAAGCGAAAGCCACAGCCTTGTTTACACCATCCACAGCACTGCCATGCCAGTTTTAACAGATGGCGAAGAATACCTGATCCAGCTGCGAAGAATCGGAGAGGTCTGCGAGATCAAGGTCGATAAGAGAAATATTGCTGCAGTAATTGAGGCGCAAAACTTGTAAGGAGGGAGTGCTATGTTTTTTTGTGGTACTGGCATTGCCGGTTACAAGTATACCGCAGATTTGACACATGTAATTGTAGATGACGCTGATACGCTTGTAATTGGAAATGGCGCATTTGACCAGCTTTATGTAACACGCAGTATTGAGGACCAGCCGGATGACTTCCCGAGTTGGGACTACGATACGATCATGAACGCCACCTTTGACGGAAATTTACGCGGCGGCAATATCAGCTACATGATACAACAGATCAGCTCGATACGTATTAAGCGCCGCAGAGCCGGTGGCTATAACTGGGTTACACTGTTTGATGTACCTATTAAGGAGCCGCATGACTTGGAGTTTGAACGATATGACCGTTATGCGGCAAATGGTGTTGGCTATGAATACGCGCTTGTCCCTGTTGTGGATAACAAAGAGGGCTATGTAAACAAAAATGGCATTACTCCGCGATTTGTCGGATGCTTTTTGTTTGAAAAGGACAAGGGGTACAGCACAGATTTGGAAATCAGCAAGGGTACGATTACTAGAAACAAACAGACAAATGTTGTAACAACGCTGAGTAATAAATACCCCGTCGTTATCAACAATGGCAATTCGGATTACGAGAGCGGTCAGTTTACGATGATGTTTTTACCAAAGGATAGCACAGGAGAATATACAGTTGAAAAAGCTTACGAATATCGTGAAGAGATCAAGGCGTTCCTGAACGACGGTAAGCCAAAAATCATGAAGCTGACAGATGGACGCATCTGGATGATATGCACAACAGACGGGATTTCCGAAAACAATGACGATATTGAGGGGTATGTGCATCACAGCTTTAGCTGGGTAGAAATTGGGGATCCAGAAAACGCAGGGGACTTGTATTACAACAACTTTATAGACTGCAATGTGGAGGGATGACCTATGTATGAAGTGCAACAGCAGGACATCGACCTTTTACGGCAGAGAACAAAAACCATTTACACGAAGATCCAGCTGCTAAATACGAAATTCATGGTCATTGATGAAATACAGGGTGTTTTTATTGATGGCAGTATTTCTACCGACAGCAGCAGTGACATACGAAATACATTTGATGCAACGATTCTTGTAAAAGATGACAGCTATATCACGGCAGAGACAGCTCGCGTGTGGATAGATAAGCATGTGCGTGTGTTTATTGGATTTTTAAATCAAAGAACTGGGGAGACTGTGTGGTATCCAAAGGGCGTGTATAGCTTTAATGACAATTCGTTTACTTATGACGCGACAACAAAGCTGTTAAAGGTGAGTTGTCTGGATCTTGTCAGCACATTAAATGGCACACTGAATGGAACATTGATCGGCAGTGAAACCAAAATACCAAAAGACAGTGAAATCCGCGATGCTATAGTAAAAACCGTAACGCAGTTGGGACAATGCAGTAGTTACAGAATAGGGTATCAAAACGCCGTTGTGCCTTACGACATGAGTTGGGATACAGGGTCAACTGTATGGGACATCCTGAAAGAGCTGCGCGATTTGTACTATAGCTATGAGATGTTTTTTGACGAGGACACTTTTGTGTGCCAGCGTGTACCAATGGACAATGGCGAGCCTGTTATATTAGACAATACGATCTTTGACCGCTGTGTGATCAGCGAGAGTTTATCAAACAGCTTCAGCGAGGTTCGCAATGTCATTGAAGTGTGGGGAGAGACCACAAAAAGCAATTACTATTCTGATAGCAGCAGCTATGAAAATGGCATATATACCGTGCGATTAACAGGAGCCAGCATAACCAGCAGCAAGAAGTTCAGTTTTTTGGCACCGGAGACCAATCCTGATGGGTGCCAGGTGCGAATTATAAACACAGAGACAGACCCGAACACCGGTACAAAATCCGAAAAAACATATGGGCCATATCCGTTATACCGCTCCGCATTGAATGATACAGGCGAGGACATGAGTATAGCTGCAGGAACGATGGAAAAAGGCAAATACTATGTTGTGCAGTATAAGCAAGAGTATGGCGAGGGCGAAAAGAAATTTAAGTTTATTTTTATTGGCCAAACGCAGGTACATGCCATGGCGCGGCTTGTAAGGGAGCTGCCAAATGCAGAGCAAGCGGCTAAGGACAAGGCTGCGTTTGCTTGTGACAATATTGGTTATGTGGTAAACCCTGAAAGCCCGTTTACAATCGATAAGATCGGAGAACGAATCAAGGTTTGCAACAGTGGCGACTATGAGAAAATCTACACAGATGAGCTTGCTTTGCAACGTGCGGAATATGAGCTGTATCTTGGAGCGCGGCTGACAGACAGTATCAGTGTGGAATGTCTGCTGATACCATGGCTGGATGTGAACCAGAAGGTAAGCTATACAGCACATTTGGCAAGCGAAAAAAAGCCGCAGCAATATATGATAAGCTCGATCAATTACGAACTTGGCAGCGGCACAATGACTGTGAAGATGGCGAGGTTTTACCCGTACTACCCAAACACAGTCGTTTTGGTGCCCACAGAAACTGTTACGGGGTGATAATATATGGACTATAAACAGATGCTGGAAGACCTTGATACGGTATTTCCGAACGCGGTTGACAATATCGACAAAATGCAAGACTTGACGATTACGACCAAAAAGAAGGCAGATAAATACTACGAATACATCAATGCAAATAATATTACAGACGCAAATGACTATCTTGGGAAAACCGAGAACAGTGATTTGCGTCTTTCTGTTTATGACGCAGATAAGTTTAACAAGCTGCGTGACATGATTTTGGCCACACAGATCTTTTTTAAGTATCAGGTAGGTGTGTACCTTGGTCAGATGATTGATGATAAGGAAACGATTGACGGCGGCGCTTATTGATAGGAGGAACTTATGGGAATCAGATTGAAAAGACAGGGCGGCATGAACGCTTGTGAAGATACGCCAAAAGTACCGAAAACGCTGAAATATGGAGAGCCAGCCGTTGATAGTGCGGGCACATTATATATCGGCGATGGCAGTGGTGCTGTGCATAAGGTTGGCCCGCAGTTATATACGGGGACCTTTACCATGGGCGGATGGGTAAGCGTAAGAGGTTATTTTACACAGACGCAAAATGTGACGCCAGTAGGCGGCGGTGCGCCGATTAAAGCGACAGCTATGCTTGGCATCCCGCAGTCCACACAGACAGATGACAAGGCAAAAAACGAAGCAAAGCAGGAAGCCCTTGGATTTTTTGCAGCAGGCAAGTGTACGCCCGGAGAAGGGGCAGTGACAATTAAGTGCTGGGAAAAACCGACATGTGACGTAGATGTATTTTGGGAGGCTAGATAAGTATGGCTGACAGTTTAATGGGGCCTGCAACTGGCCTTGTAAATAGCAAGTTAGCGCTGGCCGATGCCGGTGCAGAAAATGTGCTGAGCGGAAAAAAGTTTTATGCAGGGGATAAGGTTATTAAAACAGGGACAATGCCGAACAATGGAGCGTGGTCATCTACTATTGACCCGGGGCAAACAGTTCAGGTTCCGGGCGGATACCATACCGGTGGCGGTACTGTACGTGCCGGAAGTGTAAGCGGACTTTTGAAAAGAACAACTATTGTAAAGACCTGTAATCCAGGCGCGAATAACTTTACATTTACAGGCGGAACACTGGTTGGCCTGGCGTCAGCCGGTTCCCCCGGTGTCGGAGTAAACAGCACGCAGTCCGCTTGGGCCAATGGAAACACATATGGGGCGCAGCTTGCAGTCGGAGATAGTTACGGCATACAGTTTGTTTTAGTCTATTATTAAAAAGTTACAGGAGGTGGAACTATTGGCACTTTCTTTTGAAGAATCGAAGAAAAAATTTATGGCACAGACGGCAGTGCAGAGCGCCGAGCCTATGATCACGTCGATGGCGGCAGATGATGATGCTTTCGCTGTGATGGGGGATTCTGCCTCCGACGATTTTGCCATCAGCGGGAAATATTCCTGGTATTCGAGCTACAGGGACGACAAATATTCCAGCATTGACGAGCTGAAAAATATCAAGCTGGATGAAAGCCAGATCAATATTACACAGGAGAAGAACAGTCAGTTCATCCCGTTCCAGATGCCGCGCTACTACGACGGCGTTGACCTGCTGGACATGATGCTGCAGGTGCATTTTGTGAATAAGGACGGGGATGAGAACTACGCGACCCCTGTCAATGTGACCTATAACAGCGATACAATTCGGTTTGGCTGGTTGATCGACGAGAATGTCACATCGGTGGACGGCGAAGTTGATTTTGAGATCACGGCCACAGGCTCCAACGAAAAAGGACAGAGCTATGTGTGGAAAAGTCGTCCGAACGGAAAACTGAATATTTTGAAGGCGTTGACCGGCAACGGTATGATCGAGCCAAGCGGTGATTGGTATCAGAGCTTTGTGTCGTTGATGGACGAAAAGGTTGCCAGTGCTGCGGCCCAGGCCAATGCAGCGGCGCAGAGTGCCCAGCGGGCACAGCAGGCCGTAGCCGATGTTGACAATAAAATCTCTGCCGCTGCGTCCGGAATCAAGAGCGAGATCCAGAGTGATCTGAACACCAACTACGCCAAGAAAACAGAGCTAAATGCGCTGTCCGATAAGGTCAACGGCATGGACGGACTGGCGAACTTTGGTGTTGACTATGACAGCGATGCCAACAGCCTGACTTTTAAAAATGGTGAGGCTGAAATCAAGAAAATTACTCTCAATAGCGATCCGTCCGCAGAGTGGACGACTGCCTACGGCAAGACGGTGGACGCTAAGATCGAGACTGCGGTGAAGCCTGTGCGTGACGATCTTGCCACCTATAAGACCAGCAATGATGCTGCGGTAAAGAACCTGCAGGACAGCGTTGGCAATTTGCCGGAGACGCTGAAAACTTCCTATTATAATAAGGAAGCGACTGACGCGCTGCTGGCGAAAAAGGCGGATGCCTCTGTTATTGACGGTATCCGCAATGATGTTACGCAGGCGAAGAATAATGTAGCTGACATGCAGGGCACGGTGGACAGCTTGAATACTGCTGTTGGTCAAATTCAGGGCAAGCTGGATGACATTGGCAAGAATGCCGGGCATGAGTATGACATTACCTACGAGGACAGCAAGCTGACCCTTATGGAGGATGGCACGCCGAAGACGCAGGTGACGATTGTCGGCGGTGGCGGCGGTGGCCCCACTGCGGGCAGCACGATTACGATTGAGCGTATCGGCGAGTCTGCGGTTACGGCTGTTGCCGGTGACCCTGTTGTGGTCAAGTTCCGGTTCACGAGTGTGGACAGTGCGGGCGATGATACCGGCAATGCGACAGGCACATGGTATGTCGGTAATACAAAAGTCGCTACCCAGACCATTATGCAGGGAGAAAATAGCTTTGACATCACGAAGTATCTGCACAGCGGCGAGAACCAGATCCGCTTGACGGTTGTAGACAGCATGGATACGACCGGCTCCAAGAAGTGGAGCGCCAATGTCGTTGATTTCTATCTGGAATCCACCTTTGATGACAGCCTTTTCTACAGCGGCGAGGTCACGGTGCGTTATACACCGTATGGCAGCGTTGAGAAGAAGATCGATTTTGCACTGGACGGCAAGTCGATTGGTGGAACAACTACCAGTGTGACTGGCCGACAGATGACTTATTCTATTCCGGCGCAGAAGCATGGCAGTCACCTGTTGGAAATCAGCATGACGGCAGAGATCAATGGCAAGACCGTTAAATCCAATGTCATCAAGAAGGACATTATGTGGGTAACTGAGGGCGAGACCGCGCCTATTATCAGCTGTGCTGTGAGGGATTACGAGACGAAGCAATACAACAAGGTGTCTATTGAATACAGTGTATACGATCCTGCGTCCAGCACGAGCACTGTAAAGCTGGCTGTGGACGGCGTAACCGAGTCTACCCTGACTGTTGGGCGCACAAAGCAGACCTGGAGCTTTAAGAGCGCGAATAAGGGCAAGCATACGCTGACGATTACTTGCGGCGAGACCGTAAAGACGATCAACGTGAACGTAGTTGACCTTGGCGTTGTGATTGAGCCGGTTAAGACGAACCTTATGTTTGACTTTAACCCGAGCGGCAAGACCAATGCCGGTACTGACAGACTGTGGACAGATGGCCAGACTGGCATGAGCGTGAGCGACAACTTCGACTGGGTCAATGGCGGTTATCAGCTTGATAAGGACGGCGACACCTACTTCTGCGTGAAGGCGGGCACACGCGCCACGATCAATTACAAGCTGTTTGCCGATGATGCTAAGAAGCTGGGCAAGAACTTCAAGCTCGTTTTTAACACGGCGAATGTGCGCGACTATGACGCGACTGTGCTGACCTGTGTACAGGGCGGTGTGGGTCTGAATATTCAGGCGCAGAAAATTACGCTGACCAGTGCGCAGAATACGATGGAACTGCCGACCTGTGAAGATGACTTCATGGAGTTTGAGTTCAACATTCTGCCCGATAGCCAGTACAAGGAAATGGTGCTGTGGTTGGACGGTATCCCCTGCAAGGTGGAGCTGTATGACGGCAGCGACAACTTTACACAGGCAAGCCCGGTTGGCATTACTATCGGTTCTGACGACTGCGATGTTCTTGTTTACCGCATGAAGACCTATTCCATGAACCTGTCTGATGATGAGATTCTGGACAACTTTATTGCGGATGCCAAGAACGCTGACGAGATGATCGAGCGGTACAACCGCAACAACATCACGGATGCAAGCGGTGAGCTGAACCCTGATATTCTGGCGGAGCGCTGCCCCGACCTGCGTGTTATCAAGATTAGCGCACCGACCTTTACTACGGGCAAGAAAAATGAAGTTGCAAACACTGTCATCCAGCAGATTTACAAGAACGGACGTGCCGTTGAGGACAACTGGACAGCCAATGGCTCTCATAAGGGACAGGGCACAAGCTCTGACCACTATGGCGAATCTGCGCGTAACATCGACATTAACTGCAAGGGCGGCTTTACCTTTGGCGATGAGAGCACCGGTTCTGTGTATGCGTTGACGGAAAATAGTGTTGCGGAGAATTACTTTAATATCAAAGTCAACGTTGCATCGTCTGAAAACGCAAACAACGCGCTGCTGGCAGATGATTTCAACGAGTTTAACCCGTACATTCGCAAGGCACGCAAGGATAACCCGAAGGTGCGCGATACGATGGCCTTCTACCCGTGTGTTGTCTTTGTACAGGAGACGGACATTGAGAGCAGCACCGTGTTCCATGATGGCAAGTGGCATTTCTATGCCTGCGGTGATATTGGCAACTCTAAGAAAAACAACAATACGATGGGCATGGACCCTGATAACCATAAAGAGGTTATCGTTGAGATCGATAACAACACCGATGAGCAGACTCGATTCCTGAGTGGCGATTTTTCGCATGAGACTTGGGACGGCGACAACAGCTTTGAGTTCCGCTACATCAATAAGGCTTGCACCGAAGAGGAAGTACAGGCTGCGAAGGATGCGTGGATCCGTGTGCAGAACTGGGTCGTGAATGCGAGTGACGAGGAGTTTAAGGCGCACTTTGAGGATTATTTTGTCATGGACTCTGCGCTGTATCACTACCTGTTTACAGAGCGCCACACGATGGTCGATAACCGTGCGAAGAATGTGTTCCCGCATACGAGCGATCTTATCCATTGGGATTTCTGCTTTGACTACGACAATGATACCGCGCAGGGCAACGACAATGAGGGCGGACTGACCCTGAGCTATGGCTACGAGGATACGGATACCGTTGGCACCAAGAGTGTGTTTAACGCCAGCGATTCCAAGCTGTGGTGCAAGATCCGCGACCTGTTCCCTGACAAGCTGGCGGCTATGTTCCGTGACCGTGAAAACGCACTGGCATGGAGTGCATCCCGTATCCTGAAGAAATTCGAGGATTATCAAGATGTGAAGCCGGAGCGCCTGTGGGTCATGGATATGCGGCGCAAATATTTCCGTACTTACGAGGAAAATGGAACGACCAGTTATCTGCCCATGATGCACGGCAACAAGCGCCATCAGCGCCGTCAGTTCCAGAAGTATCAGGAAAAGTATATGGCTTCTAAGTACAGCGGCAGTGCTGCGACCAGCGATGATATGACGATTCGTGGTTATACGCCTGTGAACTGGACTGGTGTAAAGCCGGACGGTACATTCCATATCGTGCCGTATGCGGATACCTATGTATCTGTGTTGTACGGTTCCAACCCTGTAAAGATGCGCGGCAAGCGCGGACAGACCTATGAGGTTCACTGCCCGATTGCGGCCATGAATGATACTGAGGTTTATGTTTACAACGCAAGCCTGATTCGCAGTATCGGTGATATTTCTGGCTTCTACCCCGGCTATGTCGATTTCAGTCACGGCGTAAAGCTGACTGACCTGCAGATCGGTTCCGGTGTGGAAGGCTACAAGAATACGAACATGACGGACTTTGCTGTCGGCAACAATACACTGCTGGAGCATTTGAACCTGCAGAATGTACCGAATCTGAAGAAGTCTATTGACCTGACTGGCTGTACGAACCTGACGCTGTTTAAAGCTGGCGGCAGTGGTATTACCGGTGTTGCATTTGCGAACGGCGGTAAGATCGAGACGGCGGAGCTGCCTGCAATCAGCAGCCTGACGGCACGCAACCTGAACCACCTGACCGACCTGAAAATCAGCGACTATGCGAACATTACGGCTTTGGTCGTGGAGAACTGTGCTACCATTGATCTGAAGGATATGCTGGCGAAGTGTACGAATCTGAGTCGTGTGCGCCTGATTGGTCTGGATTGGCAGATGACCGATACGAAGCTGCTTGAAAAGCTGTACGCGATGACGGGTACGGATGAGAACGGTTATAATACCGACCATTCTGTGCTGGCGGGTAAAGTTCATCTGCCTACGATCCGTCAGAAGGAGCTGGAGCGTTACAATGCTCAGTGGCCTGATTTAAAGGTGAGCTACAATACGCTGATTGAGCAGTTTGCATGGACCTTTGTGAACAAGGACGGCACCATTCTGGATGTACAGTACATTGACAAGGGCGGCAAGGCAGTTGACCCCATTACGAGAGCGGAGAACCCGATTCCCACGCCGACTGCGGAGAGTACCGTGAGCACGGACTTTACCTTTAAGGGCTGGGATACCGAGTTTACGACTGTTTTCGGCAACCAGACGGTTACAGCGCTGTACACCGAGAGTGTGCGCAAGTACACGGTGCGGTATCTGAACCGTGGTGCGGTATTGAAGTCTGTTACGGCTCCGTATGGTTCGACTGTTTTGTACGATGGCGACATGCCTGTTTATACAGGCGAGGAGACTGCCTACAAATACTATCTGTTCAACGGATGGGACAAGAGTGGCTATGTGACCGGCGACAAAGACATCAACGCTGTGTATGACAGTTTTGAGTATACGAGCGGCTGTTTTGATGGCCGTGAGATCGGCACGATGCGCCCTGTGGAAATCTATGCCATGAAGCAAGTTGGCGTGGAAAACAGTGTTGTTTCCAGCAAGGACCCGATCACGATTACGATGGGTACGGATTTCAGCTACGACGACATTGAGGAAAAGGTCTTCATCGACAAGCAGACCGATTTTACCGGCAAGAATTATGTCGATACCGGTGTGAAGTTGCTGGACGAGGACAGGAATTTTGTGCTGGCGGTGGACTACCGTATGCAGATCTCTACGCAGACCAACAGTGTGTTGATGCAGTGTTATGAGTCCAACGGAATGAACGGATTCCGTCTGTGGATGAATAGCGGCTGCAAGCTGGCATGGGGCACGGCTTCCAGTGAGACATTTGAACTGGGCAGTCGTGAGATGCTGGTCCTGCGCCATGTGAAAGGCGAAAACGGCTTGCATGTCTACAGTTCCAATATGTTCAGCAATGCCAGCGGATATCAGAAGATCGAGCGTTCCCGCACGACCAAGACGAACGCCACACTGGTGTTTGGTTGTAGCAAGGCAGATGACGGTGCGTATGAGAATTACGCCATTGGCAGTGTGTACTGGGCTAAGGTCTGGTATGCCGACCTGGGCGAGGATGCCTGCAGGGAGTTGGCAAGCTGGGTACATAGTACCATGACATTTGAGATGGCCGGTTTTAAGCGGTATTATCTGAGCGACAATGCAAGCAAACGCTGTGCTATGACATTCTTGGCTTCGGAACTTCTGGACAAGGATATGCCGATGGACAATGTGCAAAACAACAGCGGCGGCTGGGCAAAGCCTACCACGCTGAACACCTATCTGAACAATCGACTGTACAAGGCCATGCCGATTGGTTGGCGGCAGTTGATCCAGAAGGTGCGTGTGCCGGGCAATGTCGGCGGACAGAGCACAGAAATTGCTTATGCGAACTGCTATTTCTATCTACCGAGTGTGATTGAGCTGGACAGCACGTTGACAACCGAGCCTTACATCTACGAGGGTTCTGCCATTGACTTTATCACGACGAATGACACGAGATGCCGCAGGACACCGGACGGAACGATTGCTGCCTACTGGACGCGCAGCCCGAACCGCGATTACAATGGCTACTACAATGCCGTAAATACAGACGGTAATATCTACAGCTATTACTATCCGACGGATAAGAACTATGTGCTGGTGGAGTTCAGCATTTAAGAGAGGTGGAGAGCAATGAAGTATTATAAAGTCATGTATCATGGCAGAGTGATCGATGTGCTCGACCACTTGACATATGTAAAGTATCAGCCCAAACACAAAGTTATGACCCTGTGTCCCGAGGATGAGGCACAGGGCTTTCTTTCCAGTAATGGAAATACGGTTTGGCATTGTGAAGAGATGTACCGATTCCCGGTGAATGGGTACGACACGGTGCAACTGATACCGATTGATACCTATGAGTATCAAAAGCTGAAAATGCTGAACGGTAAAACGGCAGAGGAGATCATCGACGCTTACACTTTGACGTTGCTGGAAGGAGGCGTGCTGTGATGGAAATGAGTGTATTTGTCATGAGCCTGGCACGGCTGTACAAGGCAAAGAAAATCACGGACGCCAAGGTTGAGGAGCTTCTGGCGGCACAGAAAATCACGGCTGAGGAGGCCGAATTTATCACGAAGGAGTGTGAGTAAGGATGTATACGATTTTACTGAGGGACGACAATCAGCTGACTGTCAGTGTAGAGGAACGCATTATGCAGCAGTCGAAGCTGGTAGACAATCTCCATTTTCTGGTGGAACCTGTTTATAAAGAGCAGGACATGAGCGGATTTACCTGCCTGATGGAATATCTGCCGCCTGTGAGCAAGCGGTACAAATCCGAGATTTTATCGCTGAGTGATGAGCCGTACAAGGGCATGTTGGAATACAAATTGCCGTTTGATACGAACCTGACTGCCGAGGCCGGTGACGTTGCGGTGCAGCTGACCTTTTACAAAGTTGAGATGGAGGCAGACGGAACGGGCACCCAATACGTGCGCCACACGCAGGCGACGAATATCAAGGTGCTGCCGATCAGTGCTTGGAGCGATATTATCCCGGACGATGCTCTGACGGGACTTGACCAGCGGATGGTTGCCCTGCAGACACTTGCCAACCAGTTAGTTGAGGCAAACCAGAATCTGGCAAGCGGCAAGGCTGACGGTCTGCTGTACAATGAAGGCCGTTTGCAGCTGAAGGCCGGGGATAAGGCGATTGGTAATACCGTACAGATCGTGGACAGTGGCTCCGACCCGGAGGACGGGACTATCCGGGTGGTTGAATTTTAAATTCAGCCATCCGGCTTTTCTAATTTTGTGGAAAGGAGAGATAAGATGGCAAACAAGTATTCAAAACTTGGTTACGGTAATGCCGGGGATGTTGCGGCTGCCATTGAGAGCGGCAAGATCGACGGCAAGGATCTGGTTGTGACCAAGGATACCTCGGAACTGTATTACATCAAGGACGACAAGAGCGTCCAGAAAATTCAGACACGGACGCAGCTGTTCAACAGCCCGGGCGAGGCGATCGCCGCGCTGAACAAGAGCAGCGACACTTACGCGGGCCAGACAGTCATGATCCGTGACGACAACGGTAAATACCAGCCGTACACAGTTCAGGCCAGCGGTGACAGCAGCTTTGTTGTAGAGCCGACTGTCACGGCCAACGCGGGCTTTGTGTGGCAGGAGTTTTGATTCCCATGGGTTAGTTTAGACAAACAAGAGATTTTTTCATAACAAAAAGGAGAAAAATTATGGCTAATGTGAATTTTAAGTATGGTGCTTATGTTGATTACCAGAAGCTGGCAGTCAAGGATAGCAATACCCTGTATTTCACCACTGATACCCTGCAGATTTTCAAGGGCGCGACCGAGTACACCAAGAGCGTCAAGATGGTCTCTGCCCTGCCGGAGAGCGGCCAGGTCCAGGGCGTTGTTTACCTGCGCACGAATGATTTTACCCTGCATGTCTATAACGGCACTGAGTATGTCCAGCTGACCAAGGGCGCTGTTACGGCTATCCCTGCCAGCGGTGCTACCGATACTACCGTGCCTACCACCAAGGCTGTTGCTGATTACGTCAACGACAAGATCGCGGGTGTTGTCGGCGGCAAGGGTGTGTTTGTTACCGATGTCTCTTACAAGTCTGGCGTGCTGAGTGTTGCCAAGGGCGATGTCCCTGTTACCACCACCCTGACCGGTATTGTGCATGACGCCACCTATGATGCCGAGACCCGCACTATCTCCCTGCCTGTGTTTGGCGGCGACGCACTGACCATCAATCTGGGCAAAGATCTGGTTGTGACCAGCGGTAAGTATGATGCCAAGACCAAGGAGATCCAGCTGACCATCACCAGCGGCGACGTCATTAAGATCCCTGTTGGCAGCCTGATTGATATCTACACCGGCATTGCTACCAGCTCTGCTGAGGTTACTGTCAACGACCAGAATCAGATCAGCATGAACGTCAAGGTTTCTGCCAAGGCGAACAACTCTATCGTTCTGGAGACCGACGGCCTGTATGTTGCTGTGCCCGATGCCTACACCAAGGCCCAGGCCGACGAGAAGGTCAAGGTTGTAAGCGATGCACTGGCCGCGCACAAGAATGACACTGTTGCCCACGTTACCGCCGCCGAGCGCAAGACTTGGAACGAGAAGGTCGATGTCAACCAGCTGTCTACCGCCAAGAGCGAGGCTATCTCTGCTGCGGCTGAGGATGCCACTACCAAGGCTGACGCTGCCCGTGAGGCTGCTAAGACCTATGCTGACGGCCTGAACACGACCATGGATGGCCGCGTGAAGGCTGTTGAGGCTGCTGTGGCTTGGCAGACTATTGCCTGATCGACACAGAATGACCTGAAAAAGTAAGGTTATAGAGCTGCCCTGCCGTTGTGGTGGGGCGGCTTTATTTTTTGATGACAGGATGATAGGAGATGGAATATGGCGAATCTATCATTGCGGGAAGTGAACCAATCAAAGCTGGAAACCACTCCTATTGTGGAGGGACAGCTTGTTTTCTGCTATGACACCGGCAACATCTACCATGACACAACAAGCGGACGCACGCAGGTTGGACACGATGTTTTTAATGTGACAGAACTGCCGCTGGCCCCGCTGAACGGGAAGGTTTACTGCCTGCCGGATGGTGAAATGTTGTTGTATCTGGGTGACTGGGTCAAGCTGAACTATAAATATGATGTTGCAACAGAGACAGAAGACGGCCTGCAAAGTGCCGAAGACAAGGAAAAGCTGAATGGCATTGAGGAAGGTGCCAACAAGTATGTGCATCCGACAAACAGTGGGTATAAGCATATTCCCACAGGAGGTGCGGCTGGGCAGATTTTACGGTGGAAAGAAGATGGCACAGCAACCTGGGGTGCGGATAAGGATACGACCTATACGAACTTTGTTGGTGCTACAGCAAATGCCAGTGGTAAGGCCGGACTTGTGCCTGCGCCTAGTACGGGTGCAACGAACCTGTTTTTGAGAAGCGACGGTACGTGGGGAAGCGTTGCCGAAAAACAAACCAGTATTACGATTGTTAGGTGGTGATTTTTAATGCCTGTTTATTTAGGAGGCCAGAAAGTTAGTATTTTTGGCGCGGCTGGTGGTGAGGCCATCAAGACGCAAGCAAAGACCGTGACACCGAGCGAAAGCCAGCAGACAGTATCACCTGATAGTGGTTACACTAGCTTGAGCAGCGTTACGGTGAACGCAATTTCTAAAACTTATGTTGGCAGCGGTGTAACAAAGAAAGCTGCCACCACATATACGCCTGGCACGAGTAACCAGACGATTGGAGCGAATCAGTACCTGAGCGGTGCTCAGACGATCAAGGGAGATAGCAACCTGGTCGCTGGGAACATCCGCTCAGGTGTTTCTATTTTTGGGGTAACCGGTACGGTGGTGGCGGCATCCTCGCCAAACCTGCAGACTAAGACTGTTACACCAAGTACTTCAAGCCAGACCGTAAAGCCTGACAGCGGTTATGACGGATTGAAGCAGGTCACGGTTAGTGGTGATGCCAATCTTGTGAGCGGAAACATTATCAGCGGCAAGACGATTTTCGGTGTGTCTGGTTCTGTGGTGATTCAGAGGTATTACACCGGTAGTTCCGTGCCCAGTTCTTCGACTGGCAGTAATGGCGATTTGTATTTACAGATTGGGGGCTAATGTATGGCAAGTGTAACATTGGTTCCTACAGGATATGATGGTCAACTCTCATCGTATATTTCGGTAGATGCGTCTTATCCTCTTTCAAATGGCCTTACCAGTTCAAGCAGTGACACCTTTGCGGTGCTGAACCTGAACACAGGTAGTGGTGCGGTTTCTAAACTGGCAGTCAAATTCGATGTGTCAAAGATTCCGACCAACGCCAAAATCAATTCTATTTCTTGTACGATGAAGGCCAGAATTTCGAATGCGTCACCGTATATTTTGAGCGGTGTTGCGCAGTTGTATTGCGGAACGTCTGGGTTGAGCGGCGAAATTGAGTTGGGAACAGACCCAGTGGCTCAGACTTTTAACGATACCGGCTGGTGGGATCGTGAGAGCCTGAACGAGCTTATCTTGCTGATTACCTGTACACGCGGTCCGATATCCGCAAGCAACAGCCAGACTTTGCGTTTTTATGGCGCTGATCTGACTGTGAACTACACTGGCGGCGGATTTTCTGGCCCTGTGCTGAGCACTAAGGTAAATGGCAGCTGGGTCAATGTATCTAAGGTCTACAAAAAAGTAAATGGTGTTTGGGTAGAACAGAGTGATATTGCAAACTTGTTTAGCACTGATACTAACTATGTAAAGGGGTGATGAGATATGGCAAAAACCGCTACAAATGTTAGCAATTTTCAGATCAACGTACTGACCGAAGCGCAGTATATTGAGGCAATGGGTAACGGCGAGATCGATGAAAATGCGCTGTATCTTACGCCTGAAAAGAAACTGATTAAGTCTGTTACACAGGCTGAGTATGATGCCTTTAAAAAAGCCGGCACACTGGATGATGACATCTTGTACGTAACACCGACTGTGGAAATTAACAACGCTACGCAAAGTGAGCATGGTTATATGAGTGCCGCCGACAAGATCAAGTTGGACGGCATTGCTGCTGGGGCAAACAAGTACAGCCACCCTGGGTATACATCCAAGAGCAACGGCTTTTATAAGGTGACTGTGGATGAGACAGGCCATGTGAGCGCGACCACTGCTGTGACCAAAGCGGACATTACAGGACTTGGTATTCCTGCACAGGATACTACATATTCGGCGGCAACTTCTTCAACGCTTGGCCTTGTGAAGGTTGGCAGCAATATATCGAACAGTTATGGCACGATAAGCCTGACAAAAGCTAACGTGACGAGTGCGCTTGGGTATACGCCGCCGACAACGAACACGACCTATGGCAATGCTACGACAAGCTCTTCCGGTTTGATGAGTTCCAGCGATAAGAGCAAACTGGACGGTATTGCAACTGGGGCGAACAAAACAGTTGTGGATAACGCGCTCTCGCAGGTCAGTGCAAACCCAGTGGCGAATTCCGCCATTACAAAACGGCTGCAATACCTGTACTCGTTTAAGATCTCACGTGATAAATGGAACGAGTCTAGCGACAAATCAAACTGGAATGTGATTGTTCCGTGGTCGGATTCCAAAGGAAACGCGATTACTGCTACGGCTTCAAGCGCTACGCCCAACCTTACGACGGGCATGAGCCTTGGACCGGCCATGATGGAGCGGACAAGCTCATTGAGCGACAATATCATTCTGTCCGGTGAGTTATCTATGATCAATCAGGGGCAGATTTATGTGTGCGATACCAATAAGCTGTCCTTTACCGTTAAGCGGCGTCCGGTTTGTGACTTGATGCTGTACTTCTATGCGCGGCAGTGGACTATCTGAGTGAGGTGATGGAATGAAAATCTACGATGAAGCATTGAAAAATGAGCTGACTAATCCAGACCTCACGAAGGGCAAGCTGCTAGATGCACAAAAATTTGTGGCGCACCATGAGGCCACGGAGGAAGTCTGGCACTATGAGGTCATGCAGAGTACGATCACGGAGGCGTGCCCGGAGGGGCTGCGCCTTGCTGTGACGGATGAGCCTGCACACAATGCCTGGGACGAGTATGAACCCGTGCAGAAATATGTGCTGTACACTGAGGAAGAATTGGCGGAGATTGCCAAGAAACAGGAAGAGGCAAACAAGCCGACAACGGAACAGCGCCTTGATTCTGTAGAAAAACGCGCAGATGCGCTGGAATCCGCAAACGATGATATTATTTTGATGATGGCCGATCTGATCGGCGGAGAGGGGTAACCTATGAAAACTTTGAATGCTTTGAAGCTTCGTATTATGACCCGCGCTTTTAGGATTCGCCTTGCAGCTGGCGAGAACTTTGAGGACATTGCGGCTGATTATCCGGCACTGACTATGGATGACCTGGAGGCGATCAAGTCGGCACTTGGCATTGAGGTGAAGTGATATGGCACTGAATTTGATGGGCGGGGCGTGCATCAATGAGGATGTGCTGGCGTATGGCTATAGCTTTTCCAGTTCGTTAGGATATTCGATATATAATATTGGCAGATTTGCCACTGTTATTTTGGCAAAATACACGGACGGTTCTTATCTGGCGCATGTTGACGTTGCCGGGAATCAAATTGGACCGGTCAACCGTAATGGACAATTTCAGTGGTTGAATCTTGAGCCGATGGTTGCGAAGGCTAAATCGCTTACTGAAACAAGCAACTATAAAATATTAGCCGATTGTGTGCCATTTTATTATCAGAGTATTATGGGAGACCCTGGATGTTTTCCAATGATTCATTTTAAAAACGAAGATGGGTGTTGCGAGGCTGGACGTGTCTATGATCAAAATGGCACATTTGGTGCATGGCCGATGGATTCCTTGCAAACAGGTTCTTACGAATTCGGCTTTTTTGTCAAACTTTGGTAATAGCGATATGACACGGCAGAGAGGTCTCTGCCGGTTTTTATTTTAAATAAGGGAGGAATTTTATGAGGTTGAAGAATGGAGAGGTATGTCTTGGCTGGCCTTTGAGCCAGCATATTTTGACGCAGGGGTGGTACTACAACGATGGCAGCTTGCATCAGGCTATTGATATGAGAGCTATTGTTGGGACACCGGTTATGGCGGCAGAAGAGGGTACTGTGGAAATTGTGTACCACTGGAACGGCAAACGCACGCAGGGTGATACGAACAGCTACGGCAACATGGTTAAAATCCGTCACGCGAATTGGAACGGTGGTACACTGCACACGCTGTATGCGCATCTGAATTCTATCAATGTGAAGCAGGGGCAGGTCGTGAAGACAGGTGAGGTGATTGGCTACAGCGGCAATACCGGCAATAGCTTTGGTGCTCATCTGCATTTCGAGGTACGCTGGAAGAACAAGCGCACGAACCCGTTGGTATGGTTGGATGATAATTTCACCAAGGCCAACGCATCGGTATTTACATTCCGCGCTGGTGAACACAGTGTAGATAAAAGCGTGGGGGAGAGCGATAAGCCAGCAAGCGCAAACAAGCAACCTGCAGATTCTGCAGCCGTTGAGTTATGGGGCATTGATGTGTCGAGGTATCAGGGCAATATCAACTGGCGCAAGGTCGCAGCTGCCGGTGTAAAGTTTGTGATGCTGAGAGCGGTCTCAACTAACAAAAGCGGTATTTATATCGATCCGACATTTGAACAGAACTATAAAGGCGCACGCGAGAATGGTATTCCCGTGGGCGTCTATTTCTTTACCTATGCGCAGGACGAAGCCACGCAGAACAAGGAGTTTGAGATGCTGTTCAAGGCTCTGGATGGCAAGACGCTCCAGTACCCCGTTGCGCTGGACGTTGAGGATAAAAATACTGCTTCTATCGGCAAGGACAAGCTTACTGCACTGGTGAAGCGCGGTCTGGATATTATCGATCAGCGTGGGTACAAGCCAATGCTGTACACCTATACGAGCTACAAGGCAGCTTATCTGGATATGACAAAGCTGGCTGCTTATGATCTGTGGCTGGCGGACTACCGTAACGGAGTCAACCAAAAGGGCAAATGCCAGATGTGGCAGTACAGCAGTAAGGGTGCTGTTGCTGGCATCGCCGGAGATTGCGATATGAACTGGTGCTATAAGGCTTATGTTGGTGAAACCGCTGGAGTCCCTACGCCAAAGCCCGCCCAGAAGGCAATCGTGTTCAAGGCTGGACGCTGGAACGTGCGCAAAGGTCCCGGCACTGAATATGCAAGCGTCGGCGTAATTGCAAGCCCAGATGCTAAGACCGGTAAGGTTGTTACGATTGGTTACAGTGATATTGTAAATGGCTGGTACAAGACACTCTATGGCTATGTAGGCCCTGCAGCAGTCGCCAGCCATACTTGATAGGCGGTGATTTGTATGGGAGAGAATTTTAACGCCATGCGTTTTTCAAAAAAGGTCATTGTGTTTACGATGGGTGCGACGATTGTGTATGCGGTTGTGTATATGGTGCTGTGCTTCAGTATTGGTCAGCTGCCGGATTACAGCTTTAACGCGGGACTGTTTGCGGCGCTGAGCGCTGAAAACCTGTGCAACGCCTGGATCAAGGTACAGGAGCATAAGTCCAGCGCTGAAAATGCCAAACTGGAGGAGCCGCAGTTGGGAGACGATACCGATGGCGTCATGCATCCAAATGATATGGAGGAGTAAGGTATGGAACAGGGGATTTTTTATATTGTCATAGGACTTGCCAGTGTTTGCTTTTTTCTGCTTGGCAAGTATGTTTTTCCTCAAGCTGCTGACGTTATCAATAGTGCGCTTACTATGCTGGAGTCTTATCCTTTGCTGATGAAATGGGGAGAGGCTGCGTGCCGCTATATCAAGCAGTACATGGATGACATGACTGGTGAGGAAAAGAACAAAAAGGCCGCTGAGTTTATTATGGAGCTTGCCAAACAGGCTGGACTTAAAATTACAGAGGAGCAGGCACGCAGTATTGCCCAGGCGGCTTATGATGCGATGAAACGAGGCGAGGCCGATTCTGCTCACGAGGGGCAGGTGAGCAGTGATGCCGAATCCTGAATTTGCTTTTACACTGGCCGACGCTGTCACATGGATCCTGAGCGTGTGCGGCGCGATTGCCGGTATCGGCGCTGCCATCGCTGTGCTAGTGAAGTTCAACACTTTTCTGAAGAAACCGAACCATGAGCAGGATGTGAAGATTGAGGCCATGGAAGAGAAAATCACAAAGATGTCTGGTGAAGTCGATGCTGTTAAAGATTTGCTTGCAAGCAAGGATAATCAGTACATGGACCTGTTCAAACGAGACAAAGCACGGCTTGATGCGCAGGAGAACAGTATGAACATGTTGCTGCGGGCAAACTTTGCTTTACTGGGTCATGCGCTGAACGGTAATAATGTCGAGCAGATGCAAAGCGCGTTCAATGATATCCAGGAGTATCTGTTCAACAGATGATAGATGTTGCAGAGCATGACCGTTGGTTGTGCGATAACCACAAGCCGGATAGACGGCGGGAACGCTGCTGAAAGAAAACGCAAAAAAAATAGGGATGACCTTGATGAGAGGCTATCCCTATTTTTTAGCTGATTATTTAATATGCAAACAATCCCGTTTCAGTAAGTATTCCATCGTTGCAAGATCCATGTGGATTGTCATATACACGAAGAAATTGCACTTGACAGCTGGCACACTGAAAATTGATTTTAGACGGTCTGAGATTTCGTCGAACTTGTCTTTGCTGCTTTCGGCGATAATCTTTTTGATTTCGTTGCATTCTTCGTCATCATCGAATTCCATCTCCTCGTCGCCGATGTAGTCCTCGTCGTATTCAGCGTCCTCGTCCTCGAAGTCTAATTCCGGAAAATCGTCTTCATCGTCGTCATCATCCTCGTCGTCTACGTTTTCAGGAACAAGGCCGGATAGAGACGCTTGAAAATCAACGGTTTTTGCCTGTTCATGCGCATTTATAAGAACGGCAAGAAATTTTTTAAAGTAGTCTTTGTCGATTTCCTCATCTGGCGCACAATCCGGTGCCTTGACTGCAAAGCCGACATTGTTATCGTTTTGCTCCCAGCAAAAATGGTATGCGCCGTCTTTAACTATGAAGGACTTTTTAAGCCCCATATCACCAAGGCATTTTGTCATTTGCTTATACTCTTCATCGTCTTCGCCAATCGAGAATATTTGGGCTAGTCTTTCCTCAAATTCAGAACGGATCATCTGTGTCCTTCTTTCTTGTTGTACTCCTGTATGGCTAGAATCATCATATTCTAATAATACAGCAAAACAACAATCTTGTCCATAAATAAAAAAGACGAGTGTGTTCCTGCGGCGTAGAACATTCTCGTCTAAGTGTTTTTATTTGTCATACTAAGTCTCGTTTTTGCAAGTGGTGTAAATGTGGTGTAAATAAGAGGGTTAATAATAAATAGATTGAAATTTTAAACGTTGAAACGGCATTTATTTAGCACTACAGAAAGTAAAAACTATTTATCCAAAAATGTCATTCGTTGTGGAGTAAATTTTATAAACATTGCAGTTTACGCATTTTGCCGGATGTGGTACACTGAAACAGGGAAGTGATAGTATGAAAATTGACCGTGCCCGCGCACAAAAAGCCTTTGCCGACTATGCCGCACACTACAACGCCGCTGACGCCAAGGTCAAATTGAAAATCGACCATACCTACCGCGTGGCGGCGCTCTGCGCCCGCATTGCCCAAAGCCTGGCCCTGCCGCCGGAGGATGTCGATCTGGCGTGGCTGTCCGGCATCCTGCACGATGTAGGCCGCTTTGAGCAGCTGCGCCGCTACAACACATTTATCGATGCACAGTCGGTCAGCCACGCCGCGCTGAGCGTCGCGGTGCTGTTCGACGAGGGACGCATCCGGGACTATCTGGACGATGCCGGTGCCGACGCACTGCTGCGCACCGCTGTGGAATGGCACAGCGCGTTCCGTCTGCCGGAGGCGCTGGATGACCGCACGCGGCAGTTCTGCCAGATTCTGCGCGACGCCGACAAAATCGATATTCTGCGGGTCAACGTCGAGACGCCGATGGAGGAAATTTACAACGTCAGCACGGCGGCGCTGCGCCGGAGCCCGGTGACGCCCACCGTGCTGGACGCCTTTAACGCCCACCACTGCGTGCTGCACAGCTTAAAGCAGTACCCCGCCGACAACGCCGTCGGCCATGCGTCGCTTGTGTTTGAGCTGTGCTATCCCGAGAGCCTGCGCATCGTGGACGAGCAGGGCTGGCTGTGGCGGCTGCTGGATTTTAAAACCGATAACCCGGACACCGCCGCCGCGTTTGCCGCCATCCGGGACGAGCTGCACCGCTGGCTGAACGCGCAGTCGGCGTAAACCGATACTCAAAAAATGCAATTTCATGGTTTGACAACATAGAAGGACTCCTGCAATCGCATACGCAGCCCGCCCGCAGGCAGACAAAGGGCCGTAGAACGTCCTTTACTTTCCGTCATATCGTTTCTTCCTATTGTTATGCAATCTATTACATCTGTATTACAGATAAATATCAATATCTGCCTCCAAGATAACGATAATAGTCGTAAGGGGGTAGTCAACCTATGGAATATCCGAACATACGAAGCCTACGGGAAGATCACGATTTTCGTCAGTGCGATCTTGCCAGTGTCCTCCACGTATCCCAGAACACCTACTCTCAGTATGAAAACGGCGTTATTGAGCTGACCGCAGAAAGGCTGGTCAAGCTGGCCGACTTCTATAACGTCAGTATAGACTATCTGCTGGGGCGCACCGATAACCCGGAGGTAAACCGTAATTAA